CAAGAATTTTATTTTCAGCATATTACTATGCAGCCATCCGCATTTGTTCAGATGGATCACCATTATTAGCCATAGAGAATGTAAAGTTACTCTGGATTTTACCACGAGGAATGATAAATTCAGCAGGAAGGTCTACACCAGTCTCTTCATCACGGAAGAGTGTAGACGCTTCGATGTAATAGTAACCAGCGAAGTTCTCAGCATCAATCTGCATCTCATAAGCTTCATCGTAATGAACCTCATAGCAATCAATACGTACAGTATCGCCAGCTTTTACAGCAGCATCCTGCTTACTATCGCCGGGAGTGTCGGCAGCAAGCTGAAAAGCAATTGTCTTACCTTCGGCTTCAATTTCACCGTGGTCACCAAGAGTAGCGGCAGTCAGGGTCTTGCCATCATTAATAACAAAAACCTGCTTGTCAGTAACGGCAGAAAGATAATTAGCTTGAGCGCCAGCACTATCGAGAGTAACAGGATAGATAGGAGCTTCTTTTGTAACGATGATAGTTGCGCCATTACGGTCTTCATCGGTTAACTTGGCAATAATTTTATCATCAGAAGTTTCAGCAACCATATCATATGTAGCATGGACATAGATAGGAGTCTTATTTTCACCAGTCTTCTTGCCATGTACTAGGCCAGCACCAGAAAGCATGGCAAAACTGGTAGGACTCATTAGAGAGTCTTCAAGTGTGCTTTTAAATATATACTTTCATATATAAATAGACTATATCTTCATCCTTAAAAGGAGTTTCCCGCTAACTTTAAAAAGTTATTAGTCGTTGAAGTTTTTAGTTACTATTTTCCAGAAATCAGAAGTAATAATAAATTTTTCAAGTTCATTAAAATATTGGTAAGGAACTACAAGAAACGGAATCTTATTTTTTTCACAAAAACTTCGTTTAATATAATCATGCTTTTGTTGATAAATTAATCTATCTTTTGTATCCCATCCAGTTCCAGAAGTAGAATAGTGTAAAGAACCATTAAGTTCTATTAAACCTGTTAATTCTCCTTCTTCGTTAAAAATTGCGAAATCAAATGGAAGTGGCTTTTTATCTTTACAATCTTCAAATTTATATTCTCTCTTATAGGGAACATGATATTTATCCATAATTTTTGCTGTAAGCTCATTGGCTTTAGAATTCATACATCCACAAGAACTAGTGTTACCATTGAATAAATTTTTACCAATAACATCAACAATATTTCCACAATCACATTTACAATTGTACCAATAACTCTTACCTTTTAAAAAATATCCAGTAACAGTTAACCATCCATATTTTTCACCAATATGATTCGAAGCCTTTTTTTCATTATTTTCTTTTGAATGTTCAACAGACGCACATCCACAGCTAAGTGTAGCGCCATATTTTAAACTTGGGCCATACACACTACGGACAGTACCACAATCACATTTACAAATATAATTTCTCGGATTATCTTTATCTGATTTTAAAACAGTCCATCTTCCAAACTTTTGACCATATAAATTATCAGAACATTTTTTGCTACACGCTTTAGAATAGCCACTTACTAACGAACTACCCCTAACAGCTCTAACAGTTCCACAAACATCACACTTGCACAGAAAATATAAAACGCCATGTTTGTTTTTATGGTCAAATTTAATTACTTCCCAATGATTAAATTTCATTCCTGGTTGAATTTCACTTGGAGTCATACGTAAGTCTCCTTTTTCTAGTGATTATATAACTAACTTACCTGCGGATTATCCAATACTTAACGATTTTACCATACCTCAGTCATTACCTTCGCCATTATCCACGTCACCGTGATAATTTGGTTGTTAAGTCTCTAAGGAAGTCCCCGCAATTCAAGAAATTTTGCTATAGCCCATTACTGAGCTAATGACCCCCACATTTGTTAATTAAGGGTCAGAGTTTTTTCACCGTCCCATGCGATTAGACGAGGATTACCCTTGCCGCCCTGAGCATAGACGGTAGTAGCGGCACCTTCAAGACTAGAAGTCTTAGCGGTGTCAATGTAAAGCATAGGCTGACCAGCATCGAAATGCTGACCACCAAGGTCTACGGATGTGAGGGGCTTGAAGACCACATCACAAATCTCGCGCACACCAAAACGATTCATAGATTTCTCCTTACGTTTAGGAATTTGTATACATTTTCCTTAGTCATAGAAACATAACGCGCTAATTTCTATGTCTATTATATAAACGCGGTAAAACCACGATTATACTCAGTAAATACCATCCATCCAATTATCAGGCTCGTCCATCTTGCTGACATCCATCATAGGAGTAGTAGCTACCTTCTGATATAAGTCATATGCCATTTTAATTGTATACCTCTTAATACTGTCAAACAACTGAAATGGAGTATAATTATATATAACATTAATATCAATTGCCAAACCAATAGAAAGAGCAGAAGCGTAATTGCCAAAGATACTGTTAGCTTTCTTCTTATCTTTATCGCTCTTTATCTGATTTCGTATTTCTCGACCACGTTGAAGTTTGGCCGCAATTTCGGCAGCTGCATCATTAGCAGGATTAAATTCTTCTTCATACTTATCAGTGCCTACTGGCAAAAATAGTTCTTTCAATGTAATTCTGAAATTTTCAAAATTCATAGGATTGAGCTGCCCTACTATCGGTCCATTTTCCTGTACTCTAAAATTGATACACCCAGCGTCATATTCAATTATATAATCAGGGAAAATAAGGCCGAAAAGGTTATCTACATTTCTTTTCGTGTTTTCGTCCTGTTGGATGATTACTAATAATATTTGAAAATCGTCCATATATCCTAATTGACTTTTGCCCACGTTTTTCATTTCTGCGGCAAGTTCTTTCGCCTTGACAAAAAGTTCAATTGACATAAGAAACGAATCTTCACCAAAAGCACAAATATCTTTAATAGACGGTTGCGAGATAGCAACATTTGCTCCCGCAACCGTCACTGGCATTCCAGAAAGATATTTACCTAAATCTCCTTGTAACTCTGACATGCTGCACCAGCTTTATAAATCTTGCGGCGCAGGCTTAGTATTATTTTTAATAAAGTCAAGAATCAAAGTTTCAGAAATATCACTATCTTCTTTATATTTTATTTCTAGAACTTTATAATTATTACTTATTGCCCACTGTCGTTTTATATCATCTAAATAGTGTCTTTTATTGTAGCCTTCTTCTCCACCAAAGAAATTTATAGGACGATAATGCTGTAATCCATTACATTCAATAATAATGTCATATTGCGGCAATAAAAAATCAAAACGAAGTCTCTGGCCAGTTTCTTGATTAACAAGAGTAGAAAAATTTGCTTCTCTAATAAAATCAATACTGTTATTCGTTAATATGTTGGCTATTTTTTCTTCTCCATAAGAGCGCAAACAACCACAAGATTTTGTATGACCACTGGTTAGTTCATTAATTGGAACATAGCATTCATTGCCACATTCACATTTGCATTTCCAAACAATCGTTCTTCCTCTTCGCTTTTCTGTTGGTTCTATAGCGGTTAATCTGTTAAATTTTTGTCCTCTTATATCTTTACGATTATTATGACCTTTAACTTGACATAACATTTTATTATAACATCCACAAGACCTTGCTGTACCAGCAACTATATTCTTAATCGGACTTTCAAATTCTTTAGAACAAAATGGGCAAATAAATAAACCATAATATTTTCTACCAGCCCGTTTTGTTCTACGAACCATTAATATGTTATATGGGCCAAGTTTATCACCATCAAAATATTTTTTAGGTGGCATAAATATCACCTACACATTCGTTTCACTAGGTAAATCATTATCAACTTTTTCTGCATCATTTGCTTCTGAATTTGATGCGGAATATCGTAACATTACGCCACCTAAATATTCATTTAAAACAAGCTGTTGCGCACCTAAGAATTGTAGCTTACCTATACCAGATAAACGAGTATCATTCATAATACCATCTACGTATCCAGCAATCATCCAAGGACGTAACTGATAGTCATCTAGCTCCCAATAGTCAAGTTGTGAGATAATCGTGAAGCTAATAACGCAATTGCGATAGCGAGGATTCTCAGAAGGAGAAAAATCATCAAAGTCTAACATGATATAAGATTTAACTTCTTCATGTTCTCCAAAAGAGAGCTTGGGAGTAGCCTTGATATATTGATTATCATGTAGGTCTTTAATGGTATATTGTTCAATCTTACGCTGATATTGGTCTTGTGTCCTATCAAGACAATCAGGCGTATTAATAATAAGTAACTTTTTCAGCATATCGCTGTAAGGCCTACTTTCAACAAAAAGTTTTCGCCAAATGGTTTCTTGGTCTTCTGCATGAGAAAGAAAAGTAGACTTATAATTAGTTCGTAAGATATTAGAAGCAACGTGTTTCATGTAACCTCCAATCCTTATAACGATTTAATCTTAACTGGTAAATCTGTTTCAATGTCACCATATGCCGCATGAATGACAAATTTACCTTTCTTGCCAGATACAATTTCCACTTTGCAGGAATCATTATTGGAATCTACAATCTTAGCCATAGATTCATCATCAATAGAAAATGCGACTCTTTCACCTTCTGGAAGTTTCTTAATCCAGTAGGTATGAATATCATAAGGATAAACCTCTTGCGGCCCTTGAATTAAAGGCTTCTGCCATTCGACAATTACTGTCTGGAAGAAATCGCCATAACAAATATCAAACGTCTTTACCGCACCAGCATATATTTTAACTTTGCACATGCGGCCATCTTCATATTCCTCAAGTATTTTGACTCTTGGATTATTCTTGACTTCCCAACGAATCTTTGGGTCATACGCTTCATTTGAGATAGCATATCCAACAATAGTATCTTGTTTAGCCGTTGTCGCACCGCTAATAACATTGATTGGTGTAGTCTCGTCTTTGAGAATACTGGGTAGCTCTGCAATGCTATTATCATAATACTCTTGAATTTCAAGCTCTAAAATACCCGGTACTGTAATCGAATCTGTAACTTGTACTTCCCATGTATGTCCCGCAAGTTTGATATGAGTAAAACGATGAAAAAAGTCTCTAGTATTTTCATCATTCTTAATATAAATGCTACCAGATAGATTAAGCTCGTTGATATTGATGTTATTTTTAATAAACCAACGCAAATCTGTTTCTACAGGTCCCCTAAAAAAAATCCAATACTCTTGACCATTTACATTAAGCGTGTAATCACAACGAATAATTTCAGACCGCAAATAAGCTGTCTCTGTAATTACTGGCAAATATACCATCCAATGAGTTCCACTATCTAAAAGTTCAAAAGTTTCACCAGCTTTTAAACCACTCTTAAAATCGACAGAGATATACTTCTTATCGTAATCAGCCTTCAAACCTCCTGACATGGAATTAATAAGACAAGGCCAAGACTGATTATTGAATTTAATCATTCTCTTATTATAGTCATTTTTCAAAGCCGCTTGAAAAGACATATATTTAGACTGATTAATTCTTCCCATATTATCGCCGCCAAGCCATTGAAGACGAGCGCCTAATGTTTGAATACTCATAGGCTCTCCCTAACATCGTTAGCGATATTACAGGCTTCAAAAATCATGCGGCGAAAAAGCATAAATTCAATATCTTTTCCCTGTTCTTTTATGCCTTGCAGCTTATATACAAGTTGATAAAGTTTCGGTACATTAGGAGTTACAAGAGTCATACCTGTAATCTCAACAACTAAAGTATCTAATGGCTTAATCCAATCTTTACCATCTTCAAATGTAGGTAGAAGTTTAAAAATTTGATTTGTGATGCGTTCTAAACTATCCTTAACATTTTCTACCTGATAGTCTAGAATCCTATCATCTATTACCATTAACGCCATTTTACTTCACTGGTTCCATAATCAAATGGAAAGTTGACCTAATATGACCTTGGCTATCTTCTTCTCTTCTACAGTATAAACGCTCTGCTTTTCTAGCTTTCTGCTCATACTCCTGTTTCATCGTGATAAGTGAACGCATATGATTAGCCTGAGACGTAAATGAAAAATCTGAACTTGAATACTTCTGACGAATAAGGTCCACTGTAGCAAGTTGGTAACTAATCCATTCCGCAATCATATAATAACGGATGATAATTTTTTCCTCTACTGTAAGGCAAGTAGAGAAACATTTATTTTCATAATCTAAAGTAAATGGGTGCGCCCAATGCGGGAACTCAAATTTAGGAACTGCCGCAACCAAAATTTCTTCAAGCAGCTTTTCAGTATCCTCTTTTGTGAGTTCCATAAACATGTCATCGGTAACGCCCGCTAGGAAAAATTCATACATCTCCTGAAAAGAAGTTGGAGGTATGACTTCCATATCTTTATCAATATCTATATCTTGTGGCATTGAGCAAACCTCCTACTTATTTTATATTACTCGGTAGTTGCCTTAACGCGGCGCTTACGCGGTTCGGCATCTTTTTGAACTCGGCGTTGACGTGGTTTATCAGCAACATTGGTATCACTATTATCATAAGCATGATTATTCTTAATAGCGGCATCAATATCGACACCTGTTTTATCCGCAATGGCCTTAATCTTAGCACGGTCATTAATTTCAAGTTTAATTGCATCATCTTTAAGAGTCTCAATAATGCCCTGTGGCGCAAAATCAAGAGCGTCCAGAAGAACATCAATTTCATCTTCGGTCAGACACTTCTTTACATCTGCTTCTGTCCAATCATATTCAATTGCATCATATGGAACACCAAATTCTGCGGCAAGTGACTTATTGCCTACATTGATGTAGTTCTGTAGAAGAATTGAACCGCCGGGGCTGAAAAACAGCTCGCGCAGTTCGCCTGCTGTAACACGCATAGTAACATCAGGCATAAGGCGGCGCGAACGACCAGAAGAAGGAAGAATGTACCCAGTTTGGCAGTTTACAATACTGCGGATAGGAACTAGTGTATCATCGCTAATTAGTTCAACTTCATTACTCATATTATATTTTCTCCTTTTAAATCTTAAAAAAAGAAGGGACGCAAAGCGCCCCTTCTAATAATTCATTATTTGAAATTAACAACGGGGTCGTTAACTCCATCAGCAAGTATTCCCTGAGTGTCAGCATATACATAATATACCTTATCCATTCCTTCACCCTTCTCCATGAGCTTCTTAGAGCCACGAACAAGGTTGTCGAAATTGATTGTAAACTTAGAGAAGTCTTGCTTGTTGCCAGCTTTGGAATAATCCTGTAACAGCATGAAAGCAGTATAACCATCAGCGTTTGGAGTATCGCTATTGAATGAATATGTGGTATCTTTAAAGTTAAAGATAGCGGAAACATTCTTGGGATTGCTCAGACGGACGGGATTATTGCTTACATCAATATCTTCAAACACGTTGCCCACAAAATTTATAGTAGCACCTTCAGCAAGATTATAAAGGCTTACACCATTATTCTTTAGCTTGCCTTTGAACGTATTGTTCTTAAAGGTGACATCCGCAATATCACGTGCATTGTTGATGCTAAACTCAACCATATTGTAAATATTCTTATCGCCAGCATCGAATACATTGTTCTCAAATACAATCTTGCCAGAAGTCATGACAGATAGTGCAGTGCGGGTAGTACCTGAAATTTCACTATTCTTTAGCGTGAAAGGCTTTGTACCGTTAACCTTGACGGCAAGTGTCTTGTCATTAGCATCTGCGCCAGTAGCTACCAGTTTAACATTATCAAATGTAACTGCTGCATCTGAAACCACTACTGGTTTTTCAAAGGTTACACCATTGCCCTTAACAGTAATGTCATTATTAAAAGTTACAGGCTCTTCGATTGCAGCGGTTCCCGCAGGTACAAACAGTGTGCCACCAGCGGGAACATTTGCGATTGCTTCTGAGACAGTATCATAATCGCCAGCATTTACCTCGTCTTTCCCAGGTGTGGGAGGTTCTGGGTCAGGCATTGGCGTTGGGTTTAGCGAGTTGCTTTTTTTAGTGCTGTGTTCTGATAAGAGCAGATAGAAGGATTAGAGAATACAGCAACACCAAACTTCTTGTAAGTTTGGAGGTCGGTTGACCAATCGTCATTATCAGAAACGGTACGAACGGCAGTTTGACCCTCGAAGACAATCTTGACAGGCTTTTCACCAACAGAAGCGAAGATATAAGCCTGAGATGGGTCAACAACCTTCTCAGCATTGGTTTCATCAACCATAGACTGCTGGAGGATAATTACAGGGTGGCCCTTATAATCAGCGAAAAAGCCCTTGCGGAAAAGCTCTTCCTTCATAGAATCAGAAGCCCAGTCAGCAGAAGCAGGCTTCATAGTAGAAGCGAACTCACGAGTACAATAGATGGTAGAAGTGCCGTTACCATAAGCATCGGAAATAGCAAGTAGTTCATCCATCTTAGTCTCGTCAAAACCAGCACCGACATACTTGTTAGCAGTTGGAAGCTGTTCAACAGTCTGGGTCAGAGCCTTTAGGATTTCAGCGTAGATGTATTCATCAACACCTTCAAGCATGATATTGGTGAAGTCTGCGAATGAATAACGACCATCAAGGAATTCCTCAAAGCCAATGCGGATAGCATAGCCGATAGCGCTAGTAGCGACTTCTAGTTCCTTACCATCAAGCATCATTGTCTCGTAACGACCAGCAAGGCCAACACGAGTTACGAAAGCCTTGGCACGCTTACGAGCAGCTTCAGTAATGCGGAGCTTGAAGACGGCCTTATCGCCCTGAGCAATTGTCTGAACATCAGCAAACTGCTCAAATTGCTGCATAACCTTGACGGGAAGAATCTCGTCAATTGTGTTTTCAATTAGTTCATAGACAGCGACCTCGTTACGACGGAAGAGACGATAATCGCCAGCAAGTAGATTGAACTGTTCACGAAGAGTACGGTTAACGGTGTCAACGTCAAATGATTCCTCGTTGCCATTTACTGAAAAAGTAAGTGGAGCATTCTTGGTAGCGGCACGAGCGAGCTTTTTAAGTTCGTCAAATTTCATTAGTTCCATTATCTATCCTACTCCTTTCTTATTCAGCAATGACTTGTAGTTTAAGGCCGGGCTGACCATCAGGCATGGTGGTTAGCTTAGCGACCTTGACGGCTAGACCCTGAGCAGGTGTACCCTTAGCAAGTTTCTCAAGTACACCAGTAGTACCAGGAACAAGGGTATCACCAAGGTCATAATCGTCAGCCTTGACATTATTTGTAGTGAAAATATCACCAGCATACATGCGGAAAACACGAGGTGTCATAATGCCATCATAGAAGTCAGACTTCTTCATGGCGTAGTCACGGTGCATCTGCTTGCGCTCGTCATAGAGCTTTTCTTCATTGAAGACCATCATCCAAGGGCCTTCACCAGTGAAGTTAATCTTGCCTGCGGCATAATCGTATTTAACGAAAGTACCCTGTTCAAGCATTGTAATAGAATCATCAGCGGGGAGCTGACCATAAACGCCACCACTGCGTGGAGCAGAGAGGTGGTTAGGTTCGACAACGCCATTATTTTCGTGACCAGTAAGCTGAATCTTAGTGTCAGCGCGGTCTACATGTAGAGCCATTTAATCCTCCTATTTAATAGTTTTGTGCTTCGCGGAGAGCAGATAGCATTGGGTCAGCATCTTCCGCAATAGTTTCATCATCTAAAGAGAATGTCGTAAGAGGTGTAGAATCTACTTCTTCCTCTTCATCAAAGTTTACATTCTTCTGGACATATAGTAAAGCGAGCTTGCTTTCAATCTCGCCAAGAGTGAATTTATCTTTATCAGCGATAATTTCCGCTTTGTCTTCGTCAGAGAGCATATGATACTTAGCAATCATAGCATCTTTATCGGCATCAATACGCTCTGCCTTAAACTTACGAAGCTCTTCTGCTTCTGCTTCGAGAGCTGTGAACTTATCGGTAAGCTCTTTTAGCTGTTCAGAAAGTTCAGAAACCTGATTCTCAAGCTCGTGCTTTTTCTCTGGCTTCTTTTCATCTTCCTTATCATCGGAATCATCAGAATCATCATCTGATTCATCTTCTTTGTCTTCGGAATCAGAGTCTTTTTTATCTTCTTTCTTCTCTTCTTCCTTAGCAAAAGTTTCTTCGGCGGAGTCTTCGCTAGATTCAACGTTTTCATTTGTCTCAACGTTTTCGGCAAACTCTTCTACCACAGAAGCTTTTTTCTCAACTGCGGCAGTAGGCTCTACTTCAACGTTTTCAACGTTTTCTTTCGGCATAGACCCTCCTTTTGTCAACGCACTTTTTAATTCATTCATCATAGCAAATAAAGTATGCGAAAACTCTTTGTTATAAGAGAAATGTTCGCTTACTTCTGGGCTAGTGACAGATGCGCCCTCAAAACAAGGTTCTACATCATCGCCCAAGATACAAAGTTTAGTAAAGATTGCATCATTTATAATAAAAAACTCAACATCGTTGCTATCAGTTGTCCAATGACCGTCAACGTCATCAATTTCCATTGACTGTCCTTGGCCTTGGTTGATACATTTATCCAATTCAGGATACTGCCCAGTCCATAGATAACCAGTAGTCATCATGTATTCACGTGTAGTAGTTTCACCAAATTCATTCGTATCATCAAACTTTTGGAACCAAACTTCCGCGTCTGGAGCAACGAAACCGTATGGAACGGTCTTACAAGAGAATTTTATTTCCCCATCTTCAATGTGAAGAACTTCACCATGGTCACCAAAGTCTTCTTTGTTCTCATTATAAGCAGCTACGATTGGTGTAGCAGGTAATGAGTTCGCCATCTGGATGGCCGTGTTCTTGTCAATAAAAGAACCGTTGCGGTTCTTGCCAAGATACATGACCTTAATCTCACATTTAGAAATACCGGGGTTGATAGCATCTGGTGCTAGATTAATGAATTCTGGACTATCAATTGTAGCCACAGACCTATTTCTTAGCATTTAATTCTATCCTTCCGCTTCTCTATTAGCGATTGTTTTGTCAGACTTTTGGTCATCAGGTTTTTCAGGGCGACCGCCCTTATTGCCCGAAGATGGAGTCTGCTGTTGTTTCGTCTTCGCTGTAGTGTCTCCATTGCCATTATTGCTCATAGTAGAAGATAAGGCAGGAGCAACAAAAACCTCATTCAAAGACATAACATCATTCTCAAAATATGCAGTCATAAGTACTGCACTCTGAGATTGACCAAGAGCAACTTGCGGCAAGAGCTTGGAAAATCCAAGAGAGGTCATATCTTTATACTGCTTAGACAGGTCTGTATAATTATAGACAGTTGTTGGCAGAATATCGACATGATAATAAAGTCGCTTACTGTTCTTGTTAAATGGTGCCAACAGACGTTCCGCAAATGTCTGAAATTGTAAAATAAGGTCAGACATAGTAGCTTCATCATTTGCAATAGATTTCTCCAATGCAAGATTACCATCTGCATTAAAAAGGTTTTGTCCAGTGCCAGCTTCGTTATACACAGAACGTTCAACTTTATTAAGCTGGTCTACGGAAGAAACATTACCTTTGTCAGCAAGGTCTGCCACATCAACATCCGCGAACGTTGTCAACACGTCAACTCCAACAGCGTCACCAAGCATGGCAACCGCGTTAGTATGGAGCTGTTGCGCTTCTTGGACATCGAAGATTAAATCGCCGTTCTTATCAATAGGCATCTTTTGGATAATAATCTTCAAAATCTGTTGAAGCATCTTTTTCTTATCTAAATCCTGCGCGTCTTCCAAATCCAACAACTTAGGAATAATACTCATGAACAGTGGCGCGTCACCGCCCGTAATATTAAACTTCACCGTTGTCGATGGGTCAAGTAAAAACCAGCCGTTGGTATCGCCAGCATAGTCAATGGGTAACTTCCCATCCTTATAAGCAAGGTAAGCCTTCTGGACTTCCTTCGGCCACAGTTTTAGAACTCTTAAACGATACGCAGTATCGGAAAAAGCATCATCGAAATATTTCATATTAAATTCAACCGCAGGATTACCGTTAAGTTGATAACGGCTGCGGCAATAGGAAATAGGCAATTCTTGAATAAAACAAGCATCCTTTTGCTGTACAATAACGCCATAATATGCGCCTGTGCGTACAACTTTTAGCGCAATCTCACCAAATACTTTTTTGAGGTTGCAATTTTCAAGATAGCGTGTTGATTTATACCAACCTTCAACCACCTTTTTAGATTTACCATCTTGTTTTAATTTTTCATCATATATCATTGGCGTGATAAACCAATCATATTTGAATAGGAAAGACATATAACGACATAAGCGGCTATAAATGCCACTTGTCTTAAAGAAATAATTTGAAATTTTACGCTGCTCATTCAGGTTATTCTGTTCAATAGCCTTGATTACATCTTCCTTGGTGTACTTCTTGCGGCGAGAATATTTATCTGTAACAACCTGACCAATATCAAGAACAACATCATTAGAGAGAGTTTTGTTCCCTACCTTAATCTTATTAAATGCCAAAGAACCTGATTGCCTATTGGCATTTGAAATGATGCGGCAATCGCGTTCATTCTTATCTTTAACGGTAGCCAAAGCTCACCTCCTAATATCCTGCTGCTTTCATGATATAATCATAACTTAGTCTTCCTTCATCGTAATAAGGAATAGTAACTAATTTCAGATTATGTTCCAAGCAAAATTTTCTTTTTAATGTATCGTTATACTTTTGATATTTGAGGGCGCGACCACCACCATATTTTCCAACAGGTACATAATGCTGTGCTCCTTGATATTCTATAAGGAAGTCAATATTGCCGCAATCGTCAAATACGCAAAAATCAAAACGAAGATTTCTGCCAGACTTGCCAACAAGTCCCTCAAATTCATACTCTTCCTCAAAAGGTAAACCTGCGTCTGTTAGTATTTCATATATTTTTATTTCACCAATAGAATCACGCATTGTTTGTCCTTTCGGAATTTCTTACTATACCATATAAAATTACACTCTATAAAATAATACAGTTTTGCCCAACTTTTATAAAAATTTTTATATAAAAATAGGGCACGACCGCATTGGTCGCACCCTACTAATGCTTCGTAAAGAACATAAATCCACTTAAATCTCTTGAATTACGGCGGTTTCGCCTATCCTCTTGGCGTTTACACCAATAGAGTCCATAGATTAGAGCAGACACTTTATCCTTTAGAATCTTTCTATTAGATTGTTTCAGGATGATATTTGCACCTTCATTATCTTGTACCAAATTTGCCATTTGTGATTTCAAAATATCCGTGGCAACATATGGCCGCAAATAATCCTGACGCTGTAATGGTGACATCTTCTTTCCTTGCGCTTGCTGCAAGAGCTTATTCTTAGCTGTATTTGAGTCAATTAAAAATTTTAATTTACCGTTGCGCAATTGCGTCTGAGTGTAAGAATACAGTTCTGTATTCATTGGAGCATTTGCTTTCATCATCCAAATCGCATTTTTGATTGTATTTTCATTCTCGAACGATTTATAATTCTTACGGTCTTGCTCGTTAGGAATATCGTCTAAATTGATAATGCCCATGTTAGGAAGAAGCTCGTCTGTTTCTGGGTCGTTCTGGTCTGTAATTAGGTAATCAAGCAGTCCAACGCCTAAACCATTCGCATCCAAAACTATGGCTTCGCATTTGAACGCATTAAATAATTGCTTAATTCTAATGGCTTGATATTCAAAGTGAGATTCAGATAAAGTGAAAATGTTCACTATCTTTTTATCATTAACGCCTGTTGTTCTTGCAGGAGAAGATTCAATGATTACAATTTCTGTCGGGCAGTTAAGGCGGCCTACGTCTACGCCCATAACGTAGAATGTGTCTCTATTTTGTCCCTTGTCGTATCCATTCTTGGCAAGATTGATAATCCTGTGTTTGTCAAACTTATTCATATCGAAGAACGCACCGTCTAAAGTTCCTGACCAGACGGACCCGTATTCACGTTCAAAGCCAATTTCGTCCATCGAGTTGCCTGTCTCTTGGGCTTGAATATAGTTCGCTGGCTGTAATCCTTCGACTACTGGTACTCTCCAATCACCTCCTAGAATGAAAGAATCGTATCCATTACTTGACACCATACGACACAGCGCGTCGATTAATTTGTCGTAAGCATAAGTACCTTTGAATCCTGCGCTTGTAACGTAAATATCGTTTTGATTCAACGTTTCATCTGGGTCTACTTTGCCATTGACTTTTCTAGAAATAACGAGCATAGGCGCAATGATTTCTTCGTACTTTTGCTGGTCTGTAATGGTTGCTACCTCTTCTGTAAGTACAGCTTGAGCACGAAAACCACGAGAACCAGAAGTCATGCTTACGTTCTTAATTGTACTTCCGTTGCGGAAACTGTATGTTACTTCATCTTTCGACTGGCTTGTCTTTGCCAAGGTTCCTCGTGTATCCCAAACAATTTCTCTTGCTAATCCGGGAATTAACTTACATATCTCCTGCATTTTTGATTGAAGAATCATTGCTGACTGACCTTTAGCATCTGCTACTGTAATCAACGTAGAACCTGGATAAAGAATTGCCTTGACCATTAAAGACAAAACAGCCATAAAAGATTTGGAAAATCCTCGACTAAATACTTCATAGACGGTTCTATATCGCATATTGATACGTAAAATCATACGCTGAGTTGGATAAAATTGAAACTTATTATTAGGATTGAGTGAAGCCATATAATCTACAAATTTATCTGGATACATACGCCAATAGGCAATAATACGTTGATATTTATCTAAATTATCCTCAATCTTTTTTGGGTCAATCTCGGCAACGCTTTTTTTATCATGGGCCGCAATTTTCAATAAATTACTCAGCGCCATACTGCTCTGCCAATCTCTTAGCTTCTTCCTCTCGTTCTTCAATTTGGAATTGCTGGAAGTCCGCAGCTTCTTCATCAGTAACCGCGTTATCTTCATCGGTTTTGATGCCCTCTGCAATAATTTCGTCTACACTCTTGGCCTTATTCTCTTCAAGTTTCTTAATATAAGACTCAATAAGATTACCTAGGCCAAGCTCGTTCTTTACGAGATTGTCAGTATAGTTCTTCATATCGTTGATGATAAAATCAATCTTGTCTTGCGGCACATTGATTGGGTCATCTTTTCTTGGGATAATTCCACCTTTAGATTCTACAAATGCAACAAGCTCACCAATCGAGTCAATGTCTCTCTTCTTCTCTTCCTGTTTTTGGCTATCAGTGAATTTACCTGACTTACGCAACATGTCATTGGCACCCTGTAGGTCTTTAAATGTCTTAATATCACCTACATCTAAGGCTTGATTCATCTTTAAATCGGTCTTACAGATATTTTTCAATACTTGTTCACGGTCTGTAGATAATTCATAATCCGCCGCATACTTCTGGTATAATTCTTCCATCTTAACCCATTCAGATGGTTTATATAAAAGACCCCATTTAAGAGAAAGATATTTAATATCGTCTTCTGTAAGACTTTCTGTAATTTGCGCTTCATCAATTCGCGCAACATCTGGAATAAAGTCATTTTGCATTTCACCAGTAATATCTAGTGGCGCATTACTAATATTCTCTACTGGGTTTACGCCAAGAGAAGAAGCAACATCAGGCATAAGGTCAAGCACTTGCGGCTCAGGCTCTTCTGCTTCTTTCGGTTGCTTTTTTTTCTTTTCTTCCTCAGCTTTTCTGGCTAAAAACTCCTGCTCAACATCTTTAGCCGCACTGATAACGTCTGCGTTTTTCTTGATTTCATATGAATCAACTGTATTCTCTGGAACTTCAAGTTCCTTGTTATCAAGCACGCTGTCAGGGTTGCTAGCAACCTCTTCCTCTCCTTGCCGCATCTTCTCATTAATACGGTCTAGGACACTTTTTCGACTCATTGTATTATATTCAGCTTGTGAAATCTCACCAGCTTTAAGGCTCTCTAGGAGTCTGTTTTCAAATTCTTCATCGTAGGATGTACCTTTAATGTTCTGTTGTTCTTTCTTAGCCTGCTGGAATTTCTCATTATTTATTTTCTCAGAGTCAGCATATTTCAAATTTTTATACTGGTCCATATTCATAGTACGAAGATAGGTTCCGATAACTGACATTGGACCAAAAGTAGCTGGATTCTTCATGTAGCTTTTGTTTGCAAGCTCAACCCATTTCTTCTCAATATACGGAACGTCCATCTTCTTTAAAATCCATTTGAAGGTATCTGGGCGGCGATTATCAATATACATTGTCAAGCAAGTCTTGCAAAGGTCACATCTTTCATCTGTATTAGGTATCTTATAAAAATCAGTTTCTTTTTTAGTTTTTCCGCATTTTGCGCATGTTTTCATAGGTACGTCTGCCATAAATCTCCTTTCTATATAATAAACCCACTCCAACCAATAGAAGGAAGAAGTGGGTTAGAATATTATTTCTTTTTAGATTTGCGGCATTCACGGCATGTAGAATAGAAGCCATCTTTTGCGGAATTGTTCTTTGAAAAGAATAAAGGATGCGCCAATTTTGTCTTTCCGCATTTGCCGCATTTTTTCCATTGTCCATATTCCACATTTGTGTAATACCACATAACATAATTCTTTTGAGCCTGTTCCGCAATCATCTTTGGAATCTTTTTGCGCCATAGCGTTGAGAAATATTGCGCAGTATGCGAAACGCCATATTCCTTCTCCATCATGCCGCATATCTCGTCATTCGATTTGCCGTCAATCTTCCATATCAAAAGGTCATATAACATAGCGGTTGTCTGGTCTTTAGATTTGAATGTCTGTTCAATTAAATTTTCAAAGTCTAGAAGCTCCCAGTGCATATCGCAATTGAGGTCAGTATAGCACTCCTGTTTAATTGATGAATAGTATGTAAGTAGGAATGAAATATGAACTGGATTGAACAACGAGATAACTCCATTAGATACTGGGTATCCACGAGAGTCGAAATAAATTTTCTCAGATAAGTCCATATGTGCCATGTTCTTTAGCTGTGCTGAAACCTTTGACTTGGCAGGCCAGCCCTTGACAGACTGTTTTAACAGGTACATCTGCTGATACGTCTCGATAATTTGTTTTTTCAGATAATAACGTTGCTTTCCAGTAGCAGAAAGAAATTGTCGTTTGAGTGATGTGATAATTGAATCGAATTCCCGCATACCAGGAATATTCTCTAGGTCTTCTTCTGATATACTATCTTTATTGTCTAGAATTTGATTCTTATCATTGTTGACGAGCGCATAGATGCCGTCCTCGCCATTTTCCATATTCTCAACCATTTCCTCAAAAGAAATCTGTCGTTTGTTTACGGTTGCTTCTCTATTCTTCGTAATAATACTGCGCTCTTTTTTCTTTTCCTTTTTGGTTTGATTTCTGTCTGCGGCAAAAAGCAGATAATCTGTCATCACACGCAGATAATTTGCATCTAATTTCTCTTGAGAAGTGGCTGCAATGGTTTCCCGCACACATTCAAGTCGTTCTTCCTGTGTCTTCAATGTGTAATCAAGTGCCATATATTTACTTCTCCTTCTCTATCGGTTTTATTGCATTTATATTATACCATAAAAGAGCATGAAGAGCAAGTCTGTCAAGGAAAAATTTTAAATATTTTAAAAATTTTTCTATGTATATTATATTTAAGGATGCGACAAATTAAATTACCGTTTTTTGCCCATAAAATGGCTACACTCGCCTAAAATGATTACATTTATTTTGTGCGGTTATAGGTCGGCGCTCCGCTATGTGTAGCGGGCGCCAACATTATACTATTTGTTTTTTCTCTTGGAAAACTTGAGCGCAGCGAAAGTTTATAGCGATGAACGTTACATAGTAACGGACATCGCATATCGCCTATAACTAAAATCTATAGAGATGTACCTATAAAGATGTATAGAAAATTCCGCACTATTACCCATGCTCACTCTCCCCTTGCATGGAACCTATTGGTTGTGCTACTTTTCTAAGAGTATCCTATCCCCTCTGTATGCGGCACGGCAGAGATACCGTTCGTCTCATGTAAACTAATAAACTAACGCAAGACCGCTTGGTTACAGAAACGTTCTGCTGCAAGTGAGAGTACATCCATACTTCTCACGGCAGAATAAATCTGCAACGTTTAAAACCCAGCTATTCACCTCATTGGGGTTTTTTGATTTAGGATAGCTCCTAAGCCGACTGGGAACGGCGCTATGGTTAGTTTTGTATATATTATAGCAAAAGATTCAGTGCTTTTCAATAGTTTCGTGAAAATTTTTTAATGCCGTAATCGGAAATGTCAAGAAGGCCAATAGAGAGAATGAAGAGGAAAGTGATAGGTTTATTGCGGTCTGCGAAAATCCTCATAATACGGAGCTTAGCGCAAAGTCGTATTATGGTATTTCAAAAAATAACTGAGGTCGGTAATTTGTGCAGGGCGGGGCGTACCCTGGGAAAAAATAGTACAATGCCTGAAACACCCCCCCCATAGGGGGGGGGGCTGACCCACTAGCGCGTCAGCAGTCTAGCCGCCGCGAGCTTGTCGAGCGCCGCGCCCACGTGCTCGCTGTAATCGAACTCCCAACCGTTTACAAGCGAATCCGCGAACGTCTCCACGGCGTCTCGGTCGTAGCCCTCCAAATCGTTGACCAAGCGGGCTGCTATGGCGCTAACGGTCGCGTCCGTTACCCTTGTACGGCCCTCAAACGCCACTGAGAGCGCGGACGGCTTGCCCGTCCCTAGTGGCCTTTAGCGTCAAAACGTCACCGTGAGCGGCCGCACAAACGGCTAGAACGTGCTCGGCGTTCGTAGACGTGCGAGCGATGCACACGGGACGAGTGGAACGGGCAAGCAGGCGAACGGTCGATTTCTTCATCTTGAACACTCCAAACAAACAGGGCGGGCGTGATTGCCCGACATGCATAGTATAGGGCAAAACTTTATCTGATGCAATAGAAGTTTTTAGCTAGACAGCGGGCTAGTTTTGACCTATACTAGACAGCGTAGCGGGGACATAGGGTCGCCCGCGCATCGAGGGTCTGGAGGACAAAATGTATCTCATGGATTATGACAGCGTCAAGGTAACCAACTACGTTCAGCGTTTTTGCATCATCCCGCGCATCAGTAACGGCGTTGCCGAGTTTACGCTACTGGTGCAGCTGGTGAACAATGAGCGCACAGAGGTTTACGACGACACTTACGAAGACCCGCGCGACCTGCTGCATGACCTTCGCAACGGTTGGTATCTGGGCCGGGGGATGCAGGAGCCAGCATATTATGAGGCCGTCCGAGACCTCACAGCATACGTGGACGGGCTAGCGGATGCTGGATTAGACGTTGCTCGTATAGATAGATAACCAACGAGGACCGGGGTTAAAACCCGGTCCGTTTTTTTAGGCAACGCAAAACCTAAACGGTGGGGATGATCCCACTAACTCGAATTATGTTTTTTTGGTGTAAAATTGCAATTCTCGACCTCAACCCAATAGCTTTATGCTAGACCGAACAGGCGTTCGGTTGTTGACGCATCAACATCGAACAGGCGTTCGGGGTGTCGGTAATTCCGTGGTTGGGACTTTGCCTTGCCACGCGTCCACATGGCAAAAATCTCGTGATTTTGGCCTATATCGCCCACGGCCTACAATTCCCAATTGCCTATAACGTTTCATTGTGTTACACTTAGAGCCAAGAAAACCGACCGACCAATAGAAAGGTTGCAATTATGAGTTTCGTGCATACTATTTACCTTGAGAACGGTTACCGCTTTAGCATTCCAGATAATGACCTTGCTGATGTTGCAAAGAAGGTCACAAACTATGTTAGCAAACAATTCCGGCGCTACACTACTAGCGATATTTACGGTATTGCTAATTGCGAGCTAGAGTTCTATCTTGTAAACCGTTTGGCAAATGATGTATTTGTAGGTAAAGAAGTAGATTATACATGCGTTAATGCCGAGGATGAAAAGTTTCTCACACTTGAGATACTTGACAAGATAAACGTTATAATCCAGTAGACCAAAGAATAAGGCGTTACACTTGTAAAGGTGTAGCGCCTTTTTGCTATGCGCGATTAGGTATTGCTCCACAATCCAAGAGACGCAAATGTTAATATCAACATAAATAATCGAACTTTTTAATTGCACCCATGCGGTCAAAGTGTTATACTTTCAGTAAGGAAAGCAACCAAGAGAAGGGTCCAAAGATGCACGACTTTACTATTACCACGGTTGGTCGCAAAGAAGTTTCTTTTACTTTTGAAGATGCCATGTATGTAGCTGCGGCAGTCTATAAGCACGACTATAGCCAAAACGCTAGTACCATTAGAGGTGACTTGTGGGCAGCGTTAAAGTTCTATTTTGGTTGGTATTATAGTGATAAACTCATGAAAGAGCGTGGCATCGACTCTAAAATGTTTCTAAGTGACCAGTATTATATTTCTGATAAAGAGCTGGATGCAATTGTTCGCTACATCTTCGAGGTAGCGTTTACACGTTTGCTTTGTAAATAAAACTAAAGGCGTTACCCAAACAAAAAGGTAACGCCTTTATTATTATCTATTAAGCATTTGCCGCAAGTGTCAATCTGAAAAAACACAAAAAACTTTTTCAAGATTGTCGGGCGCTATCGCGTGCAAAGGTGTTATACTTAGGTCGTAGACCAAGAGAAGTGATAGAATAATGTACTACCTGAAACGTTGTAATGGCAAGGGCTTTAACATTAAGCAATGCGCAGGCTACGATTCGAGCGCTCCACTTGCGGCGCATAAGGCAAGGGCGCGAGCGATAGCAGACAATGAACGCGTTACTTGTAAGGTGATAGACGATAAAGGTAACGTTGTATTTATAGCTTATGCTAGGTGAGATTAAGGCGCTTATAAAGCGCCTTTTTATTTGCCGCTTTTGGTCATGCCTATGCGCGTAGGCATTTTACCAAATGGCACCTTGTAGGCGATTCTGTTGGCTTACAAGGGCAAAAAATTATGAATTAGTGATCACAACTTGATAGAGTTGTTTTTTCTGTGTATTCGCATATTCGCGCTCTCATGGTTTGACTTTTCGCTTGACTTATATTACACTAAAGGATTAGACCAGGAGACTTATGGAGGAATTGTGTGCGGCAAATTGATACTTGCCAAACTAGGCAACTTACCGCATAATAATAGTTGTCCAAAGGCGAGGGCGTAAGAGTAACAGGTAGTTACACGCCCGAACGGGGATAGAATGGAGTTAGCAATGTCTAACGCTCAGAATTACAACAAGGCTCTCGGTCTCGCGGCTCAGTCCCACACCGACAAATACAACACCACCAAGACACGCGTACTTGCCACAGGCGTTGAGCTTTCGGATGAGGCTTTCGATGCACTTTACCGTGCGGCGGTTGGTACTTCTGGTTTGGTTGGTACCGCGCCCACCGAAATTAGCGATACTGAAGCGGATGCGCTTGACCTGATTGTTGCGTTTCTTTCCGTGCATCGTGACGAGTGGTTTACGTTCTCTGATTTGTGCGGCCGTTCGGGTGCTATCAAAACTAGCAAAATTCGCGATTGGAACGGCAACACCTATACCACGCTTGATAATCACAACACGCGTAACATTCTCAAAGAGTTCTTCGATCGCCTGATTAAGGCTAAGGTCTTTGAGGTTGACACGATGGTATTTAAGTCGAATGGTACTAACGTTCTTTATGTTTACAAGGCGCGTTAGTTTTTGATAGCTAGGGCGGGGAATACCCCCGCCCACCTTTAGAATTGGAGATATTAATATGTTGTATAATGTTACGTCTCTTCAAGACATCGACTTTAATTTTACCGTTTGTGCTAATAACGATAGTGAGCTTATTAACGCAATTGCTGAAACCATTGACGATAGATGTAGCGAGGACTACTATAGCGATAACACCTTAGATGATTATAACGGCTCAACTTGGCAAGTCTGCGAGCTAGGCGAACCTTTTAAGGTTGAGCTTTCAATTAGTCGAAAGATTGACGGCAAGCGTTATTAGTTGCATTTGCCGCGAACGTTTGATACAATAAAGGACGTGGGGCAAACGTTCCACGTCCTACTATTGAAAGTGGAATAAATGAAAGCAATTGTTTTAGATTTGGATGGCACTCTTTGCGATTTTTACAACGTCAACGGATGGTTGCCTATGTTGCAAGCGGAAAACGCCGCGCCTTACTTAATCGCTAAGCCTTTAGGAGACTACAAGAAGCTAAACGGTTTGCTTGCTGCTTTACAGGGCTACGGTTATGCGGTTGAGGTCGTAAGTTGGTTGGCAAAAGGCAAGACTACTAAGCAATTTGATAGCGCGGTACGCAAGAATAAACGCGCATGGTTGCGCAAATACTACCCTGCTATCGACTTGGATAACGTTCACGTGGTCAAGCATGGCACTAATAAGTGGCGCGTATCAAACTACAAGGGCGGCATTTTATTTGACGATGAAAGCGGTAACGTCCACGCATGGCAACGCGATACGTCAAGCGGCAAGGCGGTACGTATTAAAGACGATACTACTTTGCTAGACGCGCTAGAGTCTCTTATTATCCAAGAGCTAGAATAGAGTTAGGGGAGCGGCAACGTTCCCCTATGTTTCACGTGAAACAATGAGGTGATAAATGAAACTGTACAAATTAGTCAAATGGTTGCCTGTTATAATGGGTTCTGTTGGTTTGATTGATTTATTTGCGGGCGCGTTTGATTTGAGTGTTGTATTTTTCTTCTTTATGTTTGTAACTTATGCGATATTTTAAAGGCACCTTTTTAGGTGCCTTTTTCCGTTACGCCATAGTTGGCGGTGATTTTACCACAACACGCAACCAAAAGCAAGAGAAAAATTAGAAAAAGTTTTTTATTTTCTAGCTTGCGGCGTATCCTAAAAGTGCTATTATTATAAGTGTAGTGATTAGCCCAAACGATTAAGGAGTTTTTCCTATGGCTAATTTTGTTGTACTAGATACGGAAACGTGCCCAACCGTCAACCACAAGGATAACAAGGCACACCCCGAAACGTCTTTGGTTTACGACTTTGGTTATACTATTCGCGACAACGACAACAACTTTATTCGTGAGCGTTCGTTTGTGGTTACTGATACGTTTTATCAAATTGACCTTATGAAAAGCGCCTACTACGCTGATAAAATCCCTACCTATCTTGAGGGAATTAAGACGGGCGAGTGGATCGAATCGTCTTTTAATGAGGTTTGGCGCACGTTCAAGGCTGATTGTAAAGAGTGCAACGTTAAAAGCGCGTGGGCGTACAATTGCCGGTTTGACGAGATAGCGCTAAACAACACGCTGCGCACGTATTCAAACGGTTTCGCTACGTGGTTCATGCCTTTTAAACTACGACTTAAAGACGTTTGGGACTATGCAAGTAACATTACTAGTTCTAAGCGCTATCTAAAGTATTGCGTAGCAACTGGGGCGTTCACGCCTAGCGGAAACCCATCAACTAGCGCTGAAAGTGTTTACCGCTTTATCAATGGCGAACACGACTTTACCGAGGACCACACCGCGCTTTCAGACGCGCGCATTGAGGCCGCTATTTTGCTTGCGGCAAAGGCTAAGCACAAAAAGACGCGCCACGGTTCACGCGGTCAAGGTTGGCGAGACGCAAGCACGGCATTTAAAGCACTTGACCTTTAAACGAATGGGGGAGCCTAACGGCTCCCCTTTTCTTTTACATAAGCAAAAGCGATTCTAGCGTTCTAAGGCGTGCGGCAAATGCCTTTATTAAAATAAGGACTTTAGCCTAATGGCACCTTAAAATGCGTCTCATGGCCGCTATGGCGATATTTTTTTATTTAGGTACCGCATTATCCGGCAAGAAATTAGCTATGGTAAACCGTGAATCATCGTTAGGTACCTAACTAATTAAAATAGTTTACTCGGGTAAACTATCCAAGACGCCATTTATGGCGCAAAAAATTTTACACCCGCCTAATTAGGTTTGTCAAGAAAAATCTTTTGACAATTTTCAGAAAAACACAAACATAACACAACCCGAAACCCAAATTTTTTTATGCAAGATTTGCCGCAAATGGCCTGATTCTATTCATTTTGCTTTATCCGGCTACAGTGCCGATATTTTGAGAATCTGAAAAAACTAGGCCATCTACCTGGGGTTTCCATGATTCCTCCATATTTTTTAAAATAGTTCTTGCCAAAAAGTCTATGCAATAGTAAAGTAATAGTTGTCCAAAGGGGACAGAGAAAAAAGAGCCGAACGGCGGCTCGCTCGCGTCTCGGGGACGGAAGGGGATAGCTCATGGCTACCACTCGCACCAAATTTCAGTTCACCGATTACCAGATGTTCGCGGCTCTCGTGAACGTGGCGGGCGAGGTCTCGCCCGAGGTCATCAAGTCCGCGCTTGGGGACAACTATGACCCCGAGAAGCATACGCCCGAGAACCTTGCTCGCAAGGTTTCGCATAAGTACCACGTGCTCAAGGAGAATGCCGCCAAGCCCAAGGCGCCGAGCGAGACGGCTCAGCTCAATAAGGCGCTTGCCGAGAAGGTTGCAGCCGAGTTCGCCGATGGCGAGCCGTTCACGCTCAACGACGTTATGGGCAAGCATCCCAACGAGGTCAAGACGTTTAGCAAGGCGGGCGTTGTGGTCAATGTTCTTCTTGCCGAGAAGCGCGTGCGCAAGGCGGCACCTATCAACAACAAGGCCGCTTACGTTATTGTAGCTTAGACGGGCTAAGGCGGGGACTATCTCCCCGCCCGCTCCCCTTGTACCTATAGAATAGCATAAGGACGGCTAGTCGATGGATTATAGACGCGCTGCATTGATTGAAGTATTCGGAAACTTGCCCGATACGGAACTTCGCAAGCTAGGGCACGACTTGCAAGCCCACCACCTAAACGCGATGAAAAGCGGCAAGGTAGTTTTGCTACCTACCGAGATTCATAAGATAGTACACGATCTCACGCATTTGGCGGGCAACGCCTACGCAAGTGGCGAAACGGAAAACGCCGAAACGCTCACACAATGCGCGCAAGCGCTCATAACGCAATTTACAATAAAATAACACAATTAAATAAAAGCGCTCTACTTTAAAAGTAGGGCGTTTTACTTTGCATTTAATTCCTACTGAAAAGGTAGGAAAAAGATCGCCCTGTCTAGCACAAACGCGCGGAAAAGTCAAGATTTTTTGAAAAAATTCACAGAAATTCCATAGTTGGGTCGATTTTACACGATTAGGTACCTTATTGTCAAGATTTTTCAAGCAAAAACACAACTTTTACACAAAAAACTGAGCGCCTGAAACGCGTTTTAACGGCCTTGCGGCCTATGCCCTTGTGGTTCCTAGGCATTTTTGGCTATCGCCCGTTCTAGGGCTATTACAGGGCCGCACACGCGAAAAAAATTAAGTTAGGTACCGAGCGACCCGAGCAAGTGTTACCCTCGGCTAACTCTGAATCATTGTGAGGTACCTAACTATTATTTGTGGAGATTCAGTGTTGGTTTGTGAAGGGTCTTGCGGAACCTCGCTACCATAGGTAGCGAGTTCCCCTGTATTTTCTGTGAAAATACTGGACAAACCAGGAATTGTATGGTATAATATAATAGAGGAACACTATACAATAATACCATATTTGGGACTGCCGCCGCCGTTGCGCCTATATGGCGAAAATGTGTAGAAATGGGGCCTGCCAGCCCAGCGCCCGCAAATCCTAAAACGAAAGTCAATCATAAAATTAAATAAAAAAATCCCTCCCCGCCTATATGGCGAGAAGGGACAGAACTGGCATCTACCAAGAGAGCATTCTAAAATGAATTTTAATCGTTTTTGCGTACCCCTATACGACACAAGAAAAATAAGTCTATCTCTCGTGATTCCTGCGGCCAGTAGAAACTCAAAGTTAATCATAAAACAGGCTCACATAGACCAAGAGACAGAAGAAAAAGAAGTGTGCGGCACATGCTTTTTGTAAGTGAAAATCAATGCGGAAATGTGACTAAATTAGTTACATTTAAAAAGTGTTTTTTTAATATATGTTTTTATTAAGACATAAATTACACTTTCTTGCCCAAAAATTTTGGCCACAATCTTATTTTGCCTTGGGCTTACGCTTGCATACCATAGACATCTCATACGTCTTGGAATTGAGAATGAATCGGATTTTACCATCATCGCCGACCTCGATACCGTGCGGGGAATCCTCCCAGTCACCGATGGTCATGGTAAGCTCTCCCAGTGCATCCGCAATGGAATTCATAATCAATCGCTTTTCAGACACTTTCTTCTCCTTCTTGTCTGTATCGGGCCTGTATGCTGCGTCATACTCGATGCCATGCTCTAGCAGATAGAGGTTGGCCGCACTTGCCTTGAGTATTGCCTGCTGTCTCTTGGACTCGATATACTCGTCAGGAATCTCTATGGTATGCTCGTTACCTGTCATATCATAGTAGGTGTGCCGCATAGGCTTACTTCCTTCTATCTCTTGGAATAGGCCGGGAGTCTCGTCAAATAGACTCCACGGCCCTTCTAATTAAAAACTCTAATAAGTAGACCCTACCTATTAAATATTTCACTACAGAGCCTTGTACGTGAAGGTCTTGCTGTTCACTGCCACCTTCTCGGCACGACCGTCCTCAACGAGGAAACGCATGTTGGCTGCGACCTTGCGGGAGCTGACATCCTCGCCCATGTGCATGGCTACGGCCTTAGAGGTGGCTCCCGCCTGCTCGTCAAAAGACTTGAGAGCTGCGTAAATCTCGTCAAGGAAAGCCTGCTTCTCTGCGGACTTCTCAGCATCCTTGGCACGCTTACGCTCGATAGCCGCAAGCTGCTTGTCGCAAAACTCAACCACCTCGGCATTATCGGACATGGCAGATTTAATGGTGTTGTAAATCTCAAACTGGGTCATGTTAATCTTCTTTCTCTTGGAACCCACGGGAGGTTTCTTATCCCCTCCCTTTCTTTAATTATATTATACTATAAGTTTTCACTGGCCGCAAGAACTTTTTCAAGATGAATTTGGTTTTGAAAATGAAAAGCAAAATGAAAATCGTTTTCATTTGGAAATGACGCGCAAGCGCGCCGAAGGCGAAATTCGTTTTTGTAATTGGAATCGAAAATTAAAAAGGTTGTGCTAAAAATTTTTTTTCTTGACATTGGTTTGCTGAACTGGTAAAATGCGCATTTCAATGAATTAGGCCATGTAATCATTTTTAACACTATATGGGCTTTTGCCATAACTTTTATATCCAATAGCCAATTACTTATGCACCATTTTTTATGCTATATGAATTAACTTCCTGAACCTACAGTCCTGTTCACCAGTCACCTTGGTTACCTTATACCTATATTCTATAACGCCCATATCGGACAACGCTTCAATTGCTTTACCGACATGTTTGCTTTTGGCACCGTGGTCACTCACACCAAGAGTCTTGCAGATAACCTTATTGGTTATCTCAGGGTCTTTAAAAGAACTATTTATAGCTTTACAGGCACCATATACTCTCAATACCATAACAAGCTCTTTGCGGAGACGAGCGGAGTGAGTCATACTATCATATATTTTATCATACACCTTTTTATCTACTTTTGCAAATCTCCACCCTTCATCGAACTTATGCCGCCAATACGTCTTATCTTCCTTCATATCATATTCTAATATATCGAATTTGCCCATGTCAATATCACTTATTTCGCCAGAATTATTCGCATGATTTAAGATAGTATCTTCCAATTTGCGAACACTACGGCGAATGTTTCTGTCACTCATACCGACTTCTTGTGCCACATCCCACGGTATTATCTTTCCATCTACATAACTGACTGGTTTACCTTTTACTTCCATAACTGAACAATTGCGCTGAAACCAGAAATCTATAGCATATTCTGAATCACTCCAAGGTCTATCGAAAAATATTAATCTTTGCGGCATATAGCATCACTCTAAATTTCCATGACAATTTTCCATATGCTCTTGGAATTTTTCAAAACAAGTGTACGAACACGCGCAAGCGTGTTCAATAACAATTATATAACAACTATATAAACAATTATAAAACAACTCTATAACAACTAATATAGGAATACACGTTTTGTCCGGTTCCGACTCACGTTTTGTCCGCTTATAACTCACGTTTTGTCCGGTCCCAATACACATTTTGTCCGGTTCCGACTCACGTTTTGTCCGTTGAACTTGTTTCGCTTGCACACTACATATTACCAATAAACTAACCATACAAATCACTTAACGCTTATTAAACGCCAAACCCGTCAATTCAAATAACTTACAATAGGGATGCTTTTCATCTTTATAAGGCTCATACTCAATTAAACCTTTATCCGCAAGCCATTCAACGTACTCTTGGGCAAGTTCTCGATTCTTTTTATTATATGGCATATAACACATATCGCAAACATTCTTCATAGAGAAGATATAATTACGATGCTTAACGTCATGCTGATAATTATACATCTTGGCTAAGCAACAATAAGCAGTAGTAACCTGAGTGGCATAATCAATCGTCCATCCAAATGGAAAATCATTAAAAAGTGAATCAGTCTGTTTTTCACCCAGAAGAACAAAATAATTATTATTAACACTATAATTATAATTATAGTTATATAGCCCGTTCTCTTCATCAAACGGAATAATCATTTCATTTTTAATAGCATTTCTTATTAGTTCCTTAAATTCTTCCAAATCATTTCCACCACCACAAATGAAATAAATATCATCAAGGGTGAAACCATCACGACCATTCTTATCAGCCCAATCTGAGCAAGACTGAGCTGCAAGCGAAATAAAAGGATTATATTCCTTATCCAACAACTTTTTACCTAAATCAACTCTATACATTTCAAACTAACCTTTTAAATAGAATATTATAATACTCCTATAGTATAACATACTTCGTTTATTTTGTCAAGTAAAAGAAAAGACCCACGGCCATAGGCCGCAGGTCTTTTTACTACACACTATTTAATTTTTTCTATCTTTCTCTTGGATACAGATATATTCAGTTTCCCAACCTTCTTTGTCAAGGGTACCCGTATGAATCTTTAGTGAATAATATTTTTCCGCTTCTTGAAGAGCATTTACAAAAATCTTATAAGACAGACGGTCGCCGCAGATATAATCGAAATGTTCAAAAGGAATTACGCAAATGTTCTTATAAGAATTAACATAAACATTATGAACATATTCAGCCAATAATGTTACAACATTATCATCATTACCAGCTATTTTAATACCAACTTTATACATGTCATCAATTTCATCAATACCGTATGGTATACCCCAGCTCACTATAATAATGGGTTTTTTATCGTCTTTTTGATACCAAGTGGCTTCAAAACCCTTTTGCTGAAAATGCCTGACAACAGCATAACAATCTTGAAGAGTCATCTTCTTATATGCCGTTCTTATAACACAATTCTTACCGTGCGGCCTATCCAAATTCTTATATATCTCTTTAGTGATACTATCGACAAGATTGTATATATTATCAGTCCAAGCCATTAGGCACTCCATCAATTTCGTCAATGCCCTCAAGAATAGTCTTGCCGTCTTTCTCAGTAATCACACAGCCAAAAGGAAAATCAGTATTATAATTGTCAGTCACACCCCAACAATTATAACACTCGCCCTCTTCATCTGCGCCAGTAGCCAAAGCATCATCAATCAGGTCATACATAGTAGGCAACTCAGTATCATTGCATGTATCCTTATTGGCCGCAAGAATTTCAACTTGCTTTGCGGCACACTGATAAATATAATAATTCGCAGATAGCACGAAGTCTAAAGTTCAATAAACATTTTCTTTTACATACTTCTCATTGCTTAACAACATATGATACTCCTTAGCTTTCATTATGCGCTATTCTTTTTGGATAAGTAGATAGTCAAGACACCAATCGTTCACAGTGTTACACTCATGCACAATTACAGAATAACGAGATTGGAATTCACTAATAGCCCTTCTAAAATCTCTATAACCGAAATTCTTAGAACACATACTACAAACGTAGTTAAGATATTCAACAGGCACGATACAAGCATCTTTATTATAAAACGCACAAAGAGCTACCAAATAGTCAACCAAAAGCTCTTTAATCGCATCTATTTCATTGCCAGCAGCTTCAAATAGGTTCTTATAAGTAACATTGAGAAGGTCGATTTCAGTTGACCAAGGAATATTCAATGTCTTATGACGTTCATCGCTCAACAACATATGCGACTCTCCTAATCCCAATCGTTGACAGTCCAATAAACACTCAAATGACCGCCGGGCTTATTATCATATTCGTCAGCATCATGCCAGTAGTAATCACAGACGCACAGACCAAGGTCCTCAAAGGTATTCTTAGCATTGAGCATTTCCTTTTCAGTACCATAGCAGGAAACCCAATAGGCACAACCAGCATAATAGTCCTTACGCTCTTCGAGAAGCATGTCAGCAGCAATATTCACCAAAGGAGTAACTTCCTTCCAGAGCTTGCGGCCATTGACAACCTCATATGCCGCATCCAGGAGACCGTCAACCTGTGCAAGAATCGTCTCAACCTTAGTCATATACTTTCTCCTTCTCTTGGAGGACTTTATCTTGTCCTCTCCTTTTCTCTATATATATTATACAATATTATAGAGCAGACCGCAAGAACTTTTTATAGGTCAATTTCCTCAAGAAACAGATGAATACAATACTTGCCGCCAACCTTAGCATAACTAAGGCAATCCCAATGTGCCTTATAGCCAAAAGATACGATAATATAATTGATAGCCGCAATCACATAATCCATATCACTCATACAGTCAGCAGGAATATAGAAAAAATTAGGGCAATCTACATTCTCACGCATACGACAAATAACATCAGCAGTCTTTGTAAGAATGTTCTTATCCTTGATGCGGTCAAGGATGACGTTGAGACGAAGATTATCATACTTGTTAGTCATTTAAAATCCTTTCCTTGCTTTTCTTTAATAATATTATATAACATTATTAGACAGACTACAAGAAAAATCTTATGCGGCTAGTGGTATTATTCTTTCTTCTCTTGGATTACCTCACGCACGAGAAACACAGTCTCCCTTGCCGCATACAGAATCATACAGATACCAACGATAAAGCCAATAACACATAGGACAGTGAAAATAAGCAGACTCATAGGAGAGCTACCAATCAATGTCGCCAGTGTCATTATCATGTCCCCAGCAGGAGAATATAAAAGACAGGACAGCGCATACTCCAACGATTGCACAAACAAGACAGACAACTCCTAACACTTCATTAATCATAATCTTCATCGTCCCATACGTCAATTACGTTGTCGAGCCAATCATAAAAAGTTTCGCCACTGCCGCTTTCAATTTTATTGACGTAATCAGCAATACTATCTGTATCATCAGTGGTATTAAGGGCATCTAAAATGTCTTTATAGATATAATCCATATAACCTCCAATAGCAAAAAGGAGAATAGATTCCTCTACTCTCCTTGTGCGGCCAATCTAGTCTTCAAAATTCATTTCTTTTCGCTCTTGGCGCTCATAGTTTTGGCCGTTCTCGAAGCCTTCATCGTAACCATCTTCATGACCTTCATAGTAGCCATCTTCACGACCATCTTCATAGCCAGTACCGTAACCATCTTGCCAACTGGTGACTTTATCGTTGTGTACATCGGTACAATATGTTTTCAAAACTTTGTTATATGCGCCAGCAGTCTGAAAATAACGTTTAGCAACACACGCATTGAAGCCTGCGGACTCACTGTACACATCGGTATCAGCACATTTAGAGCGCGTCACTTCACCGTCTTTCCACCACACGATAGTCCAAGGCTTGTCATATTTAACGCGCTTAATCTGATTGACACTATGTTCATTAAACTTGCGGCGAACCTGTTCATCACGCTTTTTCTTTTCTTGGACTAGTTTCTCATGTCCATCTATAAGCGCATCATAAAGGCTCTCAAGCAAATCGTCAGACAGTTCCATATCAACAATGCGGTCATTACCATCGGTACCATAGTTAAACTTACTCAGAAACTTTGCGTTCGTAACCGCAAGCGAATGTGCGGCATACGCAATTTCATTTGCATTATACACTTGATGCTGAATACTAGCATCTTTATACATCACGCTATCAGATACCGTAGTTTTCTCAACGCCAAGCATACTAGTTCTCCTTACTAAAGTCCTTCTGGACCTGCTCAAAATATTTATAGAGGTCATCGTTCAGCTCGCACAGCATTGCGATACGAATCCATGTATCAAACTTAGTGATACCATCCTGACCATGCCCAACGAACTCATACCAAGGCACCTCGTCACCATACGTATCCTCAAGTGTCTCACGAATATCTTCATCGGCGAACATAAACGCAATCTTCTCATAGTCGGGCGCATACGACACGAGGAAACAATCAGGATGCCCAGCAGAAGACGCATTGCCAGTTACATCATCAGAATCATACATATCATCAAAAACCTCGCTCCAGTCAGTATCACCATCATAAGTGCCGTCTTCGAAGTTGGCAACAATGAAGTTCTTGGCATCATCCTCGACCATGTTCTTGAAAGAAAGATAAATCAAGCCCATTCTAATTCCTCTCTTGGATAACTAATATATCAGATTAAAGGTTCTCAATACTGCCGACATAGCCCTCGTAAACAAGATGATGCTCACGAAGATTCTTAGCGGCAACCTCGGCCATGATGCGGTTAAGCTGCTCAAGGCTATTGAAAATGCACTCGGTATACTCGATGCCGCAGAAACGACCATCGCCTTCGTAGAACTTGTTGAAGATGATGTTAGCCTTCATGTACTTAGCCATATTGGAAAAACCTTTCTTTTCCTTTTGTCTTTCTTTAATTATATTATATAATAATGAAAGGCAAACCGCAAATATTATTTTCTACTCTATTGGTCTACACTATGAGCGAAACCTTCGTCCCCTTCTTCAAGACCGAAGTAGAAGTTATATTCATCGGCCACGCTCTCAGGCATATCTACTGCATTCTCATGAATGGACTTGATAATATCCATAGTGATATGCAATACCATATCATCGATTGCTCCGCATACAATCTCATAAATCTTGTCAATGGCATCGTCCTTAAACTTAGGATTGCGGCCTTTGCCAAGCTCATTGACCATATATACGATATGCTCTTGGTTATAGAATACATCCCTCAAAGCCTTGCTGCGAACAAAATCATAATAATCTTGCAGCAAATCATCGGAGTCACACCAACGGTCTTCCATGTTTATCTCCTTAAAGTTTGCGGCCACAGATGGGGCAAAAGTTAATGTCAATTGAGCTTGCGGCAGATTCACCGCATTCATCGTCAATGCAAATGAATTTGCGTTGCGGATTTTTGTAAACATCGCAAATGGTGATAGAATAGTCCACACCCTCAGAATATTCATCATCAAGCATGTTTGCGCCAAATCGAACATCGGCAGGGTACTCACAATACTTGCACATAGAAGAACTTCTTTCTCTTGGTTTCTTTAATTATATTATATAACAATTTCAGACAAGACGCAAGAACTTTTTAAAACTAATGTTAATAATGATAACAAACTGTCACTTCTACATCATCAGTATCATCACAATGATGCGCAGTACGAATTACAATACTAAATCCAGCTTCGGCATACTTGGCAAGAACTTTAATATCAGGCGCAGTCAATCCAATAAGATAAAGAGTACAATACGTAGTATTGTTATAGGCGCTATATTTGAAAGATGCGTCAATCATAGTTTCAAGAGTAGTACGTAGGTCTGTATGAGAAGGATTATTATGAATATATTCACGTTTAAACTCTAAAGGCTGAATCATTAATTACTCCTTAATAAGACAAAAGTTCCCAAGTGTTTACCAGAAATGCTTCGTTCGTATCGACCGCATACAGAAGAACATGACCATCGCCATAAATCTCTTCAACCTGGCAGATAATGAACTTGCGAGTATAAGGGTTAAGATACTGTACGTAATCGTTGCGCTTCATATACTTTCCTTTCCCTCTTGGTATACTTATATTATATACCATTATTTCACCATCTGCAAGAAAAATTTTAAGCGTGCGGTTTAAAAAGCAATCATATGATATAGCTGGTCAACTAAAAGATAAAAATAATGTCCAAGTATATCATTATCATACTCACAACGACTTGGCGGTAAAGTAATACTTGGATATACAACATCATTCGTGTTTACTTTATAAGTATTAAATACAACAACAAGGCTGCCTTCCATTGGTTTTGTAGTCAAAAAAATACTACAATATCCCAATGGTTCTTTGTCATATTTAGACATAATTTCAAAAGAGCAGGACGTATCAAAATTATCAGCTTCATCTTTATAAAACTTAATAACGCCAACTTCCCAACACGCGCTGTTTGTATTAAAACAATAGACTTTTAAGGCATTGTAGATTTTTTTAAAAATATTCACGCTTTTCTCCTAATAAAAAACAGCCAAAGCATATAAATTATGTATCAAACGATAAAAATAACGTCCCAAAACATCGTCAGTGACTTCATATCGACTTAATGGCAAAGTAACTTTAGGATACACGTTGCCAGCTCCATAGACACTTTCCTTATATGCCTTAAACGAAACAGTCAAAAAATCAGAAGTGGCTATAGTGATACTACATTGACCAAAAGATTCTTGACTATAGTTGGCAAGAATATCGAAAGTACAACGCGAAGCAAGACGATTTTCGTGAAACTTTACATGACTAACCGTCCAACATTGAGTCCTATCAAGACTATGTTTTTTAATAGCATTGTAGATTTTCTCTAGAATATTTAAAGCATTTGAATCATTCATAGCTCTCCTAATAACAACGCATTAAAGTATCAACTTCATTTACAAAACTATAAACGTATTGACCAATAGAATCCCAGTCCTTGCCGCCATGATACGGAATAACGAACTTTGCAGTTGAATTACCCATATGACGATTATACTCCCAAATCGAAAAATCTAGCTTGTGTTGCGTTTCCAAATTATTGTCAGTAATTACTAAATCATCAACGGATACGCAACCTTTAAGTGATTCATCATCAAGCCAAACCATACTGAAAAACACTTTGCTTGGATTAAGTTTATTTACAGAAATACGTACGGGCTTCCAATCAAAATGACAAAGAGGTCGCTCACGGTATGTCTGTTCAACCTTGGCGGCATATTCAGTCAAACTCTTGACAATTTCATCAGTCAGGTAATAACTCATTGCTAATCCTTATCAAAATCGTTTGCGGCCAATAAACAATCAAGAACATGTGCGGCATCCGCTACTTTCTCTAGAACTCCCACAACAGTCCCAGCATTATATCCTTCACTGTCTCGAAAACATAGCACAAAATTGTAAGCAGCAGAATCGCTATCGTCCAAACTACCACCGTTAGGATAGATGTGAATATTACAATCAGCAGTTTTATCAGAAATATCAGAAGCGACTCGAACATAAAGTTTATCCTCTTGCTTCTTGACGATATTCAAGATATGCCAAGAGTACTTGACAACATTATCATACATAAAATCGTGGATAAGCTGATTCATAAACTTATTCATCTTACACTCCCAACGTTTGGCAAATGGCGGCATAGACATATGCACACTCCATATAGCCTGCACTATATACTGTCAATTCCTCAACATCGTCACTGCCGAGTGCGGCAATAACGAATAGCGGCGCATATTCAAAGCCCTTATAGTTAACATAAGCCGTAACAGTCACATGCTTATCACAAAAAGAATAAGTATAAGTCTGCTCGTCCATGCTTGCGATTGCCACATCCTCATGGCACATGCGCATCACATGGTTGACGTTGGCGAAAACCTGCTTGACAGTCTGCTTAAACTTCTTGCTGCTCTGGGTCATGTTTTATCCCTTCCTTGTCTTTCTTTATATATATTATATAATAATATAAGACTGGCCGCAAGTATAAAATTATCGGTAAAGCATCTTAATTGCCATGTCGATAATATCATTCATATAGATACTACCCACTTCACATTTATATTCTGACACATTTAGCTCTAATGTATCACAGCCATCATAAAACAAGAAGTGTACACGACCAATAGGATAATCATGACTATAATATGTATACTCTTCAAAACAACTTATGGCGCAAGAGCAAAGAAGTTGATTATCTGTCTTTTGCCGTACATCAAATGATACCACATTATCATGCTCTTTGGGCTTACATGCTTTCCAGCTATACATATCGCCATTACTGCACTTACCATAAATGGTATCAAACAAAATCTTGGCGCTCTTCATTTTCTTTCCTTTCTTGGAAAACAAAAACAGGGGCTTGCGCCCCTGTTTACAATTAATATAGAGACAACTTGTTCTCTGGTACGTAAACGGTAGAGCCATTTAGATACTTGACAAGGACTGTTCCGTTGCTATTGAAGTGCAGAATCTTAACGACACTTACAATACCAGCGGGACCAGTATAGGTGACATAATCTCCAACAGATAGTTTAAGCATTTTCGTCCTCTTCCTCTTCATCATCGTCTTCAATCCACTCATGGTCTACAGTCATATATCCGGCTTCTGCCAAATCATCATACATGTCAAACCAGAGGTAATCATTCAACTCAGTATCAGTGCGGATAGTTCCATCACCATACAGGTCGGCTTCTTCAATCATATTAGAAATATAATCGTAAGCGTCAGGATGTTCAACCAAATCATCAAGGCGTGTTTTGCCGCCAGACCAAGCAGGGAACCGATAAAGGGGAGTGTCGCAAACGTAACGCATATCTTTCTTCTTTCTCTTGGCTTTCTTTAATAATATTATATAATATCAAAGAACGTAGGTCAACTAGAAAATAGTAAGAATTTTCGATTCCTTTACCATGTCACAGAAGAGCATAACTGCGAAGTTCTGCACTGGACTTTCTCCCATCACGCCCTTCTCACCTAGATATGTGCGGCCAATCTTACTATATGTAACATCATTTCCATTCTGATATTCACAATAAATATCGAAATAGATAGGTACTTGCTTGCGGCCTACCACTGTGAACTTGATACCACGATAGTAAAAAGTGCTGCGCGTTTCGCCGTTATACTCACCAATCAGCCAACCCTCATTATATGCGATGGTATCCAAAGCCGACAAAATGTTAGATATAAGGTTGCAATTCATTAAATCTCCTTAGAGCTTGCGACCACAGAAAGGACAATACTGAATCTCATGCGACCAACCTAGCTTATCAATGCTTTGGGCGCTATAGTAATATTCGCCCATGAGATAATATGCTTTATCTGTACCTGAATAATGAATATACATACCAATATCTGAATCGCCATTGTCGTAATCGGTACAGTCGATACTTTCGCCCCAGCGGGTGTTCATCTTGAAATTACAATACTTGCACATATAATCTCCTTAGAGATAGTAAACATCTTCACGCTTGGCAGTATGAAATACGCCATCTTCGTCAACAATAACAAGACTATCGCAGAAGAAAAGAATATCTGCAACTACACCATATACATCGCCGTATAGAGCCTTATAAAGAACCATAGAGCCAATCATATAATTTCCTTTCCCTCTTGGCCTATATATATTATATAATAATATATAACGAAACGCAAGAACTTTTTAATGCGGCATTAGGAGATTTATAAAGGCACCATAAGGCGAGAAAATCCAAGGGATAACGGTGGCAAATGCTATAACAGCAATACCAACGAAAACTGCACTTAGGGCATAGCAGATGTAACTTATAGCGTCGAGAGCTTCATATTTATCCCTTACACAGCTTTTTTGATACTTTGTTAACGGTAATTTCTCCCAGTCAAAATATTCCTTACTTTTAGCCATACAAAATCGAGCTACAACCAAAAGAGCAATAGCAAGAATGGCAAGGATGATAACCCTACTAGCGTATACCGTAATCACATATGAAGCATATGCTGGAATTACGTCTTTTGTAACAGCGCTTGCAGCGATTCCAAGCTGATTTGCAATTTCTTTAATAACTTCTGTATTCATTGTTCACATTCTTCCATCATTGAACGGCCTAAATCGGTGATAACACGACCGCGCGGCTGCTTTTGAATATAACACTTAGATAACAAATAAGGCTCAATTTTAGTCTGCACAGTATCTTTATCCATACCAAGAGTAAGACAGATTGTATCCACACCTACAGCACGGGTATTGCTGTTAAGGAAATTCATATAATCCATATCATCTTGATTAAGACCGAACTTGTTGATTCCCATCACATATAGAGCTTCATCAACGATTTCAGGATTGATTACGCCATCATTCATAACTAATGCAAAATCATATACACGGGCTACATAAGAATTGGCATTGCGTGGAATACCGCGAGTAGTTGCCGCAATCTTATAGATGCTCTTTTCATCAATCTTAATTTTCTTCTCTTGACAAATCTTCTCTACGATAGATGCCATATCAGCTTTAGAATATGCGGCTAATTTAATTTGAATAGGGAAACGGTTCAAAAGCGCATCGTTAAGACCACCATAAAGATTAGTTGCGGCAATAAGAGTAAAATGCGGCAAGCTCACCCTTGTCGCCACTCCGTCCACTACAACATCTGCTTGGAACTGCTCCATTGCAAAATATAGAGACTCTTGCAATCTTTGGCTAATTCTATGAATTTCGTCGATAAAGAGCACGTCATTCTCTTTAAGATTAAGAAGAATCTCGTCAATTACCTTCTTATCATTAATCGCAGGGCCAGAGAAAGCCTTAAACCCATATCCAAGCTCGTGTGCGATTACATTAGCCGTAGCGGTCTTGCCGCAACCAGACTGGCCTGTGATAATCGTATGCGGGAAAGATTTCTTCTTAATCTGTGCCGCCTTAATATAGATTTGCAGCATCTTTTGGACTTTTGGTTGTCCTTTCAAATCTTCAATCTTGCATGGGCGAAAACCAAACTCAGAAGCCATATAAAATCCTTTCTGCTTCATTTCTTAAATATATTATATCATTTTATATGGCTTACTACAAGAAAAAAATAGGGCTATTTCTAGCCCTACCATTAGTACTTAGGAATTCGTCCATTAAACTTGCGTTCGCCGCATTTGGTGAATTTATCGCAATCTAAGTAAGAACATACAAAGTTATCTTCTTCATCGAAGATACCGTTATCACTATGGAATACATATACATCGTGCGGCTTCTCATACTCTTCCCAAGCGTCCATATTGTAGGCAATATCATGCGCGAGGAAAAGTGCAATATCTGCATCACTATCTAGAATAGGAATTACCTTCATTCCACGATAGGAATCAACACCATCTTCAAACCAGTCCATCACAACAAAAAACATATTTACCACTCCACTACTAAAACAAAATAACCGTTCTGAGGAATCACATAACAATTATAACCTAAGCTATGATAATATATAACGATATTGCGGCGAAACTCTATATCTTGCGCACGTTCATCATCACAGGTGAAAAGTTCGACCTTGCATCGAAATTTCATACGCTCTGCCGCAGCAATAATCTCTTCATTGATTTTATCTTCTAACTCTTGGGGAATGTCATAATCATATTTATAAAGAGTGTCATATACCATTGTACGGGCATCATTAGCAATCATAAAATACCTTTCTAAATCATCGCGCGACAAGTTACAACTGGGCAACCTTGCCAATCGCGTATACAATCTCTATTAAACCAAGTATCACAAGGGCGATACTTAGGCTCAAACCAAGGACAATTAGGACAAGACGCACGCAATGGTGCAATACTGCCTGTCTGTCGCATCCATGTACGGCATACGTCTCCATGAATACATGCGGCCATTACTCATGCTCCTTACGATAACGCTCAGCATCTGCCGCGGTCGCTAGAAAATACTCATGCTCATGGCCCGGCCAATTGTATTCAACAAAAACTCCCATTGAACGCAAAATTGACTGTGCTCCGCGAAGCTGCGTCTCATAACGTTCACGGTTTTCAGAGAAAGCCTTTAGCTCACGTTCAGACTTACTCTTTACAGAATTGCTAATAATACTGCGCTCAATGTCTTTCGTGGTATTGAACCAGCTTAGAACGCTCTCCTGCTGGTCTTTTGTAAGATAATTATAATGTTCTGGATAATCAAATGTACACATATCTACTCTTTCATCACTGTAATTGTAGACTCACTTCCGAGTCTATGTCCTATAATTGCATTATACCCAAGTTTCTGCAAGATTATACATATATCTTCGCATTCTTTTTGCGGCATTTCATATACGCAATACTCAAAACCAATAGGTTCATCATTCTTTTCATGCTCTTGGATAATGCTTAAAATTTGCTTGAGGTCATATATGGTATCTTTTTCCATAATCACAAATTTCTTAGCTTATGGACGCGTTCTTTGATTGAATTAAATACCAAAGAATCGCATCCGTAATCAATGCTGTCTGGGTTGATGGTACAATCACAGCACATCCCAGATTTACTAAAGTATCTACATAAGTCATTGCCAGAAATACACCTGTTTAAGTCCTCCTCCAATTTTCCCCAATTATCTGGCTTATTAAGATAGAGAAAGGTAGAGTCGGTAATTAGCGAATTAGTTTCAATTTCCCATTTGTCTTTCCTTTTATCATATGTAAAGCTGAGCACTTCCTGCTTTTTACCGTCATATTTGTATAGATACTCGGTATCTAATGGAATCTCATGACCTTCGGCATCTTTTGGTAATAGCGTAATTTGAGTTGCCATTTAATCTCCTTCTATACAATCATATACTCGTCTACAAGACCCTTGGCCTTTGCACGAGCAGGCATGTAGCGTCCAGCCCACATGCGCTTGATAACATCCTCAGGTACACGTTCAACACCTCCGCGCTTAGCATTCTGCGGTAAAGCAATGTCAAGGCCACGATTGAAGTATACAAGAATAATCCTATCGGCGTTCTTGCCGCAATTCTCAACGGTCTTGCGAAGCGACTTCCAAGAAATATGAGTAGCATCTGCAATAACATTAATATCATTGCAAAGATTGTCATTAATCTGACTATAGAAATCCTTAATAACGTCACTCTCATACTTAAAGTAATCCATAGAAGGAAGAAAATCAGGGTCGTTTGCCATATATTTAAAGCGGATATAATCACGCGAAACAATCTTGGCATCAAGCTCGGCGTAATGCTCATGCGCCCAAAACGACTTGCCGCAGCCGGGAATTCCTGCTAGAATATAAAGGTTAGCCATATTTATCTCCTAATCATACAAGCGGTTTGCTTTTCTAGCTTTATCGTACTCTTTTTCTGGATTATAATTGCTATTACACTGATGCGTTAAATGCCAAAACTTGCACATCTTGCACTTATATGGACGCAAGGTTTTTGAGCTATTGACGAATATCATCTTAGCCGCACATAACGCATCATATCTGTTAGCGTATTTTTTCTTTGATTTACATACACCTATATTGTGATACCTAACGTGACAAAAGTGCGGACAAAGAAAACTTTTATCATATAACTTTGTCGTGTCTTCAATCATCTGACGAGTATCGTTATAATATCCACAATCGACATTGCTGCCATGCTCTTTAATTCTATTTTGACACACAGTACAAATGAAAGTAGGCATCTTATATTCTTTCTCTTGGCTTTTCTTTAAATATATTATATCATTTTGAATTGCTGTATGTCAATAAAAAAAATAGGGTAACTTCTATAAAAGAAGTTACCCTACATAATGTGTGGAGGAAGTGACTGGTGACGCTCCAGATTCCCTGTTAAGGAACACATCGCTTTCGAGGCGAGTCCGAACGCTGGTTCGATTCCACTTCCTTATGGCGGCTAACCGAAGTGCTGCCCTCCATTCCCTCTTGGGAACGCACCGCTTTCTAGGCGGGCCTAGTCGCTGGACTAGTTGATTAGCCAAAGCAGGATGCGTATTCACGGCGCATCCAGAGGGTCTGTTTTTACGGTGTTTAAGCTCACCAATTACTCCGTGAAAGCACTCGCTTATCTCCTAGCGAGAAGGCTCGCTATCCTCTCGAATAGCTGTGCGGCGTTGCCTATTCTACCGCAAAAGCTGTTTTCGGCACAGTTTCAAAGCCACCGCCAATAGGGGCGTTGAAAACTCGGAGATACCGAGACTCGAACTCGGAATGGCTTTCACCACGACACCTTAGCAGGGTGCTGCGCTACCATTACGCCACATCTCCATATATAAACAGCATCAGATCTCTCTCGTCAAGTTTCGCTATGAGGAAGCGCTTCTGAGTTATCATTATCCTGTATCTAATACTGTTTTAAACTATTTTATATATCTTGTTAATAATTTCTTAACCAAGCCCATTTATATCCATAAGCCGTTTTTCTTACACCGTTACATACTTGTGTGATATGCCGACATTTCTTTATGTCTTTAAGCCATCTACCTGCATCTTTACAAGAGCAAAATGTTTTTAAAGGCTTGTTTGTTTCTTTGTCAATCATTATAATTGGTTTAGATAAATGCTCAGCTGACGTCGTTATTTTTACACCACATTCCTTACACGCAACTCTTACTGTGGCATAATCGCAATGAAAAAATTCACAAACTTTATACATTGTACCAAGTTCTAGATATTTTTCAGCAATTTCTTTATAATCATAATACTTTTTACTATCGCCACCTTTTGTGGCATTATATCCAGTATGACCATATGTATTTAATTTAGCAATCCAATATTCTTCTCTTTTTGAAGAGTCCTCGGCAGAACATTCTTCTAATTGCTCAATATGAAAATGTTCAACACCATACTTATTCATAGCTGAATATAAAGGACGCTTATTGCATCTTTCTCTTTTGCTGTCTGCAATATGCTCTCCAAACCTTCTTTCGAGCGAAAAGTTGGTTTTGCCAACATATTGTTTTCCGTTAACATCATTTGTAATTACATAAATAAAAGCCATATAATCCTCAATCCTACCTCAATAATAATATTGAGTAAGCAGGCGTTGAGGTTTATTCGCTTTTCCTTATGGTAGCTACTCCAATAAGTAGCTTACTCAATTATACAATATAAAAATCGCGTCATAGCGATTATATGATTTAGACCAAGATAGTGCAAGATTTTGGACTCGAACCAAAAATTTTCGCTAATCTGGCGATAATACAGTTTATAAGTCTGCTGTTTTACCATTAAACTAATCTTGCACTATCTTGGTCTTTATCAGATTGTAACTAATAATTATTGTAATACGCTTCTAACATGGCAGGAACGCCATCAAGAAGCTCATTCTCGCCAAGAATCTCAATACAAAGGTCAACCATATCAATATCATACATATCGTAAAGCAAATCAACATATGCGTCACGGTCAGATTTACTAATCTCCATTGTATTCCTCTTCGTCATACTCTCCATCATTGCACATCCAATCATTAACGCATACCTTGTCAGGTTCGTCATCAATTAAATGCTTGCGGCAAATTCCTAGATACCAAAGGTCTGTAGACTCATAATATTTGCAATTACCGCATATATTAGTCGCTTCAACCATTATTTCTTCTTTCTCTTGGTTTCTTTAACTATATTATAGCATATCTTTTAACCAAAAGTCAAGAAAAAATTAGACATAAAATTCGTTAAAATTATTAAGCCAATCCAAGAGAGCTAAAGATGTAAGTGGAGCCATGTTCCATAACTGCTCAGCACAATAAGTGCTAGTATGAGAAGGATTCTTTTCCATAGCATTGACAACAAGCTCATAGAAAACAGCACGGTCAACCTTTTTAAGTTCATCTACAATCTTCTCAATATCTTTCTGCTGACTAAGGTACACAATGAAATCAAGAATCATAGCAGTCATTTTATTAAGGTGCATACTACACATTTCACTCATATTTCGACTCCAATTTAGGATGAATTGCCCATTCACCGCACCTGTCCCCGCTTTGGGGAGAAGGATGTACAGTATAAACATTATAATCTGTTGGGTCAATAATTACATTTGGAGGAAAACGATAGCAACTGCAATTTTTGTAAAATCTGCAATTGCCGCAGATACGCTGGACTTTATGCTTGACTTCCATTTTACTCTCCAAGCTCAATTTTTTTCTGCTGAACATCGAGCCAAATGTCATGAATATTAACAGGAGTAAGATTATTAGTGTCAACACCTACATGATATGTCCAATCAACAAGGCCCCTGGGAGCCGCATCATGAACATGACCGTATAGAATGACATTGGCGCTGTCTCCACGCATTTCCTCGGGGCGCTCGTGAATCATAATGAAACTGACATCATTGTAATCAAGACAAGATACCTTGTTTTCAATAATCCAGCCGAGCTTTTCCATTTCAGCAATGCGCTTCTTGGTATCATGATTACCGGGAATCACATGAATCTTTCCATTGAGACGAGAACCATATTTAGCTACAGTCTCAAGCGGTCCCATGAAGCAGTCACCAAGATGATAGACAGTATCATCAGGAGATACAACGGAATTCCACCTTTCGATGATGTCTTCGTTCATGTCATCAACCGTATTAAAAGCACGCGACTTCTCACAATAATTGATGATATTCTGATGCGAAAAATGAGTGTCACTGACTACAAAGATGCTCATTGAATCTCCTTTCGATTTCTTAAATATATTATAGCATAATATATAGCCAATAGTCAACAAAAAAAATAGGGACTCTTTTGAGTCCCTATAAAATATCAATGTGTGCGGAAAAAGTTTATTCAGTGTTGGATGGTCATAAAAATTGCTATATGAAGTAACTGAATAATAATCACGTACATTTGCGTCTATATAGCTCGCACACTATATAGGCGAGAAAGGGGTTTACAAATAACGGTAAGGAAAAAGTGTAAAGAGTATAGGTGGGGTTGCCTCTTTCTAATGAAAGCTGCTCTTATTTAAACATATAACGAAGTAACTCTTTACTAATCACTTGCCGCACAAGAGAAAGCGATACGGAAATAGGTGTCTCAGTTTGAGTAATCGGCTCGAAATGGAGATTTGAAGTATCTGAAACATTATCACGTATCGCCTACTTTAATAAAATAAATGCGGAAAAGATAAAATCAGTTTAAACGTGCAACCGACACAGAGCTGGAGTCGAACCAGCGAATACATTTTTCCAGAATGAAGTAACTGATTTATCATCACGCATTATGGTAAACAAATAAATGCGGAAAAGTTAGATTCAGTGTCTAATTATTAACATACCAAAATTAATGAAGTAACTGAATAATAATCACGCATTATGGTAAACAAATAAATGCGGAAAAGTTAGATTCAGTGTTACAATACATAAGCCCATACGAAGTAACTGAATCTTAATCACGCATTTAATAAACATTGGTGCCGCATCTAGGTAACGCTCCTAGCCAGTCATAGACAGAAGATTTACAGTCTTCCCCTCGTCTTTAAAGGAATACTGCGGCAATGGTACGCCGGGTCGGATTCGGACCGACATGCGGAATGGTTACCGCCAAAGGATTTTGAGTCCCCGCTCTCAAGGCCAATCGGAGTGCCGGCGCATCTTTAATTGGTTTGTTTCTGAATCCCAAGCATATCAAAAAACTCGTCTGGAATAAACTTGTCATCCAAAGGCTGATAGTCTTTCCAAATAATCAGAGGATACCAAGTCTTTGACCACTCGGTAAATTCAGCAAATTCATCGTTATATCCAAAAGAAACAGCAAAACCAAACCAGCTAGGCTTGACATGCGGGAAAGTCTTTTTGATAATTCCCTCATTATCAACAAAATCACCGATACGACCGCAAATAGTACAAACATTCCTATAGGCATAAGTCCATGTGCCAGCGTACTTATCAAAGTAATTGATAACAATACTCTTATCGTAAGCGTGCTTATGATTGGCTTTCTTCACTGTCTTTTTCTTTTTGCGAGCGGGAGCATTGGCCGCATCATCGGGAATATAAGCATATTTAGTTGCCAATACTTCATCCTTATAAGGATACGACATTTACAAAGCTCCTTTTCTACTTTTGGATAAATTGAGTAGCTATCTACTCTGCTGGAATGGTAGGACTCGAACCTACAACAATGCGGTTAACAGCCGCAGGCTCTACCATTGAGCTACACTCCAGCAGGGTAGATAAGCCACGTTTTGTTCTATTGAAGTGACAGGACTCGAACCTGCGACACGTTGAGTTAACAACATTCTACCAACTGAATTACACTCCAATAGAATGAATTACTTATATAGAAGAATATTATGAAGGTAGTTGTCTGCATCTTCAAACGTGTCGAAATCTTTGATTATCTCAAAACGAACAGTAGAACAATCAGTGTTGACACGAATTGAATAGATACCGCAGGTCTTTTCACGACAAATGACGAACTGCTTCATAACAAACCTCTTTCTCTCTTGGTCTATGTATATTATATCATAATATAAACCAGAAGTCAAGAAAAAATATGCGGAAAAATTGGGGTCAGACTAACAAATGCAGCGTACCGCATTTAAAATATACCATAAAATCTTCACGAAGTAACTGAACCATCATCACGCATAATAAATAAACTTAACTAGGAAAGAATGACACCCTGCTTTGCCTTGTTAATCTTGCGGCGTAGCTTGCGCATGATGCCTACATTTTCTGAGTTCTTACCTTTGCGGTTAAGTAGCATCTGATAACGCTGTTCCATCGTCTCGATTGACTGTGCCATACTTTCTTACCTTTCTCTTGGTTTACTACACTAGAAGAAAACAAATGGTCAAACCTAACAGCGTACTAAGCATTACACTTCTGGGTGTTGGCAATAAGCCGCAGGGTCACTGGTTTGTTGACGGTACTGTTGACTATCCTTTTTCCCTTTCCTTCTAGATATATTATATCAAATTATTCAACTATTTGTCAAATAATTTTTTATAACAAAAATTGGTCGCGAGGTGTTTCTGCATAATATTGATTTAATGTTTCACGATTGCATACTGCAATACGACTTGGCGTAAACTCTTTATCATCATTAGGATGATGCCAATCTAGCGCTGCTCCGCAAGCATTATACCCGCAAATATCACAGCCACGATTTACTTTTTCTTTTTCTAGCTTTTGGCTAATAAGAAATTTTGTAGCTTTATTTCTTTCTTGATGTGAACCTATATCTTCTGGTAAGCAATCATAGCAAATTTGACGATTTGCTCCACCTTGTTTACCACTAGGTCTAACAACAAAATCTTTTTCACAAATAATACATTTAGGCATATATCCACACTTTCCTATCCACTAAATACAATAGATAGGCAGGTGGTGGATATTCACTTTTCCATGAGGTAGCTACTCCTTATGTAGCCTATCTAACAGCCAAAAAATGGGCAAATTTATATAGCGACTGTCCAAACCGCTAAAATTGACTTGGGGTAGTACAGGCGAGTTCAAAGCTCGGTCTACTACCACTTGGAGAGTGTCTAAGATTAGCACTCTATAAGAATAATACAAACACATTACTTGGAATGGTTGAATCTTATTTATATTATTCTATTAGAACACTAAAATATGGGAGCCAACTGACAGTGCTGCCCTGTCTGCTTCGCTTTACAAGAGCGATGTATTACTGTTATACTAAGCTGGCTTTGCCGATATAATATTTGCTTCTTTCTTTGCGTCCATATCCTTTATTGGCACCTTTATAAGTTGCAGTTAAAGAGTGACAATTTGGACAGATTAAGTCAAGATTAGATTCATCATTATTTCTATAATCACCGTCGATATGTTCGACTTCAAGAGGAACTTTATGAGTATAAGGATTTTCCTCATGCCATCCGCACCGAGAACATTTACCGTCATACTTTTCAAATAGGTATCTTGTTATATAACGAGATATACCATATTCACCTTTTAATCCGGTTTCTAATCCATTTTTCCATCGTTTAATATATTGCGTGTATTTATACTCATTTTGACAATGATTGTCACAAAACTTATTACGAGAATTTATTTGCTTACCACAATTCAAACAAGTTCCCATAATGCTCCAATCAAAGCTCAGAATGTTAAAAGAAAATGAGCCTGCAATACTCTAGAAATCTTGCAGGCTCTAACACCACTATTACAATATAAAAGTTGCGCAATAAAAATTATAACTTTTTGTCCAGAACTTTTATTTTGTAACTAAAAATATTATATCATATTGATATAAAGTCTGTCAAGAACTTTTTTTAATTATCAAACCAATAGACAACAAGAATATCCTGCGGAGTTAGATAATATGCTCCTTCAATGCTACAATAACGCTTGATGTCTTCGATGAAATCACCGATACTATCTTTAAGCTCATTGTTAGAGGAATGACTTCCAAGCATATCATCGACCGCATACTTAGTAGAACTAATTGCATTATAATGATTGATAATATCAGAGAGCATAACAGCATTATATCCATATGCGCCGCCCTCTTCCCAGTCTTCCCATTCTTTAAGAATCTTTTGCGGCACAAGACCATCATAGTCAAAATACAGACCAACTGGGCAAGCAGATTCATCTACATATACACGACCATTGCCATCCATGAGCCAAGAAAACAGCTCATAATTGCGACCATTGTATGGCTGGGCATATTCATACACGACACTATCATCATCATTGTTATAATACTTAGAAAATAACTCTACCGGATAATACTCTTCGCATCCATTCTTCTGTGCATACTCGCTTGTCTTCCTAGCGAGATAAACATGAATATCCTGTCCCATAAAAGCTCCTTACAGCGTATCCCTATCATATACTTGACAGGCAAGGTTTAAGTCCATAAGATTGGCGTAAATATCACTAAGTCGATTTGCAATATCCGCACGAGTGTTATTTTTACAAGAACGACCATTGAGATTCTTAATCTCGTTTTCCAAATCGCTCAACTCAGAATTGATAGCGTGTTGTACCTCATACAAATCATCGCCGATAAGACCTTCAACACCAGTTGCGTAGTTCGTATTGTGATAATTGAAAAGCATCATGGACTCTAGTTCATCATAGTTGAAGCCGTTCTCTTTCAAGCAAACGTCCAAGTCGCGCTTCGAGTCAATATTGTAATATTTATCTTTGACAAACAAATCCATGATACCTTCCTTTCTCTTTCTTTAACTATATTATATAACTTCTTAAACCTCTTGGCAAGAACTTTTTTTAACCAAATAGCTTTAGCAGACGGGCAAAATCTTGGTCAAGAAGAGACTCATAAGAAGGACGACTTGTGCAGACAGTCTTTGCATCCTTGGTATCCTTTTCAATGTCCTCAATCTGCTTCTTGATTTCCTCGGCCTGAGACTTGAGGTCAGCTAGCTTAGCCGCACGCTCTTCGCGCTCCTTCTTAATCTTTTCAGCCTGTTCCTTATCCTTCTTCTGCTTGCGGCCATTGGATACAGTCATAAGCTCGCGCGCAAGAGTACTAGTTAGCTCATCAATAACCTTCATAGCATCTTTGCCACTAGCTTTATGGTCTAGGTCAAGACCGTCAGAATCGGTTACATGTACACCAAAGTCTACGACACCATCCTCATTTGCTGTCATAGCTAGATTAAAGTTTAGACCATAAGATTTTGTCATTTACAATTCTCCTTTTAATTCTTTTGTTCCTTTAACTTCGTTAATATTATAACAAATATTTTTCTAGAAGTCAACTATTTTATTGAAAATATTTTAGTACCAACCATGAGACTGCCAGTGTGCGGCTGCATTTTCCCAGCTACCATATCTATTTGACACATATTGCTCAGCAACCCTGTCTTGATTTTCCTGCGACAAGTCTCCATTCAAATAGGAAATATCAAGCTGATATGCGCCATAGTAGCGTCCATTGGTTGCGCTATAACTGCCGCCACTTTCTTTAGAAACAATGAAATCACGTGCAGAGCCATTCCAAGAGTAGTTAGAGTATGAATAACTTTGTGTACTATATGAGTTAGACTGTTGATTCTGATAACTTACCTGCGCCGCAGCTTTTTGAGCAGCAGCTTCTTGAGCCGCACGTTCTTCTGCTTCTTTCTTTTCTTGGAGAGCTTTCTGTTTCTTATCTGCACCATACTGTTTCCAGCTATCAAGTCGAGCCTTATATTGCTTTAGTTCTGTAATAGTGTCGCAAACAGATTGCTTCTCCATAATATCTTGAATCTCTAGAATATCATTCTGTTCAAGATAATCTCCGTAATTTTGAATGATAAAGATAACATCCTCATGCTGAGAATCTTTCATGTTACATTTATCCACTAGCCATGTCTGAGCGTTATTGTACCCATCTTCCTTATATGGAATCATAGCATCAAGTGTAGTTGTGCGGACTGCCGCATTTGTAATTTCATCATTAACGATAATTGCATCTGCTTCATTTACATAAAAAGCATTTGTCACGCCAGCGAGTGCCACTACGGATAGGCACATAGCCAATGCTTTCGTTTTGTTTTTAATGAATTTCATTCGGATAATTCCTCTTTCTATTCCTATACGACAAGACGGTTGCTTAAAAATATATAAAAAATATGGGCAAAAGATTATAACCATTTGCCCAATTAGTTAATTTGTAAAACGGATTTGCTTCTTTTTTAAGACTTCGCCAAGAGACAAGAAATCTTCACATTTATTACAATGATTTGATAGACGCTTGCAGCAACGGCGTCCGCAATCAATCTTGCTTGTAGTGAAACTTGGATGGATTGCGTCACAATGAAAATCCATATCTACATCTTCATTGATTTCACTCATTTGACCATGCCAATACTTGTTAATGAACCATGCACGATATAAGACATCAAACTTTGCCCAATCATATGGCAAACCACATTCAAATTCGAAGACATCAAAATACGGATTGATGGTATCCATATCTTTTGGCATAAAGATTGGAGCCTTTGGATTAATACCACGGTCAAGTGTCATTGACGGAACCTGATTCAAAATTAGCCGCATTTGAACATTGTTCTCTTGACAAATATCATGAACATTCTTTAGATTATAACATAAATCATCGGCAATATATACATCAGATACACCTAGATTGATAAAAGACTCAAGACAGGAATAGGTTGGAACCTTCATATCTTGATTAAAGAAAAACTTATATGAATTTTCTTTAAGTTCTGCGGCCTTTGTAATGTCTGTTGGTGCTACGCGGATATAAATCTTGTCTGATACTTTGTTAATTGACTTGACGGTAGGCATATGGATACCTTCTGGGAATTCAAGATTGATACGGGTATCATCATACTCCTGCACAAAGTCAATAAGGTCTTCAATTGAATTACGAGATTTGTAAAAGAGAATATTAAACTCTTTAACTTCATCGTTCAATTCGCCATTCAATTGAAATGGAATTGCCAATTTAATCATATATCATCCTTTCATAATAACCTATTTTATATTATATAACAAAAAAGGGCAATTGTCAAGAGACAATCACCCTAAAAATCATTAAAGATATGCGGCCAAACGATTCCACAACCATTGCGGCAAGTCAGAAGTCTCGACCTCATAGTCATCCAAGAGGTCATAAACAATATCGGCAGAAGCGTGCCCATCATATTCAGTTTCAATTGTCTGAATTACATAATTTACCTTCTGCTCCATCTCTTCCTCGGCAGCAAGAAGCATCATAGGATTGCCCACAGAATTGTCCATGTGCAGCATTGTTAGTCCTCCATCAAAATGTCGGCAATCTTATACATATCTGCGGAAACTCGCTCTACGCGCACGCCATAGATATTATGAATCATATCAATTGCACCATCAAGATAATACCCAGAAATCTCGTCATGATGCTCAAGATAATAATTTGCAAGGTGCAGAATAGCAGTGTTATAAGAAGCCATTATATCTTTTCCTCTCTCTTGGCTATACCATAATTATAGCATATGACATAGCCAATCGTCAATATTAATTTTCAAACCAGTTACGCAACTCGATTACCGAGGGGCAAGCTCCACGACCTTGCTCGCGGCACTCTTCCACAAACTCAGGGATTGCGTCCATGAGACGAGGTTCAAATGCCAGCTTGGTCTTGATGTTCTTAATAGTATCAATGTCGCGTCCAGTCCAAACCTGCTGTAAAACCCCACGAGCCTGCTTCCAGTTCTTGTACCAAGGAGTCTTATATTTCACCATGAAACCGTTAGCATCCTCGAAGACAAAGCCCTCGATGTATGCACGTGCGGCCCACTTGTCAATAAAGGCTTCAAACTCCTGCCAGTTAGCAATGACTTTGCTAAGAACCTTGCAATAGAATCCGAAATGTCCCGCTACGTCAATAAGTGTATAGTACCCCGCATGGCTATAGTTAAAATCATTGTATACCAAGTCCAAAAGCACGAGGTGAGGATGCGAATACTCAATGATATGCGGGTCATGGATAGGGTCAATGCACTCGAAGACAGCAGTGCAGTCATTCTTGTGCAGATATTCTGCGAATTCCTCCTGCTGTGTAGTGGTCAACGTCTTGTCAAGAACGTCACGAATATATCCCGCGAAGTCTCCTTCATTCGTGCTCTTGGATGCGATGAACAGCTTACCGTCTTCGGTCGGGTCGGCAGAAATCATCGCAAGGAATCCGTTAGACTTGACATATGCGCACACAGGGAACACAAGATTCTTGCGCAAGCTAGCCATTTCAGTCTCAGGACGCTCTCCAATATTGAAGAACTTGTTGTACGAACGTGCAACAACCTTATTATCTTTTACAAAAAGTCCGCGTGCTTTAACATTAATATCATCCCATGCTTGGTTGAAAAAGCACTTGTTTGAGAAATTAAAAGAAGAGATTCCATTGGCAAGATGCTTCTCGCGCACAAGCGGATTGTTACGCAGCATATCGACTTCGTTCATTTATCTTCCTCTCTCTTGGTTTAATAATATTATATCATATATAAAGGTGTGCGGCAAATATTTTTTCTACAAAAAAAGGGAGAGGAACTAGTCCTCTCCCTTAGTAGCATTCTCTTCAAATTCCATGCGCTCTAACTTTTCCTTACGTTTTGCCTTATAAGTATCGTCTTTGCGCTGACGAATTAGCTTTGCTTTGTGGGAAAACTTTTCAAAAGTATCATCATCGCTATACTCAAGTTCGTCCCAGTCACGAATTTTCACAATAAATCCTTTCAAAGAAAAATGCTGTCTAATATAAGTCTGACAATCTGTCTGGTGGGCTATACAGAACTCGAATCTGTAACCTAAAGATTAGAAGTCTTTTGCTCTATCCATTTGAGCTAATAGCCCGTCAAACAGATTGTCTAGAACTTGTCTAATAAGTGATGATATAGACCTTGCGGCTAGTATCGTGATAAATTTGCGTCACTTCTGCTAAAATGTTGTGTAGTACAGCATCGCCAACAATCTTCTTAGCTTCATCATCGCCATACGCAAGAATAAAATGCGGAACAATTGCATCATATGTATCACGAACAGGAACGCGCTTACCATTAACGAAATCTACAAGGGTAGCATACTGTTCACACCATACAAATACAAAATTCGGATTGAGCTTTGTAATGTATGAATTCATTTCCTTGTCAGGAATAATAATACAATTCATTACTTAAATCGCTTTCCATAGTAATATGCGTATACAGAAAAAAGAAAAATAGAAACAATTCCTATAATTACAATCAACATGTTATCACATACCTAACTTCTCTAATAAATATTGAGAATTAATTTTATTATAATCATAATATGGTATACGTACAAGATTGATATTATTGTCAATACAAAATTTTGTTTTTATAGAATCACGATATAATACTTCATTAAAGTTGTTTTCGTCATTCCATCCTGTAATTTTATAATGTTGAATACCATCATACTCGATACAAATATTATAGTCTGGCAAATAAAAATCAAAACGTAATGGACAAGACGTTTTAGGATTAATGCAATCTTCAAAAGTCTTTTGCGTGATATAAGGTATATTTAAATTATTTAAAATTTCATTTATAAGGAATTCTCCCTTTGATTTTAAACATCCACACGATTTAGTATGTCCAGAAATTAAATGTCCTGTACCAACATATACAATATTACCACAACTACATTGGCATTTCCATAATTTTGATTTATTTTTACTTCCTTTTTGACTTGCTTGGATAACTTTTAACCTTCCAAACGTTTGTCCAACAAGACTTCTACCAGCGCATCCACATGAAGTAGTGCTTAACGTCTTTAGCGCCGTTGCAGAAATGTCTACTTCCAAACCACAGTCGCATAGACAATGCCAATAATTATTATTACTAGAATCTGTTTTATTTATTTTATATAAAGCAGTCAAATAACCAAATTTTTGATTAGTTAAATCTAGGATATGCGAACATCCGCATGTTCTAGTATGTCCAGTATAAACATCCTGGAGTGTAGCTACAAACTCTTTTCCACATTGCGGACAAATAAAAATACCTTGACGTATAAGTCTTTTTGAACGACCAGTTTCTTTTTTTGGCAGCTCTTCTTTAAAATAAATATTATCTGGTCCTAAATACATCCCAACTTTATACTTCTGAGCCATTGCCATAATTTTCCTGTATATAAAACTTTACGCATTTTCGTATAAAAGATGAAATAGAACGACATTTTTCTTTAAACATGATTTCTTCCCAGTAATCATATTCTTGTTTTGAAACACAAAAAGACGTTCTTTTGTTTTTTTCTTCCATATTAATCCTTTCTTCCTAACATCATAATATATGAAATTAAGAAGATAATAATTATAAAGTTTTGCCCAAAATTAATAAAGTTCTTGAAAAGCCAAACCATTGTCATCTGTGTAATAGATATGGCGAATTCCTTTGTCTCGCAAAGCGTTAAGACATGCGGCGCAAGGAAAACTTCTGCCCATAAGAAGTGGCTTGCCGGGTGAAATACGATAAATATAAATATTTGCCTTGCTATAATTGATATTTATATCAATGCACTTTGGAATGTTTAGCAAACAATCCATTTCAGCGTGCAAATAATCATGAATAGGCTTTCCATTATACCTAAAAGTTCTATATTTGCGATTATACTTCTTTTGCAAAGGATTAGTCTTACGACTATTATGACCAGTAGCAAGAACACGTCCCTTGTATGAGATTACTGCCCCGAGTTTGAAAGGTTCATATGTAGATTCCAGTGCCGCCTTTCGCGCCAAATCAAACATCTTCATATCATGCTTACTAAACTCAGCCATTTATTATATCCTTTCACATCTTATATTATATATAATATCATAAGATGCATCCAGCGTCAAGAACTTTATTTCACCAAAGTAAAATTAGGATGATAACCAATTGACTTGCCGCATAGTGTAAGCAAGTTTACACAATTCGAGATAATACGCTCATACTCTTTAGTGCTATTGGCATTCTCCAATAGAGAGATAGAAGCGGCCATAGAAGTTTTTGCAAACTCTACAGGGCTTAACTCAATATAGATTTTTGCTTCTGGTGATAAATCGTTCCAATTCATATGACCGCATCCTTTCTTAAACTAAATATATTATAGAATAAAATAATTCAAAAGTCAATAATTATTTTTCATCGTATGCGGCAAAAGCATTTAACATTTTAGTGATAAGAGCGTGCCTTACAACATCTGCTTCTGTCATACGTACTACACCAATACCAGATACATCTTTTAGACTATTGGCAAGATATTCAAGACCGCTTTCGCCTTTGGAATCTTGCTGAACCAAATCGCCGCATAGAACAATCTTAGAATCTTCTCCTAAACGTGTGACTGCGAGCTTTCCTAGAATCGTATTCATGTTCTCTGCTTCATCCACGAGAAGGAAAGTTTTATATAGAGAACATCCGCGCATATACCCTAGCGGCAGCATTTTGATTTTACCTTTTTCAATATATGAATCAAGTTTCTCACGTCCGAGAACTCGTTCAAATACATCCATCATAGGAAGTGCATATAGTGAAAACTTTTCATCGGCAGTGCCGGGCAGAGCACCTAAATCTGCTTCGCCTTTCGCTGAAACCATTGGGCGAGAAATAACGATTGTATCTACATTCTTATTGATAAGCTGAGACAGTGCATAGCATACAGCCGTATAGGTTTTTGAAGCACCAGGAGGTGCAATACAAATAGTAATAGCATTGCACCGCATACTATTCAGATATTCAAGCTGACCTTCTGTTCGTACTTTGATTTCCTTTTTACCATATTTAAGAATAGTAGTAGAAGAACCAGAGTTATCAAAAATACCACCATCTGCACTCTGCTTAGCAAGAAGCTGTACTTCGTCTGTACTAATATCATCCTTTGAGCAAGCAATTTCAATCAGCTTTTCAAACACCTCTTGAGCTTGATGGACAGATTTCTCTTTGCCAAAAATTACGATATTATTCTCTTCCTTAGAGCGTCCAAGATTAACACGCAGCGTATCGTCAATTTGCTCTTTTACGGCCCTTACATACCTATCTGATGGGCCTAGCACATTGACTGCATCAATACCACGAGGAATAGACACGTTAGCTTGGATACTGTTGTTCAATAGAATCCCACCTTTAATCTAATACTAATTCTGTATTCTTCTTATATCGTTCATAGTCTTCTTGCGGCACATCGAAGATAGTTAAAATACCAGTCTTGATATAGACTCCACCCATATTCCCATCACGCTTAATGCGACTAAGCAGGTCTTTCCAACCTTCCTCAATTACTTCAACACGTTGCTGCTTTGGAGTCACAATGCAAGCGGTTGAATACTTGCAACCTTCATCACCAGCAGTTTCACCGCTCATATAGAGATATTGTGTAGTTTGACTAATATCTTCCTTATATGAACGATAGATTGTAACCATGTTATCCATGAGATTTCCGAGTACATAAATTTGTAACACTGGTCGAGTATGTTTATAATCACATATAACTGTATTAAGCCAATCTGTGAGAGTCATATCTTCACATTCAAATTCAGCACCAGCAGTGTCCATTAGAAGAGATTCAATATCAATATCCTCTTCATTATCGTCTGTATTAAGGTCAATAGCTTGAGAGATATAATATTCAATTTCATCATACGAAATCAAATTGTCGAACTGTCCATAGAAAGTGTATGGCACATCATTTACAATAGTTTTAATTTTGCAAAAACGCATATTAACCTTTCATCCTATAACGTCGAGAGTATTCCATCATACAACACGCGGCCGCTTGTGCAACATTTAATGAACGAATACTTCCATCTTGACGAATATAAATCATTTCATCGCACTTATCAATGATTTCTTGCGGCAAACCATCGCACTCGCTACCATATACAAATGCGGATTTCATTGGAATATCTGCATCGAAAATATTCTGAGGATTATATTCAGGAATATTATCTACAGCAAAGATACTATATCCAAGAGGATGAAGAATTTCAATGACTTCATCAAAATTATCCGCATGATATACACGCTCTACATGAGTGCTGCCAACCGCTCCCCTTCTGTCAAAGCGCTTGCGGCCAACGACATAGGTTTCCTTTGCAAGAAAACAATTAGACGCACGAATGATTGAACCTACATTGAAACCGTGGTCGAGATTGATACAGATATTCACTAGCGGCATACGATTAGGTTGAAGTGCCGCACGAATTTCCTCAGCAGACCATTTTTTATAAATGTCAATTACATTATTACTTGGTTTTGCTTCGGTATTGATACCATGCGAGTACTGAGTAATCATAATATCCTTTACATAGTGATAAAGATAGTGAACATTAAATAGCCATAGTTTTTGTCAGTCTTAATATCAAACTTGATAACGTTGGCCTTTAAGATTTCGTCTTCTGGGTCAATTAACCATTCATTTAGCGGGACTGATTCTGTGCGCATATTAGGCATATCATACATAGCAAACTCTACATACGCATTTTCCTTTAAATCATCTTTCATTGCAGCCAATAGACAATAAACATTCATAGTTACCACTCAATCATTGAAAGCTGGTCAGTAAGGCGCTGAGACAGTTCATCATCTTCAATATAGAAAATATCTTCCTTATCATTTACAAGATAATTAGAGATAATCTGCCCAAAACGCTGGTCAGGATACTGTTCCCATAGGTCTTGAAACTTCACAAGAATATCATAGATTCTATTTACATCACGCATAATTGTTCCTTTCAAATATAAAATCAAGAGACTCCTACTGGTAATGCTCCAGTTTAAACGCCTTTGCAGGGCGCTGCATAACTTTTCTGCCAAGGAGTCTCTTGACTTTATACTTGTATTATATGATATATAAAGCCAAAGGTCAATCAAAACATTTCAAGAAATGCCTTATAGATTTCAAAACGAAACTTCTCAAAACGTGCGGCAAGTGCAACATATGAATAGCCGCACACAAAAAGTACATATAGTACAAACAGACAATCTGCCATTACTACTCCCTAGAATTAAACATAAGACATGCTACAATGTAGCCTACAAAGAAACCAATAGCAAAACAAATCATTATTTCTTCTTCCAAATATTATCGCAGGTATATGGAACATTGTCAATATTTTTCTGTTGCGGACTTGCCTTAGAACGAATCTTTCTAGTTTCTAGCGCTATATGCTCCATATAACATTTTCCAACAATTGCCGCAATCACAAGAACCGTGATGCAAATAATTGTAATAGACCCAATATCCATTTTATCTCTTTCTCTTGGATTTTATTTGAATCTATTATATAATAAAAAAGTCCCAAAGTCAATAGAAACTTTGGGACTAATTTATATTATTTTGTATTGACTACTGGCGTTGACCCTTGCGGCACAACTACAGTATTACCATTCTTTGACATTTCCTTTAGAGCATCAATGTACTCTTGGGTTAGAACATTATCAGTTAGAGATTCGTTGAGTACACGGTTTGCTTCTGCTTCTTTAGTAGCTTCAATAACCTTAGTCTCACCCTTAATCTTTGCAGTTTCCTGCTGGTTCTGAGCCTTAGCCTTCTCTACTTCTGCTGCCTGAGAATCAGCATAAGCATTGGTAATAGACTTAGCATAAGAAATATCCTGAACGCTTACCTGTTCAACAGTAAGACCAATCTTAGACCACTTCTTTTCAAGAGCCTTTTGGACAGCCTTGGTGTACTGAGCACGGTCAGTCAGCATTGTAATGGTATCAAATTGACCTGAAACTTCACGTGCAACAGAACGTAGGTCATTAGCTGCATAATTCTTAGTAAAGTTCTCTTGAGTGCCATATTCAGTGTAAAGATACTCAGCTGTCTTCGGGTCAAGGCTATAGTTAATCTGAATATCAACATTAGCAGAAGAACCTGACTTATCATTTACGGTTACGCAAGGACCTTCAGCAGAGCCACCATCATAGGAGTATTCTGTGTCTTTACCGTAAAAGTTGATTAGGTTATTGCGCGTATCAAACGTAATTACATCATTCCAAGGTGCGGTAAAGTGAAAGCCTGCATCTGTAGTAGACCCGGCTAGATTGCCGCCAAGAGAACGAAGAACGACTACTTCACCTACGTCTTGTGAGTAGACACAGCAAATGCCAATTGCAATTAGACCAAGCACGATAACTACTGCTCGTCGTCCTAGCTGGACACGCTCTTTGTGTTCATCTTCACGGAAAAAAGACAGACATGCGGCGATTCCTGAAATTGCAATAAGTACACCGATAATAGAAATAAGAATTTTCAATATTATAACCTTTCATCATAGTTGACTTCAATATTCAATTGTAAGACTAGATTGCCTTTAGTTGGTCAATGATTGGCAAAATTTGCATATTATTTGTGCCGATAGCGTAATTTTGCTGCTCTGAAATAAACACAATCCTGTCAAACGGTTCATTATCTTGTGGCGAAACCTTGCATCTATACATTTCTGCAATTTCTTTTTCACTTAGACGATGATATTTATCACGATTCTTATTGCGCGCAACTGCTACATTTTGTGGAGTCTCAACCCAAACACAAACAACCTCGCAACCATTGTAATTTACATTATTGAAAAACTTATCGCGCTCGGCGCGATTGATATTGCGGTCATTCGCTACAACATAGCGATGTGATTTTAAGGCAATGTTAACTGCATTATAGAAACGCTTGTCAACTGTATCAGCATCCTCTGAATTATACATGCGACAATTGTCTCGCTTGATTGTCATACAGTCTTCATGTGAATCTTGAATTGCCTTTGCAAATACAGATTTGCCACTCTGCGTTACGCCACACATTAGAATTAGCGTATGTTTCATTTTTACCTACCAATAGATAGTATACTTACTAATCGTAATATCAATGCGGTCAACGCCACGAAAATAAGTTACTTGATAGTATTCATTGCGTGTTACGTCATAGCCAAGAGATTCTTCAAGAGCTTTAAAAACTTCCTTCTCGTGGTGGGAAAAATCTTTGTCTGCGGCTGGTACAATGCTACCGCTTTGAATGATTTTATCGTAGAAGTCTGATATATGCGGATAAAAGTCTAAGCTGTTCTTGCCGTCATTGGCAGCTTTCTCAATATCTTCCATTACGATATGGAAGTAATCGTACTCTTGGACTTTCTTTAATCGCTCTTCTTTTTTCTTCTTTAATGCGACATAACGCATGTCACGTGCTTTTTCTGCTGTAATTGGTTCCATGTAATATCCTTTCTTTTATGCGTTGGCTATATTATAAACCATAGCAATAGTGCCTGTCAATACTTTTTTAAAAAGAATTTTAGTTAAAATTTTTTTCTTGACAAAAGATTTGAAAATCATTATACTTTTTAACTGGATTGTTAAGGGGTTTACCCCTTAAATATATATAAAATAAATTATATTAGTTTATATATTAGATTACATTAGTTTATATAAAATAGTTTATATATGTATATTGATTTTTATATATATAAGAGATATTATGTAATTGTATTATATAAAAGATTTTATTATAAAGAAATTCCTGTGCTACGCACAGTAATTTCTATTAAAAGAAGATAATAAAAGAATAAAGAAAAATAAACTACTTTACTACGTAAAGTAGTAAAAAGAAACAAGAAAAAGAGAAGAAAAAAGTTCTTGCGTGCGGTCAAAAGTTTGTGTATAATGTAATTACGAAAACAAAAGAAAGGATACGTTGTTTATGACAAAGCGTATTGAATATTATTATGGACAAGTGTTAAATGATAAAGGCACTAAATTTATATGTGACGTTGAATCACAAGGTAAACGTCGTTTAGGCAAATTTTTGTGCGGTGAATGCCATACTAATACATTTGTTGCTCAAATTGAAAAGGTAAAAGCTGGTAAAAAATTTAGATGTGAATTGTGTCAAGAAAAACATGGCTACGTAAGAGACAGCATTACTGGCAAGCCTTTAATTGATAATTTGGTTAGTAAAAAATTTGGTCACTTAACAGTGATAAAATATTTAGGTCCAGATAAAAAGTCTGCACATCATTCATTATGGTTGTGTCAATGTGATTGTGGGCGTTTTAGCGAAGTTAGAGGAAACAATTTAAAAACAGGCCATACACAATCTTGCGGAGTGTGTCATACATCACTCGGAGAAGATAAAATAGAAAGTATTTTAAAAGAAAAACATATTAAATACTTTACTCAATATTCTTTTACAGATTGTAAAAATAAAAAGCCTCTTCGATTTGACTTTTATTTGCCTGATTATAATTGTTGTATTGAATATGATGGAAAACAGCACTATGAAATTAAAGGAACATTTTATGAAGGCCATGAACAAGAATATTATGCCCAAAAAGAACGAGACAATATAAAAACAAAATATTGTATGAATAATAATATTAGTTTGTATAGAATTCCATATACAGATTATAATATACTTGAAATTAAAATAAATGATATTTTGAAGGAAGTACAACATGATTGTTAATTTTAAACCGTTTGTTCACGTTGAGCGTTTGTCAAGCAATAAAATTGCATCGCATGATTATCTTAATGGTGAAAATATCTATATATTTCCAAAAATGGATGGCACATCAGGATTAATCTGGTCAAGCAATGGTAAAATTCATTGCGGAAGTCGCAATCGTGAGCTTTCCTATGATAAAGATAATGCTAATTTTTATAAATATATTATAGAATCTGATGATAATGAAATACAAAAAATCAAGCAGTTTTGTATTGATAATGAAGGATTAATTGTATATGGAGAATTTTTAGGCCATACATCAACAACTACGAAATTTGTAGGCAGTATTAAAACATACGTAAATGGTGGCTTTTTTGTCTTTGCAGTATTTGATACAATCAATAAAAAATATCTTTCTTATGATGTTTATAGTAAAATGTTAAACGGTGTGTACTCTAAAGTATTAAAGCCGATTGCTATTTTACATCAGCCAACAGAATCTTGTGTTGAAGGATACGTTGATGAATGCACCTATAATCTTCCAAACGGAACCATTGGTGAAGGTATTGTAATTTATAATTATGATTATCGCGACCCGTGGGGCAATATCCAAATTGCAAAGATTGTACGTGATGAGTGGCATAATGACAAGACTAAGAAGAAGACTGTCTATACTGGCACTGATTCCTTGGAGAAGGAGTTCGTAGAGAAGTATTGCACTGATGCTTTTGTCGAGAAGGAAATCAACAAGGTCCTTATCGCTCTCGATATGGATAAAATTGATTGCAAGAATGGTAAGTTCTTCGGCATGGCTATCAACAAAGTTCTTGACGAGCTTATTGAAGAGAATTTCTGGGACTTCTTCAAGAAGAAGAAGGCTGCTTCTGTAAAGTTGGCCGCAATCAAGGGTCTTGCTCAGGCACGAGTGCGCGAGTACATTCTTAACAACTAAATAAAATTTTAAGTGGGCTGTCAAATTTTTCTTGACGGCTCACTTTTTATGTGTTATAATTATGCTAAAAGAAAAAATATTCTTTAAGGAGATTTAATGACACTTGAAGACGCAATTATTCAAGGCCGACCTGAGTATAAAACTTTTGATTTGTTCGGTTTAGTAAATCATGGAGGATATACGCATTTTGTATGGCTTGGAAATGTTGACCAAGTATATGATTGTTATCAAGACCAAGAGATAGAAGCAATTAACAATTTTACTAAGGAAATTCGTTTAAAGCATATCATAGAAGAATGGGAGTATTAAATATGTGGATGATTTATGGAAAGCGCACCAAGGAACCTTATATTGATAAGCAATTCCGTATGCTTACGGCAAAAGGTATGCGTACAACCGATTCAAGTAAAGCAATGATGTTTGTAGAGAAAAAGGATGCAGAAGCATTCCTTGAGAAAGTCAAAGCTGGCAAGACCTATTTTGACCCTATCTTTGAAATTCGCAAGGCTCGCTAATGTATACATATATTGGCGAAGACTGGGTATATAAAAATCTTGTGCCGCCAATGGATGTTGAATTGAAACATGGACAGCAGTATGATATTCATATTGAATCTGATTCAAATATGATATATGTAAACGGTGTTCCTATAGTCACAAAGCCAGCAGAAGTAAGAGTAGTTTTGCCACCAGAGTATCAAGCATGGATTCCCTACAATCCAGCTAGATTTATAAAAGATTGGCAGGCAAATGGATGATTACACTATCATTAGCTTGCATTGTCATGAGTGCGACAATGACTCATGTCTCTTGTGCCGCATAGGTGAATATGTTCCAGAAGAATCTAGGCAAGGATGCACTAGAAAATTAGACGATGATACGTATGCGGAATATGAACATATAAATAATGAGATTCTGCCCTTTCTTTCTCTTGGTATGTACAAAAATGAGACTGAAAGGGTAGACGAATTTTTAAAATATGTTTATAAAAGATGTCCTATCGGCACGGTTTTAGATGAAAAAGGTAAAGCCATCGGCACTAAAAAGAAAATAATTGACAAATGCAACTCTGAAATGATATAATATAGTGGAACGAAGAAAGGAAACTATATGAATAAATCAGAGATGCTTAATTTTCTTGATAATAGATTTCGTAATTGTAATCCTGAATTTTTAAAATTGTCTCAGGTATATTTTGAAGATGCCGTTGAAGATACTTTTTATAATTTTATTAAGCAAATTGGCAATACTATTGGTGCTGATTGGGTTAATGGTGGTTGTTCCAAATCTGTATTTCATTTTAAAGAGTTTGCTAATTATGTGTTTAAGATTCCTTATATTGGATTTTTTCATATTGAGGATGAAGATAATCAATATTTTAAAGACTGTGCTGAGCAAAAGCGTGTGCCTACGTATTTCTGTTTTGATGATGTAGTCCTTTATAAAAATGCAAATAATGATGGTGCATATCCAGTAGATGCAAATGACTATTGTGCGGTTGAAGAATATATTTATCGTATTGCCCGCAAGTATAATGTTAATCAGATGTTTACTAAAACTGCTTTTTTAGGTTTTATATGCGGCGTTCCGGTGTATGTTTCTTCTTGCGCTGGGAAAACATACAGTCGTAAAAAGAGCAATTGCCGCAAGACGGATAAAATTGCAAAGGCAATGATTGACAAAAGTCGCAAAGAGCACAAAGATAGCTATAGTGAATTTTATACTACAGAGTGTAGCGTTTTCATTGAAACGTATGGTCGCAGGGCAACTCAACGTTTTATTGATTTTCTTTATAAAGAAAAGATTTCAGACTTGCATACTGGCAACTATGGTTATGATGCTCTTGGCAATTTGAAAATCATTGACTATTCTGGTTTCCATGACCTAGATGTTTTCTAAAATTTTACTTGACAAATTATATAGATAAGTATTATAATATAGGAAAGTTTTCCTTCCAAGAGAAAGTGATAATTATATGTCTAAGTTTAATGAAAAGGTTAAGCCCGAGCGTTCTATGTCATACGAGGGTGGCGAGAATTACAAGAAGGATGTACTTGAGGATTGGATGAACTTCCTTTTCTCTAGCAAGATGGACGATGGTTTCTACGAGAATGCTGCCACGCAGCAGACTCGTTTCATCGAGCTTACCAATCTTGTAATTGATAAGTATGGCGCTGAGTTCGCTGGTAAGTGTGCCATGTTTGCACGAAACCAACTTGGTATGCGTAGTGTCTCGCAGCTTGTTGCGGCTATGCTGAATGGTCAGAGCTTTGAACGCAAGCGCGATTTCTATAAGGCTTTCTGTCATCGTCCTGATGATATGTCTGAGATTTTCGCAGCTGTTGACATGCTTGGTGGCAAGCGTTCTCATGCTATGATTCGTGGTTTTGCAGATTATATGTCTGGTCTTTCTGAGTACAATCTTATGAAGTATCAGATGAAGGGTAAGCGCTATAACATGTATGACCTTATCAATATCATTCATCCCAAGAGTGGCATTGTTGATGGTTACATGAATGGGAAGCTAGAAGCTGCTGATACTTGGGAAGTCAATATCTCCACTGGCAAGGACAGTTGGAAGAATATGGTTGAGGGTAATCGTCTTGGTTATCTCGCTCTTATCCGTAATCTCAATAACATTCTCGCAGAGGACGTTGACGACGAATGGATTAAGCGTAATCTTGTAGACCAGCTTATTAACGAGGTTTCTATCAAGAAGTCTCTTGTATTTCCTTATCAGATTTATACTGCTTATCGCAATCTAAATGTTCAGAACTTTGCAGTTATCACAGCACTGGATACTGCTTTCCGTATTGCTTGCGGCAATATGCCCAAGCTAGAAGGTAATTCCGTTATCATGCTTGATGTTTCCGGTTCGATGGAAGACCGCTACGGTAACAAGTCCAATCTTACTATCAAGGAAGTTGGCGCTTGCTATGCTGCGGCTCTTTACATTAATGGTAATTGCGACTTTGTAAAGTTCGGCAATCGTGCTAAGTCTGCAACTTTCAAGAAGGCTTGCGGCCCATTCCAAGTCATTCGTGAAATGTGTGAGAACGATAATTGCGGTTATGGAACTGACATTGCCCCTGCTTTCGGTCTTATCAGTGACAAGAAGTACGACCGCATCTTCGTTGTCTCTGATATGCAGGTGATGGCAAGACAGTATACTTATTGGGGTGACAGTACTGACGGTATGCGTAACTATAATAATTATTGTGCTGCACATGGCCGCACAATTCTTTATAGTTTCGACCTCAGCAACTATGCTGACCAGATTGCTAACCCTAGCAATCCTGACGTTCACCTCATGACAGCTCTGAACGATAACGTATTCAAGATGCTTGAATACGTAGAAAATGGCGGCAAGCTGTACGACTACATCAATGATAACTACCATTTCTACGCCAACGATAACGAGAACTACCTCTTCTAATTTTCTTTCTTTTGGTAAAGGCACCCTCATGGGTGCCTTTTTTGTATTGACAATGATAAATAAATCTGTTATAATACATATATAGAGAAAGGAAATAGAAATGGCAGAAAATGTAAATAAGATTCAGAATAGGGTTGAAGAGCATCTTAGCGCTATTATTGCCACAGGTAAGTATTGGCAGTATCCATATCTTGTATGCGCAGCCAATGGTTCCATGAATTATAATCTATGGGACGAAGAATCTGATGTTGATACGAAGTTGCTCATGATTCCAACAGCACATGATTTGTTTTTAGATAAGAAACACCTTAATAAAGTTGAGATTATGGATAATGGTGAACATTGCACAGTTAAAGATTTTAGAGATTATTTTAAGATTCTCCATAAGGCAAATATTAATTTCTTGGAAATTCTTTGTACTGAATATTATATTGTAAATCCTAAGTATAATATTTACTGGGAATATCTTCGCAGGCATTGTGATGATATTGCTAATCTTAATCCGCAGAAATTAATCTTTTCTTCTCTTGGAATGGCTATGGAAAAGGCAAAGAAGATTTGTCATGATTCTCCTGCCAACCATGAGCTGATTGAGAAGTACGGATATGTGGCAAAGGAATTACAGCATATCATGCGACTGTATCTATTTGTTAAACGTTATCTCGTTGATGGTGCGCCATTCTCTCGTGCTATATGGGTTGATGGATATGACTCTTTTTGTAAAGAGAGTATGTATCGCGATGAAATGATGGATATTAAGCGTTACCGTACTGTCTTCGCACCAGAAGATGCAAAGCTAAAGGCGGAAAATTATGTAATGAAAATGGACGAGCTTATTGAGAATAATTCTAAGTTTATTCCTGAGCCATCTAAGGATGCAGCAGATGCACTTGAATCAACTCAGTTTGCTATCATGAATTCTTATATGTCCGCAACCTATAGTAAACGATAAGGAGAAAGAAATGGCACATCGTCGAGTAATTGATTGTTCTTGGGATGAAAATACTAAACTGGCATCGGTAACACTATCTTCAAAGTGGGGTACGTTTACTGGATATGCTAAGCCGCATGACGAGGATGTTGATGTAGCAAACCGTTGGAGTGGTTGGCGTATTGCCGAGTATAAATGTCGTGTAAAAATTATGAAGAAGCGTGCTGAAGCTATGCGTGAACGCTATTATGGTATTATGTCTTACGCATCTATGCTTGAGGATGCGAAATATTTTAAGGATGTTTGTCGTTGGGCAAAGCATGATTGGTACGATTCTCGTGATGAATATATGAATTTGAAAAATAATTTCAAGGAATTCTGCAAGGATGAAGTAGATAGTCGCAGACAATTCCTAAAAGATGTAGAAAACAAGCGAATGTAATTGCATGGATGTCGATTGCTATAATCGGCATCCATTTTTTGTTGACAATTGAAAATGAAAATGATATAATATCTGTAAAAGAAAGGAGATTCATGGCTAAGAATGATTATACTAAAGAATCTATTCAATCGTTAACACCAAGGGAGCATGTAAGAAAGCGCCCGTCTATGTATTGTGGCGATACTTCAACGCCAAATCAACTTATGATGGAATTGTTTAGCAATGCTCTTGACGAACATAACATTGGTCATGGTGATACTATTAATGTATCAATTGACAAAAGCGGTTTATGCCGTATTGAAGATTTTGCTCAAGGATTTCTTGTAGATGAAATGCGAGACGATGGTAAAACTGTTTTTCAAGCTGCGTTCGATACTATGAATACGTCTGGTAAATATACAGATGATGGAGTGTATGAAGGTTCAAGCCTTGGCCTTAACGGAATTGGTACAAAATTAGTTACATATCTATCTAAGAATGTAATGGCAGAAACAGTTCGTGAAGGTAGGTGGGAATGTAATAGCTTTTCAGATGGTGTACTTTATAGTCATCAAAGTGGAGACGCAAAACAAACTGCTCATACTGGCACGACTGTTACTTATCTTCCGGACGAACAATTTTTTGGCACAGGTAAAACATCAGTTTCATTTTTCAAAAAGTTTTTCAATGATATTACTTGTATTTGTCCAACTCTAACGGTATTTTTAAATGGTGAAAAGATTAGTCATAATAGCATTGAAGATATGTTAGATGAAAAACGTGGTAAAGATATTGAAATTGTTGGTAATCATTTTGTTATGAATACTGATAAAATCAATCTAGCTATGACTTTTACATCTGGCAGTCAAGCAAAGATTATTCCATACGTTAACTATGGTATTACATCATCTGGTCCGCATATTACAGGGATTAAATCAACTCTCACTCGTGTATTTAATAACTGGGCGAAAGAAAATAATCTTTTAACCGCAAAAGATAAAAATCTGGATGGTGCCGCAATCCAAGAAGGTATTGTATTAGTATGTAATATCAATAGCAAAGGTGTTAAATATAATGCGCAGGTAAAAGATGATATTATTGATATGGATACTTCTTTTACTACTGCTCTTGGACAGCAATTAGAAGTATGGCTAGACAGTAATCCAGAAGATGCAAAGGCTATTCTTGAAAAGGCTATCCTTGCGCGAAAGGCCGCAGAAGCGGCTAAACGTGCGCGTGCGGCAGTTAAGAATAATAAAAAGCGTGGCAGTAACTTTTTGAAAATGCCAACAAGTCTATCTGATTGTTGGTCAAAAGACCGTTCTATTTGTGAGTTGTACTTAACAGAAGGTCGAAGCGCATCTTCAAACATGGTTGCTGGTAGAGATTCTAAATTCCAAGCTGTTTATGGAGTTAGAGGAAAAATGCTTTCTGTGTTAAAGGCAAAACAAGAAAGCATTATAAAGAATCAAGAGATTAATAATTTGATTCAAGCTCTTGGTTTAGAATTTAATCCTAAAACCGCAAAATGTATTTATGATAAATCTAAATTAAGATACGATAAAATTATTACTGCTACAGATGCTAAATAAAATTGGCTGTGTAATATTTTTCTATTAATCAATAGGGTGCTTATTTTCTTGACAAAACATTATAATCATGATATGATGGATTTCATATTAGATATAGATGGAAGTCAAGTTGATAGGCGCTAACGGGGAAACCTAAATTATATTTATAACATGGCAATCCCGTGACAAATTTTGTAAATCTAGCGCCTTTCAAAGATACAGAAAGGTGTAAAACATGATAGGTATTTATAAGATAGTCAACAACATAAATGGTAAGTTTTATGTTGGACAAAGTAACGATATAGATAGACGATTTGTCGAACATTGCTCTCCAAGCAGGTATAAGCAAAGTAATATTCCTGTGGATTGGGCAATACATAAATATGGAAAAGAAAACTTTTCTTTAATTGTTCTTCAAGAATGCTCTGTTGAAGAGTTAAATGAATTAGAAACATATTGGATTGACAAAACCAACGCGATAAAAGAAGGATATAATTGCAACAGGGGTGGAGATTGCGGCTCTCGTGGAGAAGGAAACCCAAGAGCTAAGTTATCTGCATCTGATGTAATGTTTATTCGTAAGTGTTATAATGAAAGACTTATTACACAAAAAGAAGCGTATGAGTCAGTAAGAGATAAGATTACTTTTGGTAGTTTTAGAGCAGTATGGCAAGGTAAAACTTGGTCTGATATTATGCCAGAGGTATATACAGAGGAAAATAAAAATTATTACCAAAAAAAGGCTGGAATAAAAGTTACTTCTAAATTAACAGAAGAGCAAATAATGTCTGCTAGAAAAAAATATGCTGCTGGAGCACAAGCGAAAGAACTTTATGAGAATTATAAAAAAATTATTACTTATGAAGCGTTTCAAAAAATGCTGTGTGGGATGTCAAATAAACATTTACCATATTTCCATAAAAAAACAAATAAATGGATTTTTCCAGGCGAACAACCAAAAAAGAACGCCAATAGAGTAAATAATAATTCTGGTAGATATACTACTAACGCATATTCTAATGAAGAAGTGCTTGAATTTAGAAAACAATATGTTTCAAAAAGTTATAAAGAAGTTTATGAAAATAGCGATAAACGTATTTGTAGAGATTCTTTTCAAAAAATGCTAACTGGAAGAACTTATACTAACGTACCTATTTATTCTAAAAAAACTCATGAATGGATTTACAAATAAAGTTGTATCGACTATCGCCGGAGCGGGCGAGTAAAACTATTATTGATACATAGTTTGAAATAATATCTTGTATTTTAATACAATAAGAGATAGTCAGGGCTTATAGAAATATAAGAATAACTGGATTTTGATGGTTTCGCAATCGAAAACTTAATGCTTAATATCTTTTGGTATATTTGTCCAGAACTTATTTTAAATGGTCATGTATATAGTTCTGAACCTCCACTTTTCCGAGTAATTACAAAGAAAAATGAGTATGTATATTTAAAAGATGATGCAGCATTACAGCAATATAAACAAAAACATCCAAATAATGTTAAAGCAATTACTAGGATGAAAGGCTTGGGTGAGCAGGATGCGAACGAATTATCATATTGTCTATTAGACCCATCAACTCGAAACATCAGTCTATTAACCGTTGAAGATGTTGAAAAAGCAAATAATATGTTCAATGATTTATATGGTAAAAAGGTTGAGCCGAGAGTAGAGTTTTTAAATAAACACTTGGAGGAAGCAAATATTGGATAAATCAAATCTTATTGAAGTTGTTCAACAGAATTTTATTGACAGCTCATATGATGTAAATTGTAATAGGGCTTTTCCAAATGTTAAAGATGGATTAAAGCCTGGCCAAAGATGTATTCTTTGGGAAATGTATACAAAAAAATATACTGGCGATAAACCACACGTTAAATCTGCTAAAATCGCAGGGAGCGTAGCGGCGCTATACTGGCCGCATGGCACTCAAGCAATCTACGAAACTTTTGCTCGTATGTCTCAGCCTTTTACCAATAATATACCAGAGGTTGATTTTCATGGAGCTAATGGTAACGTAATCTTGGGCGGAGACGCAATTGCCGCAGACCGCTATACAGAAGCGCGTCTTTCTAAAATTACAGAAGAGTTTATGTTGAATGGAATTGAAAAGAATACAGTTCCAATGGTTTTGAACTTTAGTGAAGACGAGTATATGCCAGTAGTATTGCCGTCATATTTCCCTAGACTTCTGGTTAATGGCGCTCAGGGCATCGGCGTTTCAATTGCAAATAATTGGTTGCCGCATAACCTTAAAGAAACAATTAACTTAATTGGCAAATATGTTAAAACAGGAAAGTTTGAAGCAGATGAATACTATCCGGATTTTCCTACTGGTTGTACAATTGTTAATAAAGATGAATTATCTTCAATCAATGAAACTGGAAAAGGTAAAGTAGTTGTAGAAGCTACATATAACATTGATGGCAATGAAATTATTTTTACTGAAATGCCTTATCAAGTATATATAGAACCTTTAATTGTAAAGATTAAAGAGCTAATCGAATCAGAAGATTTAATTGGTATTAAAGATGTATATAACAAGAGTGACAAAAATGGCATAGCTTTAGTCGTTGAATGCCAAAGAGGATATGCGACAGAAAAAGTGTTGCAGCAGCTATTTCAAGCAACTCCTTTAAGGTCACAATATAATGTTAATCAGAATGGAATTATCAGTAAGACACCAGTGCTTTTAAATCTACAACAAACTGTAGACGAATATTTGTTCCATTGTTTTGAATGTTTGAAACGTGAAACTGAATATGATAAGAATCTCGCGGCACAAAGGAAAGAGATTCTAGAAGGATTAAGGTTTGCTTTAACAAACATTGATAAAATTATTGAAATTATTCGTGGCTCAAATGATAAAGCAAGTGCGGCAAATGAACTTAAAAAAGAATTTGAATTTACAGATAAACAAACTAAATCAATTCTTTCAATGCCACTAATGAAATTAACTAAGTTGGATACTCAATCAATTGAAAAAGAGCTGACAGAAAAGAATAAAATCATTGCAAAGTGTGATTTAATCCTAAATGATAAAAAGGAACTTGATAAAGTATTCTTAGCAAAACTCAAAGACATGGGTAGGAAATATAGCACTCCGCGCCGCACTAAGGTAGTTCAAAAGGAAATCACAAAAACGAAAAAGACAAAGTCTTCCACACCAAAAGAGAATAGGAATTTTATTATTGCCTTTAATCCTCTTGGTTATCTACAAAAAGTCTCACCTTCTAAGTACAAGAGTGATGGTAACCTTGCATTCACCGTGTCTGAGGATAGAAAAGTGGCTTTATTCTCGAATAAAGGACGATTCTTTAGGATCGCTCTTTCAGATATTAAAGAATGTGGCTCAAAAGATAAGGGTACAGCTATCGGTGCAATTATCAATCTTGATAATGATGAAAAGATTATCACTATTCACAACGATGTATTCGTAGATAAGCCTTACATGTTCTTTGTTACGGAAGACGGTAAGGTTAAGAAGTGTGAAGGTAAACAATTTGCCGGTGGCACTCGTAACGTTAAAGGTTCTGTAGCATTTAAGACCGACAGCAAAATTGTCAGTATCCAAGAGACAAATGGGTGTGTTGTAACATTAACATCAATCAAGAGACAAATTAGTTTCATGGCTGATAGTGTGCGGGCAAGCAGTATTCGCTCTGGCGGAATGTGCGGCATTAAGTTAGATGATAATGATAAAATTGTATCTATGACAATTACTGAACCGCAGAACTTTACAGGTAAAATTGCAAACAAGGGTGGGCGAGGGGTTATTCTTTAGTCTGCCCTTTTCTTTCTATTGGAGGAATATGTCTCTAAATATTTATTCGCCAATGCTGGTTGGCAAAGCTCCTAAAAATTACGAAAATATGCTTAAAAATACACCAATCATCGGTACTATCAAAAAAGATGGATATTACTCGCAGTTAATAAAAGAAAATAATGAAGTATACTTATTTAGTCGTTCTATTTCTAAAAAAACAGGGTTTTATTCAGATAATATTGATAAAGTGCCGCATATTAAAGATTGGGCTATGAATGAGCTTCCTAATGGTACGTGCATCATCGGTGAGGTTTATTATCCTAATGGCACATCTAAGAATGTAACATCAGTTTTGGGTGCTTTACCAGAAAAAGCTATTGAACGTCAGAAAGGCGAGTACGGTAAGATTCATTTCTATATGCACGATATTCTTGCATATAGCGGCGAAGATTATGTTATGAATAATATGACATATGATTATCGTTATAGTAATCTTTGTGGACATATTGATATTGCTACTCCTTTAATTCCAGAGCTTGAAGTAGCACGATGTTATGATAACGCTTATCTAGACCTAGATAGAGTTACAACTGATAAACTTGCCGCGGGCGAAGAAGGTATGGTATTTCGCGTAGAGAATGGTCTATACGCACCAGGTAAGCGACAGCCAAAAGTCATGTTCAAAATTAAACAAGCACAGAATGATATTGATTTTGTGATTACAGAAGTTCTGCCACCAGAATATCTTTATACTGGTAAAGAATCTGAGACTTGGGGATATAAAGATAAAGAAGGTAATCTAATCACAAAAGCCGCATATTATGGTTGGGCTGGTGCTTTACGGCTTGGCGCGTATGATAATACAGGAAATCTTGTATCTATTGGTCGTGTATCTTCTGGTCTTACGGATAATCTTAAAGCTGACCTTGCGGCCAATCCTGATAAATATATTGGAACTGTCGTAGAGGTAAACTGCATGAGTCTTGATAAAGAAAATAAAACCATGAGACATGGCTATCTGTCTAGGCTTCGTCCAGACAAACCAGCACAGGACTGTAAGCTAGAAGAAATTTTTGATTAAGGCTTGACTTCTAGAATATTTTATGTTATCATGTATATGAAATAAAAATGAAAAGTAAAGGAGTTATATGATTACTATTACTAAGCCAGTATTTTCAGACAATGCTAAAAAGGTTCTAAAGCACCTACAGGAGAATCAGGGCAAAGATGAAACTTTTAAGGATATTGCAAAAGCTGTTCATCTAACCGATAAGACTACTAATTGCATTATTACTTCTTCACTTGTCCGCAAGGGATATGCAGTTCGTGAACTACAGCCTGATGGTGGTACTAACTTTATTCGTCTTACCAATGAGGGTATTAACGTTGACCCTGAAATCACTGTAACATATACTAAGTAATATGGCTCTCGAATTTATTATAGCTGTTGTCTGCGCTATTACATTTGTCGTATGCGGCTATAGCGTAGGCGTTATAGCTGGCAGAAAAGAAACATGTGATATAGTCAAAGAGAACAACAAAGAAGTTCTTATTGCGCGAGAGCATATTGAATATCAAATTCAAAATGAAAAGGCACATTTAAAATCTCTCCAAGAGAATGTGGAACAGCAGAAGCAGAGCTTTGAAGATTTTAAAAAAGTTGAAAAAGAGAATATCATGAATAATCTTCGTGATTTTCAGGCTCAAGTCGATGAAGATAAAGCTGAATATGTTGAGCAAATTCAAATTCTTCAAAGCTCGCTTGATAAACTAAAGCGACAAAAGGCTGCGACAATTGAAGCGTTTCAACGTGAACAGGTAGTGCAAGATTCTAAAGATGATTATCGTATCATTATAGAAGATAGTGATAAAGCAGATATTGATATTTTAAATTCGTTTAAGAACCGCCTTTCTAACCCAGAGATTCTTTCAAAGCTAATTTGGTCAACGTATTTCCAGAAGAAAGCAAAGGCTTTATTCGTTAATATTGTTGGTACTGAAAAAACTTGCGGTATTTATAAGATTACAGACATAAATGATACAAAGTGCTATATAGGTCAGTCTGTAGATATTGCAAATCGTTTTACACAGCACTGTCGTTGCGGATGTGGCATAAAGACACCTAAAGATAACAAGCTGTATGCAGCAATGCTTAAAGATGGTTTAGACCAATTTACATTTGAAGTCGTTGAGCTTTGCCCGCAAGAAGAATTAAATGAAAAAGAAAAATATTATATTGATGTATATAATTCAGTTAACTATGGTTTCAATTCACAGGATGGTGTAAATGGGAAAAGTAACGATTAACAGTAATACTATTAAAAATCCTATTACGTTAATTGGAGAAATGGCTGGCCCTTGTTATGGCACAGATACCAGTAACGTAGAAAAGAATTATAAACGTGGTCTTTCTTGTATCAAAGATGGGCATTTCCGCACGCTTGAATTTGGAGAAGTATGGTTTGTTCTAGAAGGGTATTCAGCAAAGGTAATTCGAGAATTTTATACCCATAATGGTGGAGCGCCTACACGTCTACAGGCAAGTACGCGTTATATCAAATATCAAGATTTTGATTATGTAGTTCCTCCTAAGATTGCAGCAAATGAAGATGCTAAGCAAATGTACGATTCTTGTATGAAAGCTATTGCCAAAGCTACTACTTATATGCAAAAGGAATGTGGAATTCCGCAGGAAGATGCAAATATGGTTCTCCCTCTTGGAATGACAACGACTGTTAGTTGTCGTTTCAATAGCCGCACACTTATGACAATGGCTGAACAGCGTCTATGTACTCGTGCCTATTGGGAGTTTAGACAGCTAATGAAAGACATTATTGAAGCGCTATCTGAATATTCTGATGAATGGAAAACTATCTGTGATTTATTCTTTAAGTGTAAATGCGACAAAGCCGGTTATTGTTTAGAGCATAAATCATGCGGGAAATACCCTAAAAAAGTTATTGACTAAAATTTAAAAACGTGCTATAATATGTGATATATATTGAAAGAAAAATTAGAAAGGAAATTGAATGTTTTCAAAGACAAATAATTCATGCCATATTGAGGGATATGTATTTTCAACCGACCGCCTTGCACAGCGTGTCTCTAAAAAGACCAACACTCCTTTTATTAACGGCACAGTAAATGTAGCCACTGATGATAAGGGTCTTAACGTTGTCCCTGTATTTTTCCGTTACGTTACTGAGACTTTTAAGAGTGGCAAGCCTAATCCCGCATGGGAGATTCTAACTGCCCTAATTGACCATGAGGGTTCAGATACGTTTGAAGTTGTAGGTACTTCTGCTCTCAAGGTTCGTATTGATGGTTCTGTCGGCACAAATGATTTTGTATCTCGTGATGGTGAAGTTGTTTCTCCTAAGCGTGTCGAGGGCCAGTTTATGCACGTTATGACCAACGAGATTTCTGAGAATCCTGCGACATTCGATGTCGATATGCTTATTGCAAATGCGGCTGAGCGTGAGGTTGAAGATGGTGATGATTTTGTAAATCTTCGTGGCTACGTCTTTGATTATCGTGGTGGCATTCTTCCTGTTGACGTTAATGTCCGTTCCAAGGGTGGCATGGATTACTTCATTGACCAAGATATTTCTAATAAGAATCCTCTTCTAACCCATATCAAGGGTTCTATCGTGTCTCAGGCCATCACGACTGAGAAGACTGAAGAATCTGCATTTGGTGACCCAATAGTTCATAAGGTCGTTCGTCATGTTCGTTCTTGGGATGTTACTTGGGCTGCGGTCGAACCTTATGAGTGGGATGATGAATCTACCATCACCAAAAAGGAATTCAAGCAGAAGTTAAACGAGCGTGAAGAGCGTATGGCAGAGGTCAAGCGTAATCATGACGAGTATCAGGCTAATCGTAACGGTGGTCAGAACTTTGCAGCAGCAAAGGTAGTCGCAAAGGTTGAAGCTCCAGTAGATGAAAATGAAGATGATGATGATGATGATGAGGAATGGCCTTTCTAGTCAAGTAGCAGACAATTAAATAAATAGGGGAGAGATTAAGTTCTATCCCCTATAAGATAGAAAAGGATTTAAAATGGAATTTAATTTTACGTCATGTGCGGTCCTGCTGCCAAGTGCTCGGAGTGCGCCGCAAGATAGCGAATAAGTTGCGTAAAGCCGGTGAAGGGATGACCGAGAAATACATCGGAAAGGCCAGACACTACAAGCACAACAACGACTTGTTCTGGAAGTATAGAGACATCGTACTTGACAATAATGGCAATCCTGTTACGGACGATAACGGCAGACTTGTATGGCTCCTGCTCAGATGGAAGGGTTGCGACAACGCTGCATGGTGGACGAAAGGGTACAAGGATTGCAAGCTGTGCCGCGATGAAGGCAAGACGTACCGCATCGACTTTACCAACTGCAACGTCTACGAGGTCGTAAGCGAATGAGCTGTGGAGCGAAGTCGGTGAGCAAATGCTAACAGCGGATGGAGTCAAATTCCTAAAGGAGCTTCAAGACAAGTTGAATACGCAAGAGACGTTTTTGTCAAGCGGACCCACGTTTCTGGGTAGTTGAGCAGGATCGCTGGTACACATGCCCAAAGGGTTACGAAGACCGCGTTGTTGTCGTAGACAACGAAGGGTGTGACACAATGACTCTTGGGCAGAGCGTGAAAGCAGCATTTTCTAGCATCCAAACGAAGTTTAGCAGCGAGGACGCAACTGAGTGGCTAAGCAATTGGAACATAGCACTTGCCGCCGAGACAATGTTATTTATCTAAATCGTATTTAATAGTAGATAGCAAAAGATTAAACCAAGAGAGAAAAGAGAAAGCAATATATGTCAATTGATATTTTTAATATTGAACCTCACAAAGTTAGTCGTTCGCTAGAGGGCTATACAATCATGTTTTACGGTGAGCCTAAGACTGGAAAAACATCAACAGCAGCCAAATTTCCAAAAGCCTTACTATTAGGTTTTGAGGTTGGCTATCTAGCAATTGGCGGCGTAAAACCGCAACCTATTAACAAATGGTCTGAATTTAAACAGGTTCTAAAGCAGCTAAAAGACCCGAAAGCTCATGAGCTATACAGCAATATTATTATTGATACTGCTGACATTGCTTATGACCTTTGTGAAAAGTACATCTGCAATCAGGCTGGAGTCTCGGCTGTAAATGAGCTACCTTATGGTCAGGGGTGGTCTAAAACTAGTAAAGAGTTCGATGAATGTCTTCGTTCCATTCCTCAGATGGGCTATGGTCTAGTAATGATTTCACATAGTCAAGACAAGACTTTTACTGATGAAAATGGTAGTGAATATAACCAGATTGTTCCTACTCTTGGCAATCGTCCACGTCTAATCGTTGACCGAATGAGTGACGTTATCGGTTACGCCCATCCAGTAGAAGAGGAAGATGGCCGCACTCATACTGTCCTGTATATGCGTGGAACCCCTCGATTCGTAGCTGGTTCTCGATTTAAATATACGCCTGACTCCATTGACTTCACATATGACAATCTTGTCAAGGCTATTGGTGATGCAATCGACAAGCAAGCAGAGGAAGATGCTGGCAAGTTTGTCACCGATGCACGTACTACTGCATATGATATTAATGATGGTCCTGACTTTGAAGCTATGAAGAATGAATTCAAAGAATTAACCGTCAAGATTCAGCATAGTGTTTCTAAGGATGAATTCAAAAAGTCTTGGGCGCCTAAAATTATCGAAATTACAGATAAGTATCTCGGTGTCGGCAAGAAGGTCAATGACTGTACTGCTAAGCAAGCTGAACAGCTTTCACTTATCCTTGATGACCTCAAAGACTTACTGTCTAATGGAATTGATGTAGCTTAATTCTAAAGACCGTCCATAATTGGGCGGTCTTTTTTATTGACAAAATCTCCTGAATATGTTATAATTATATTATAAAGTTAGGAGAAAATATGGCAAAACAAAGACTTGTTAAATGTCCATATTGCGGCCAAATGATTGACCGTGATTGTGAGTTCGATTGGAAAAAGATTGGCAACCGATATTGGCATGATGAATGTTATGCCAAGAGCCAAGAGGAAAAAGAAAAAAATAAAGATAAGCTGAAAAAGCAACGAGAAGCAGTTATGAAAATGGCTGGAAAATATCTTGGTGCATATGTAGATTATCAGAAGGTTGCCTTAAATATGGGGCAACTGATTCAGGTTGGTATTACATATGAGCAAATGGCTAAGGCTTTAAAATATTGGTATGAGGTAAAACATAATGACCCGAGTAGGTCAAATGGTGGCATATGGATTATTAAATCAATTTATGTCGAAGCAGAAAATTATTTCAAACGATTAGAAGAGATTAGAGCTGTACAGAGTGAAGAGCAAGTGAATACAGATATTACAGACGAACATCGTGTATTTGTGCGGCCAAGAGACGTAAACATTTATAGGAAAAAGCCACGTTTTAATTTGGAATAGAAGGGAGGATATTTGATTAGTAAATACTATGATTCTGTTGCGGCATTACAGGTAATTGGATGTTGTATGCGGAAACCTGAATATTTGGCGGCAGATGGACAATACTTCTTTTCAGAACACGACTTTTGCAATGATTTACATAAAGTAGTATTTGGTGCGTTATATAGTCTATATAACGCGGGTGTAACTGACCATCTTGCACGAGAAATTGAGAATTATCTTAAAGACAAGCCGAAAGCATATGCAGTCTATAAAGCTAACAAAGGTCGAGAGTGGATGTTTGAAACTCATGCAAATGCCCATTTAGATGCTTTTGAGTATTATTATAATCGTCTAAAGAAAATGTCTCTACTTCGCGCGTATGATGATGTTGGCGTAGATGTATCTGATATTTATGACCCCGATAATATCTTAGATTCTGCAAAGAAGCAGGCACAAGACGAGTATCTTGATGGTACAACATTAGAGCAATTAGCAGACGATGTAGAGGGTAAGTTTTATTTTATCAGGGATTTATATGTAGACAATAACGATAATGACTCTGTTGCTATTGGCGATAATGTCCAAAAGATTGTAGATGAATTAGCGCAGCATCCTGCTCGTGGCTGGGCAATGTATGATATGTATGAAGATGCAATCGCTATGGGCGCACGACCTGGCCGCTTTTATTTAAGAAGTGCAGCGACAGGTGTCGGTAGAATGATTTGCCGACAATAAACTGGGGAAAAATCTGGAACCCTAAACCAAAATGGCAAGGGAATCAGAGGTGAAGGTTAATTTTAAATTAACCAGCCGCAACGCATAGCAGGTGAAAAGATATAATCCTGCCACGAGGCCCCAGCTTTCTTTATAAGAAAGAAAAGATATGCTGAACTTGCGGGAAACCGTAAGAACTGTAAGATAAAAAGCCTACAGGGTAACAAATTGAAATCAAGAACTGGTGTTGCTGATGCTTGTTTTTTCTCATGTTCTGAGTATTATTCAGATGAAGGCAAATGGGAACGTTTATATAATCGAGTACCTACTTTATATATTTCGGTAGAACTAGACATTGAAGAGCTTACAACTATGGCATTAGCTTTTATCGGTAATATTCCAGAAGACCATATTGTTGAAATGGATTTACTTACTTTTGACGAGGAAGAGAGATTAAAGAAAGCAGTACAGATTCTAGAAGAAGCACCACTTCGTATGGAATATCTTCCTAACTATGGCATGAAAGATGTTGAGAATTGTATCAAACGCAATATGCGTAAATATAAATATCCACGAGTAAATGAACAAGGCAATACAGATTACCTAACTTTTCAGTGTGTTGTCTTTGACTATTTAACTTCATCTATTAAGATGATTGAGGAAATTTCACATGGAACTGGCGTCAAAATTCGTGAAGACCAGATTCTATTCCTTATGTCATCTAAACTTAAAGAAATAGCTGTCGAGAATAACGTCTTTCTTTTATCAAGCACACAAATAAATGGTAAACCGTTATAATGACAAACTGCCAGTAATTTTTTTCCGACTCATCATCGGGGTAATTATTTTATAATTGCTAACGGGGAAAGCAAAAGCTAATCCCGTGTAAAACATGTTATAAATTTGGCTGATAATACATAATATTTATTATATTGAAAAGGGGGTGTAAAAATATGGCACGTAAAAAAATTTGTGGAATATATAAAATTGTTTTTCCAAATGGAAAAGTATATGTAGGACAAAGTGTTGATTGTTACGATAGATTCCAACAACATTATCGTTCTTCACATCCAGAAAAATATTCTTTTAAAAATGAAAGAGATATAAATTTGCCAGTTCATAAGGCTATGGGTAAATATGAAAATATTGGCAATGGATATACTTTTGAAATATTAGAGGAATGTACAAAAAATCAATTGGATGTTAGAGAGCAATATTGGATACAAAAATTACATTCGGACATTTCTGATAATGGATATAATATTGCTTCTGGAGGACAAGAGACATTTGCATTATCTCGTGAACGACATTCTCAAGCAGTCTTAACGGAAAAAGAAGTGAACGAAATTAAAGAGAAAATCGCAAAAAGAAAACAAACTTTCAGGACGATTGCGGAAGAATATCATGTAAGTCCCTCTACCATTACTTTAATTAATAAAGGTATTAATTGGCATGACAATGATAGAGAATATCCAATTAGAAAAAATGCTACAAATGATAAAATAGCAATGTCAACACATAAAAATAATGCAATATTTAATAAGCGAGAAATTCAGCAAATAAGAGCTATGCGTAATGAAGGTAGCACTTATTCTTATATTCAAAAATATTTTAACAATAGATGTAGCTTGAGCTTAATCAGCCAAATATGCTCAAACAAAATTTATGTAGACTAATATCATTTTATAACATGTATATGTACAGACTATTCCCAAAGTCGCAAGGCGGGGAAGTAGGGCTACTATTGATACGTAGCAACGTTTTAGGTAACGAATCGTTTGAAAACCGAAATAGAATTTTATCATACTATATGATAATAAGAGATAGTCGAACTTTTTATAGTTGAGTTATAAGCAAGAGAAAATTTTAGACCAGAACATGCTAGCTGGCGCAAAATCAATTGCAAACCGAATCGACTATGGTGAAATCATGGTTGATTGTACAGATGAAGATATTCAAGATATTGAAGGCGTTTTGGCACAGCATCCCGGAATGTGTCCACCAAATGTAAAAAGAAGCGTATATAAGAATCGACGAGGAAAATTCAATCGTGTTATTTGTTGGATGCGCGCAAATAAAGGTACTTGTCGATATAAGACTTTATTTGTAACTGATTTCTCTTTTAAACCAATAGACAAAGATGAAATTTTCCAAAAGAAGAAAGAATAGGAGGTGCGGGAATTGGGATACGATAAAGCAAAAGTAAAGGAATCAATTGAACCAGAAAACGTATATGATATTCTAGAATACTTTGGAGCAGAACCAGAAATGTATTCTGATTATATCATTTCCCGCACAATCTGTCACAATGGCATCGGTGAAGGTTCAAAGAAGTTATATTATTATTTTGAGAATAGTATGTTTAATTGCTATACTGAGTGCGGCGCATTTGATATTTTTGAACTTGTTGAGAAAGTTAAAAATGTAGACCTTAATTCCGCAATCTATTTTGTGGTTAATTTCTTAAATCTTCAAATTGATTTAGATAATGATATTGATTTAAAAGATAGTCAAGAAGACTGGAAAATATTCAATAGATATAAAGAGCAAAAAGATGTAACTGTAAATGATAATACCATTGAGTTACCAGAATATGATATATCTATTATTCAGCATTATCCTCAACCTATTATTTCCTCTTGGTCTAATATCTCAAAAGAGGTGTGTGATTTTGCACAAATTCATTATGACCCTCTTGGCGGCAATATCCTTATCCCGCACTTTGACCAGAATGATAGATGTGTAGGTATTCGACAAAGAACTATTATCCAAGAGCAAGAGAAAAAAGGAAAATATAAGCCTTGGCGAGTCCACGGTGAACTTTATAATCATGCTCTTGGCTTTAACTTGTATGGTCTTAATTGGGCTAAAGAAAGAATTAGAGAAATACAAACTGCGGTTGTAGCCGAATCAGAAAAGTCGGTTCTTGCCTATATGTCATATTATGGTACAGGTAATAATATTTGTGTTGCAACATGCGGCAGTTCCTTATCTAAATATCAATTCAAACTTCTTAAAGATGCAGGATGTAAAGAAATTGTTATCGCATTTGACCATGACTTTGATGAATATGGTTCAGATGAAAGTCTCAAAGTTGAAGAAAAGATTGCCAAGATTGGTAACAAATACAAGCCATATATGAATATGTCTGTAGTTTTTGACAGAGAGAATATTCTAGAATATAAGGCAAGCCCATTAGACCAAGGAAAAGATGTATTCATGTATCTATTTAAGAACAGGATTATGCTATAATGTGTGTTACAATTTGACAAATCATAGTTTTAATACTTGTGCTTCTGTCACCGATTCTTTTGTGTCTTGCTATCATTGTAGCTTGTATTATTATAGATAAATGGGTAGATATTATATTTTATCCTTTTGAGATTCTTCGTGATAAGGTTGATAATTACAGGCAGAAAAGAGATTTAGAATCATGGTATGAAGAAAGCGAAAATAACCAAGAGAAAGATACAATATGACAGAAGATGATAAATTAAAGATTCTCAGTTATCACCGCAAACATCAGCGTTGTCGATATTGTAAATATTATTTTTATCCATATGTGCCGCATGAGCTAAAATTAACTAGCACCGTTTCTCCTGAATGTGCTATTAAAGATAAACGGATTTATCCTTATATCCTAAGTCTTAAAACATTAGCAGGATGTATGTGCAAAGAGTTTGGAGTTGATGAAAATAGATTATAAATTATATAAACCAACATTAGATAGCTTGACACCTCAACAACAAATTCTATATAATAGAAATATTCCAGTAGAAGAACAAAGTAACTGGCTTAACGCCTATTGGAATGATGTAAATGATTTTCATCTACTAAAGAATATTAAAAAAGCAGCTGTAATGATTATTAATCATTGCATGTGGGCAAGTTCTAAGATTACTATTTTACAAGACTGTGATTGCGATGGGTTGACTTCGAGCGCCATTATAGCTAATTATATTCACCGTATTTGTAGCAAGGAACCTACCATCTTAATCCACGAAGGAAAAGTTCATGGACTTGCAGACATTGATTTAGACAATATTATAGAGACTACTAGTCTTCTTATTATCCCAGATGCGGCAAGCAATGATTATGAACAGCTTAAATATTTACATGACAATGGCGTAGATATTGTAATTGCTGACCACCACCATTGCGAAAAATATTCTGAGGATGCTATTGTAGTAAATAATCAATTAGACGATTATCCTAATAAAAACTTTTGCGGCGCAGGCGTTACATGGCAGCTCTGCCGCCAGATGGATGAAATGTGCAACTTTGATTATGCGAATAACTTAGTTGATTTGTGCGCTCTTGGTTTATGTGGCGATATGATGGATTATCATGCAAAAGAAGTGAGAGCGCTTGTCAATATTGGTTACGCTAACGTTAAAAACAAATTTTTTAAAGCATTTGTAGATAAACAAGAGTTTTCTTTAAATAAGATGAATGGACTTAATTATCTAAGCTCTAGCTTTTATGTAGTCCCTTATATTAATGCATGTTGTCGAACTGGTGAAATGGTAGAGAAACGTCTTCTTCTTAGCGCTCTCTTGGATTATAAGTGTGATACGATGATTCCATCATCCAAGAGAGGTGAAAAAGGTAAAGAAGTTCCTATTTGGCAAGAAGCTATTACCGTTATTGAACGAGTGAAACGTAGACAGACTAAATTACAAGATGAAGCTATGGAATTCTTTGAATACCAAATTCAAACCAAAAAGCTAACAAATAATGCTATCATTACTTGCGTATGCGGCAAAGATGATGCTGAACCAGGCATTTTAGGTTTGGTGGCGAATCGTATTCAAGCTAAATATCAGCACCCAACATTGGTTTTGCGAGAAGTCGAAGAGGAAGATGGAGTACATCTAAAAGGGTCTGCTCGTAATTACTCTTACTGTCCTATTGAAGACATGCGTAGTCTTTGCGAAAACACTAACTTAATGGACTATGCGCAAGGCCACTCTAGCGCTTGGGGAGCTAGTCTTCCGTTAGATAATTACTTTAAGTTTATTGAAGTTACAAATGAACAATATAAAGGTATTGATTTTAAACCAGTCTATTTAGTAGACTATGTTTGGAATTACGATAGAGTCAACCCTAAATATGTTCTTGATATTGCGGAGCTTAACATCTATGGTCAAGGCATTCCAGAATCTAAAGTTGTAATAGAAGATATTGCATTAGACAATGTTAATGTTCAGCTTTTAGGTGAAGCAAAGGGTCATCCTACCATTAAAATTTCTTTACCATCTGGTGTTGATGTTATGAAATTCAAGTCTTCTAGAAAAGAGTTTGAGGAATGGACAAGTGGAGAAAAGAAGCTAACCATTGTCGGCAAATGTTCCAAGAACGAATGGATGGGAAACGTTACACCGCAAATTCTAATTGATGACTTTGAATTAAAAGACTATGAAGAGGAATGGGTATTTTAAATGAAATTTCAAATTGAAGAAGCTGAGCTTAGGAATCTTGCACACAAAGCATCGCGTTATGATATTATTATGAATGCTCTTATTCGTGAAAAGTTTGGTAAGGTTGATATTTATAGCGATTGGGAAATGACTGAAAACTATATGCAAAGTATTATCAATCAACAGCCGAGTGATATTAGGCCAGTAGATGAAGATAAAATTAAAGAAACTCAAGAATGGTTTGACAAGCATCCTGACTTTGGCACAATGTAATTAAATAGAAAGCCCTCTAGTTTTTATTGACTAGAGGGCTTTTTTGTGTTATAATATATTTATAAAGAAAATCCAATAGAAAGGAGTAGCATAAATTATGCGAATGGCCCCATGCCCTATGTGCGGAAAGACGGCACCTAACGGTTTTAAAAAAGGAAATAAGTGGTATTCTAAGTGTTACAATAAGGAGTGTGGTTATACTACTGAGGTTGGTATGCCAACACGTAAAATGAGTCGTTTTAATTGGAACCTGAATTATGAGCGTTTGACTGGCGAGACTCTTCCTGATGAAATGACCGGTCGCCAAAAGGGTGCTTATATGAAGAAAGAAATTCGTTGTGGTGTGCCTGAACTAGTCCAATGTTTCACTCAAGAAGATTTTGAGAACTGGGGAAAAAAGTACGATATTTCTAAGGTTGATTGGGTAAAGGAATGCGGAAAACATTGCAAACGAGGTAAGCGAGTCGTTTTTACAGGCCAGAAGAAGGACAGATAATGAGTGCAGAAATTTGCGGAGACAATCGTTTCTTAGTGATTAAGCGAGCAAAAACTGATTTATTTGAAAGCACCAATATTGAAATGGCTCCAAAAGAAGTTGAAGTTATTGATAGTATTCTTTTTCGTTGCTGGCAAATGGGCTGGTTAAAGAAATATGAATAGAGAGACGGTGATGCCAATGATAAATCAGTATCCCGGCAGTCTTCATAACCATACAGATTTTTCAAATCTTAGGCTTAAAGATTCAATTAATACTGTAGACCGTTTAATGGATTATGCTTTGGAGCTTGGTCAAGATGTATTAGCCTTTACTGAGCATGAGTCAGTAGCCAACGCAGTTAAAATTCAAGAAGCATATGAAAAGCGTAAACAAGATAATCCAAATTTCAAAGTAATTCTTGGTAATGAGATATACCTTGTCCGCAATGGACTTAGCAAAGATAATTTTAATCCAGAAGAAGATAAGTATTTTCACTTCATCCTTTTGGCTAAAAATGCAGAAGGACATAAACAAATTCGTGAGATTTCAACGCTAGCTTGGATGCGCTCTTATATGGCTCGTGGTATGCGGCGAGTGCCAACGTATTATCAAGATTTAATTGATATTATTGGTAAAAACAAAGGTAATGTTATTGCTTCAACGGCCTGTCTTGGTGGGCAACTGCCAGTTTATCTTCTCAAATATAAACAAACGAACGATGAAGCATATATTAAACAAGCTATCAAGTGGCTCAAGGGAATGGTTAAACTTTTCGGTAATGGTAATTTCTTTCTAGAAATGCAACCTTCTCACAACGAAGAACAAATCTACGTTAATAAGTGGATTAAAAAATTATCTCATAAATTAAATATTCCATACATTATCACTTGCGATGCTCATTATTTAAAGAAAGATGAAGCATTTATCCATGAGACGTACTTAAAGTCTCAGAATGGCGAGCGTGAAGTCTCTGAGTTCTATGCAACTACCTATCTCATGGGCACAGAAGAGCTTGAAGGATTTTTTGGATATTTTACCAAGGAAGACATCTGTGCTGCATACGAGAACATTGAATATATTAAGAGTCAATGCGAAGATTATAATCTTAAAAAGCCGTTAAAGATTCCTCAGTTACCTTGGAAAGATAGTTATATTACAGATGAACAGGTAAAGTCTTTTCAAGATAAAATTCCTAATCTGAAATATCTAACCGAATCTGATTTTGATGGTGATAAACTTCTTGGTCGATTGATTCTTCAAGGCATCCAAGAGAAAGAAGATTTACAGAATCAAGATGCTTATGATGAAATTAACGTTGAACTAGAGTCTGTCTATCAAAGTTCTCTTGTAAATAAAACGCACTGGTCTTCATATTTTCTTAATTTACAGAAAATTATTGATACTATTTGGGAAGCTGGTTCCATTGTTGGCTGCTCACGAGGAAGTGGCGGTGGCTTCCTTATCTTGTATGTTCTAGGTATTATTCAGATTAACTGTCTAAGAGAAACTACAAAGACCTTTCATTGGAGGTTCCTTAATCCCGCACGTGTCTCTGTTTTGGATGTAGACATTGACGTATCTGGTCTGCGCCGCAAGCAGATTCTAGATAAGTTTAGAGAGGTCTATGGTGAAGATAGAGTTTGCAATGTTCTTACTCTCGGTACAGAAAGCACAAAATCAGCTATTCTAAGTGCGGCAAGAGGTCTTGGAATTGATAATGATGTGGCACAATATATTGCTTCTCTAGTTCCTTCTGACCGTGGTTTAATTCGTTCTTTGCATCAGTGTTACTATGGTGATAGTAAAGAAGGAATGAAACCAGTTATTCCTTTTGTCAATGAAATGAAACAGCGTCCAAAATTATGGGAAGTTGCTTGTCGAATTGAAGGTCTAATCTGTCGTTCTGGAATACACGCGGGAGGGCTCGTCTTTGTTGATGAACCATTCACGGAGACGGCTGCTCTTATGCGTGCTCCTGATGGAACTATTATTAGTCAATTTGACCTTCATGACCTTGAAAAATTATCACTCATTAAGTACGACCTACTTTCGGTCGAAGCAATGGACAAGATTCAGGTCTGTCTTGAGCTGTTAGTAAAATATGGTTATCTCAAGTGGGCTGGGACTCTAAGAAAAACTTATGAAGATGCTATTGGTATCTACAATCTAGAACGAACAGATTCTAAGATGTGGAAAATGGTATGGGAACATAAGATTCAATCTCTATTCCAGATGGAAAAATCAAGTGGAATCCAAGGAATTGCATTGACGCATCCCAAATCTGTTGATGATTTAGCTACTCTTAATAGTGTAATCCGACTTATGGCACAAGAGAAAGGCGCAGAAACGCCTCTTGAAAAGTATGCAAGGTTTAAGAAAGATATTTCTTTATGGTATCAAGAAATGGACTCTTATGGTCTAACAAAAGAAGAGCAAAAGATTCTTGAGCCTGTCCTTAAAATCTCTTATGGCATCTGTGAAAGCCAAGAACGTTTCATGATGCTTGTCCAGATTCCAGAATGTGGTGGCTTTGACCTAAACTTCGCAGATAGGTTAAGAAAAAGCGTAGCTGAATTTTTGGCCTTATAGAAAGAAATTTTTATAAAGTATTGGGCAAAATCGGTGAAGACTAAGTTAATATAATATGTTGATACCGAGGTAATCAATCAAATTGCGAAAGGTTGATTGATACCGTAGAGCGTAGGTGGTGAATAAATACAATCCACCCAAGAGTGTCCGACACCTAAACAGATAAAGCTGTAGGTGAAAATGTACGCCGAGCTTATAGGAAACTATAAGAACTATAGGATAAAAAGCCTATAGGATAACAAACTGAAGAAGGACCCGGCTGGATACAAGGCTTGCGAAAAGGAATACTTTGAGCGAGTCCACGAGCAAGGTTTAAGTAAAAACCTTTGCAATTACGTATGGAATGTATGTGTGGCTACAAGTCGAGGATACGGCTTTAAAATGAATTGAAGCCCTATATAGTGATATATAGTACAAATTGCCTAACATGCGGGAAACTCCTAAAACTTTATATTACTAAACCAATACAGTAATGTATTAGCGGCAAAGAGTAATGTCTGAGATATAGTAATAAGATATAAAGATATGTGGACAATCCGCAGCGAAGTTTCTATTTAAAATAGAAAAACGTTCAGAGACTATAATGGCACATCTTATAGATAAGATGAAGGTATAGTCCAGACAGCAACCAGTTTACTGGGCTTGTGAAAATTAGTGCTGTAAAGAATTTAAGCCATACTTTGGCTTACTCACTTGTAGCTCTTCAAGAAATGAATCTAGCTTATAAATATCCTATTATCTTTTGGAATTGTGCAAACTTAATCGTAGATAGCGGCACAATTGAAGGTATCGACGATAAAACATCTGATTATAATAAGATTGCACGTGCGGTCAATAAAAATAAGTTAGCAGGTATTAAAGTATCGCTTATTGATGTAAATAAATCAGAGTTATCTTTTACACCAGATGCAGAAACGAATACAATTCATTATGGTCTTGGCGGTTTACAGGGCGTAGGCAACGAAGTCGCGCAAATGATTATTGATAATCGCCCATATAATTCAGTAGAAGATTTTATGGATAAGACAAAAGTAAATAAAACTGTTATGGTTTCTTTAATTAAATCTGGTGCTTTTGACCAATTCGGCAAACGCAAAGACATTATGAAACAATATCTATACACTACAATCAATCCTAAAAAACGTTTAACCATGCAGAACTTTAATGCGCTTATAGAAAATAGTCTTGTGCCGCAAAAGCTAAAATTCCAAAAGCAAGTATTTAATTTTAATAAAGGGCTAAAAAAAGATTGCAAATATAACACAGATTATTTTGCATTAGATGGTGTTTACTACAAATTTTATGTTAAGTTTTTCAATGAAGATAATATTGAACCAATAGACAATAAATTATGTTTAAATAAAAAGACATGGAAGAAAGAATATGATTCCGTAATGAGTGCGGCCAAACAATATATTACGGATAATCAACAGGAGCTATTGGATAAGTTAAACAATAAAATGCTAAAAGATGCTTGGAATAAATATGCGGCAGGTACGATTTCTCATTGGGAAATGGAAAGTCTCGGTATGTATTATCATAAGCATGAGTTGACTAATATTGATAATTCATTATATGATATTATAGACTATACAAGACTTGACCGCACGCCTATTGTCGATTATACATTTAAGCGTAATGGTGCGGAGATTCCAATTTTCAAAACTTTTAAAATTGCAGGAACAGTTATTGCAAAAGATGAACTGCACTCACAAATTACTTTACTTACTACCACTGGCGTAGTGGAAGTTAAAATGTCTAAAGAATATTTTTCACAATACAATAAACGTATTAGTGAAGTCAGACCAGATGGTACTAAAAAAATTATGGAACAAGGTTTCTTCCAGCGTGGTATGATGCTAGTATGCAATGGTATTAGACGTGGAGACACCTTTGTATTAAAGGCGTATAAACGTAAAGGAAATGTACAGCATCAGCTATATAAAATCACGAAAGTGAATAAAGACGGCACCATAGAAATGACCAATAATCGCTATGGCGAAAATATTGACAATTAAATAAAGTTATGTTATAATATAGGAGTAAACAGAAAAGAAAGGTTTGCTCCTATATTTTTGGAGGTTTAATGTATCCAACAGTAATCGGTATTTGTGGTAAGTCTGCGGCGGGGAAGGATTTAACTGCCACTCGATTAGTTGAAGAATATAAAAAGATTGGCATCCCAGCAAAAAAGGTAATCAGTTATACGACACGCCCTCCAAGAGAAGGAGAAGTTGACGGTGTAGATTATCATTTTGTTGACTTGGAGACTTTCGTTGAAATGCAATATAATAATAAATTTATCGAGCATACTGAGTTTCGTGGGTGGCGATATGGCACTGCAATCAATTCATTCGATGATAATTGTATAAATATCTGTGTCCTTAATCCTGTTGGTATGACAAAGCTCGAAAGACTTTGTCCTTGGATATTACAATGCGAATGCTTTTATCTAAAAGTTCCTTTACTTGTGCGGTTCAAGCGTTCTATTAAGCGAGAGCATACTTTCAAATGGGAATTCATTAGACGAGCATTTGCAGACTGGGAAGATTTCAGCGGAGGGTATGATGATTACTTTGGATATGGTTCGCATGAGCATGTGCTTCACTATCGAGGTAGTCGCACAGATTTTGTATCCAGTATTATGAATACTGACGAATTAATTCATACAGTTTCACAGCTAAAGCGTAAACATTTATCCAAATAAACGCATGGACATAAGTTTAGAAAGTTTATTAACCAATTTTTATATAGTAGAAAGAGGATAAAATGATTTTTCAAGTACGACAAGGAGTGTTTGAAACTAATTCAAGTTCAACACATACGCTAACTATCTGCTCAAAAGATGATTTTGACAAGTGGAAACATGGCGAGGTATTTTGGCTTGATAATGATTGGCACAAGTTAGATACAAATAAGAATTTTGTCACTCCAGAAGAGCTAAAAGAGCTCGCGGAAAAGTACAACGAAGAACAACAGGAGCGCATTGACGCGGGAGATAAGTTCGCTAAGGTGCTTGATATTGACAAGGTTCTCAATGAGCGTCCAGATTATGATAGTTGGAGAGATAGCTATTGGGACACTGAGCGTAGTTCGCTTGAAGCATATACAACAGATGATTTTTATGTGCGTAACGGTGACCTTGAAACTTATAGTGAAACTTTTACTTCTCCTTCTGGTGACGAAATGGTAGCGTTTGGAGCGTTTGGATATGATGGCTAAAGATTGGAATATGACAGCCAAAGGTTTTGACCCTCGCCCTTCCAATTGTGTTTCTTACAATAATGGTAACTATACAGTTACGTTATCTCTTGCAGACGGGACTATGATTCGATACAGCAAAGACGATAAATTAGTTCCGTCTTTTCCTGACTCAATGGATATTAAAATTACCAACTGCTGTTCGCTGAACTGCCGCTATTGTCACGAAAAATCGACAAAGAATGGACAGCATGGAGACATCTTATCAGATAGCTTTATTGACAAACTTCATCCTTATACTCAATTAGCATTAGGCGGTGGCAACGTTCTAGAACATCCTGACTTTGTGCCTTTTCTAAAGAAGTGTAAGAAGCTAAAATTAGTTCCGTCTGTAACAGTAAACCAGATTCATTTTATGCAACAGCATAAGTTTCTCAAGCAGCTAACAGATGAAAAGCTAATTTATGGTTTAGGCATTTCTTTCCATCATCCTGATAAGAATTTCCTGCCCATGCTCCGCAGTTTCCCTAATGCGGTCATTCATACCATCGCAGGCGTCACCAAGGAAAAGGACTATGAGTTTCTTTATGATAAAGGATTAAAGATTTTAATTCTTGGATATAAGAAATTTGGTCGTGGTATTCAAGCCTATAATGAAGCTCGCCAAATTACTGATTATCGTATCATGGCTCTTAAAGAACTTTTACCATATATGGTCAAAGAAAAATGGTTTGATAGTATTTCATTTGACAACCTTGCATTAAAACAACTTGACGTAAAGAACCTTGTGCCACGAGATAAATGGGACATGTTCTATATGGGCGATGAAGGTAGTTCCACGATGTATGTTGATATGGTCAATCGTGAATTTGCGGCGAATTCTACGTCTGAAACTCGCTATCCTCTTTTGGACAATATAGAAGATATGTTAAAAGTAATTCACCAATAGAAGAAGGAGAAAGATATTGACTAAATATATTACAAAGCGAAATGGAAATAAAGTAGAGTTCGATATTTCTAAGATTGAAAATGCGGTGTTTCGTGCGGCGTGTGATGTTTCTGGTACTCTTGGATGGACATGGACGTTTTGTCATGCGGTTGCTGAAGACATTGCACATGACTTTGAAAAAGCCGAGTATTATCATGACGGCATGACAGTTGAAGAAATTCAGGATGCTGTTGAAGAACTGCTCATGGGCGATTTTCCGCATGTTGCAAAGTCATATATGATTTATCGTTATGAACATCAGATTGCTCGTCAGAAACACAATGACGCTGAAATTCTTGATATGATTAAGAATGACCCAGAAAGCTACTGGGCCACAGAGAATAGTAATAAAAATGCTAAACTCGTTACGGTACAACGAGATTATCTAGCTGGCATTACAAGCACCGACATTGCTCGTAATTATATTTTTCCTAAAAAAGTAATTGAAGCTCACGACGCTGGTATTTGCCATCAACACGATATGGATTATATGGCACAATCAACTCTTCATAACTGTGACCTTATCAATCTAGAAGACATGCTGCAAAATGGCACGGTCATTAACAATGTACGCATCAACAAACCGCATCGTCTTTTAACAGCTATGACAGTAACAACGCAAATTATGGCTAGCGTTGCTGCGAATTCTTATGGTGGAGAATCCATCACACTCACTCATTTAGCCCCTTTCGTTCGTGATAGTTACAATATCTTTAAAAACAAGTATAAAAACGAAGATATATCTGATGAATTGAAAGAGAAGTTTGCGCTGGCAGATTTAAAGAAAGAAATTGCTGATTCAGTACAAACTTTTAATTATCAAATTTCAACGCTATTTACATTAAATGGCCAGGCACCTTTTTGCTCTCTGTTCATGTATATCGGTGAGACAGAAGAATATAAAGAAGAACTCATTCTTCTTATTAAGGAATTTTTAAAGCAAAGAGAAAAAGGTATGCCAAATCGCCAAGGTGTATATGTCACGCAGGCTTTTCCGAAGCTGTTATATGTACTTGAAGAGGATAACTATAAGCCAGGTACTAAATATTGGGATGTAACTCAAAAAGCCGTTGAGTGCTCTGCTAAACGCTTAACTCCTGATTACATCAGTGAGAAAATAATGAAACAAATCAAGGTAGACGCAAATGGCGAAGGCCATTGCTTTCCTTGCATGGGTAAGCGTAAACTATAGCCCATGTAAAATCTTTTGAATTCGGATAGGACTTAGATTTAAGTTGAGTCCGAACTAATATACATATTTAAAATCATAGAAAGGAGTTCTTTCTATGGAAAAATTAACACAATATAATAATATTTCTGTAACAGATGATGGTAAAGTATACAAAACAAAAAAGAATGGTAATAAAATAGAGCTTTGCCAATGGGTTGATAATGTTGGGTATAAACAAGTAAAAAGTACAGATGATAAACAAGCTATTTATTTACGTGTGCATAGATTAGTCGCAGAAACTTTTATTCCAAATCCACAAAATTTACCGCAAGTTAATCATAAAGATGGAAATAAATTAAATAATGTGGTAGAAAATTTAGAGTGGTGTAACAACAAAGAAAATACTCAGCATGGATATAACCACAATTTATATAAATCAACAGTTAGATGTCCAGTTAAAGCTACTAATAAAGAAAGTAAAATGGAATATGTATTTCCAAGTATTCGTAAATGCGCAGAAGAACTAAAATTAAACAGAAAAACTATTACAGCTATTTTAAAGCATGAAAAAACAAATAATTATGATTATGATTTTGAATATGTATAATGTGTATCGACTATTCCGAAAGGAAGTAGAGATAATAGCTATCTCGAAGTAAGAAGACTATTCAATAGGATAGATGATATAGTCAGTGCGGCAGGTGACTGCCGATAACATGTGTAGAAGTTTTCTATCTCCATATTTAGATGAAGATGGTAAACCAAAATATTACGGTCGATTTAATTGTGGAGTTTCTAGTTTGAACCTCCCTGATACAGCTTTTGCGGCGCAAGAAGAACTTAAATATGATACAGATAAATCGCAAGAACATCTTCTTGAAATCTTTTTTAAACTATTGGATGAACGAGCTGAAATCTGTCATGCCGGACTAAAAGTTCGCGTTGATAGACTTTCAAAAACAAAAGCTGGCGTAGCTCCAATCCTATGGGTAGATGGTGCTTTAGCTAGACTAGACCCAGAAGATACTCTAGACAAGTTAGTTCATAATGGATACGCCACAGTCTCGCTTGGATATAATGGCGGCAACGAAGCCGTTAAAATTCTTATTGGAGAAGACAATTTCACCAAGAATGGACAAGAACTGATGCTACAAATTCTCCAGTTCTTAACCAATAAGTGTGAAGAATGGAAGCAAGCAGAGAACGTTGGGTATTCACTTTATGCGTCCCCAGCAGAGTCCTTGTGTTACAAGTTTGCAACTAAGACTAAAGAACGTTATCCAGACCAGTTCAAGAAACTGTTTGGGAACAAAAAGTATTTTGAAAATTCTTATCATATCCCGAGTTCTCAACCAATTGACCCATTCTCTAAGATTGAACTTGAAGGTGAATTTCAAAAGTATTCAGTTGGTGGTTGCCTAAGCTATGTAGAGAGTTCTGACGTATCTAAGAATATCTCCGTTCTGTATCCAATTTTAGAGTGTATTTATAATAATATTATGTATTGTGAAATCAATACAAAAACTTCTTATTGCCATATATGCGGCGAATCACAAACTATTGACGTTCACAAAGATGAAGAAGGAAATACATGGTGGGAATGCTCTAATTGCGGTAATACAGACACAGATAAAATGGATGTTGCCGCACGTACTTGCGGATATGTTGGAGTCAACTTCTGGAACGATGGCAAGACTCAAGAAATTGCTTCTCGTTATAAGCATATTGATGATCGTGAGGTTGGCGAAGAATGAGATATTTTCAAATAAGGTCAATGGATATTAGCAACGGTATCGGTATTGGCACTAGTGTCTTTTTATCTGGCTGTCACTTCCATTGTAAAAATTGTCACAACCAAGAGCTATGGGACTTCAATAGTGGTAATGAATATACTAATGATGTCAAGAATAAAATTTTAAAAACTATCCAGCCAAAATGGGTAGAAAGATTTTCAATTCTAGGTGGAGAACCATTAGAGACAATTAATTTAAAAGAGCTATTAGCTCTTATCGAAAACATTAAGGTCTTACGTCCTGATATTAAGATTTGGATTTATACTGGATACACCTATGAACAACTCCAAGAGAGAATCAAAAAGAATAAAGACGATTATTATCTAGAACCCATTTTGCGACTCGCTGATGTTCTAGTAGATGGCCCATTTATCCAAGAGAAAAAAGATTTAACGCTTGTTTTTAAAGGCAGCTCTAATCAACGAATAATTGACCTTCAAAAGACACATGCGACAAATGATATTGTGCTTTTGGATATTTAAGTATGAGGGATAGATTTTATTCTATCCCTCATTTTTTTATTGACTTTTGTAGAGTATTATGGTATAATATAACTACAAACAAGGAAGAAAGGAAAATATATGGCCGAAGCAGTAATTGATAATTACGCTCTAAATCAACAAATGTATGCCAAGATTACGCCACCTTCACAGGACGAAGTAAATGCAATGTTCGTCAATGTAGGGGCATGGCTTTCAACGCATCATAAAAAGCATTACTATATGTTACTTAATAATGAACTTCATTATTACACTACCTTCAATCTTAAAAACCCAAATTATGATAAGATGATTCAAGAACTCAAAGAGTGTCTTGCGTTCCGTGGCCGCATTCTCGACATTGAATATCAGCACGCAGAAGACACTTATCAGATTTGGGTTAAAGAATATAAGACCGATAATGTTTATATGTTTATGCTATTTGAAGCAGAAGATTTTGTAATTGAGGTGGAATAATGAATAAGCTAATTGTGGCGGCTTTTCCCGCATCAGCTATTAAGTTTATGGTACAAGGTGATATAGAGCAGGTCGATTCACAAAAGATGTGTTGGTTTCCTGAATTTGAAGAAAATCTTACACCGTATCTAGAAAAAGAATATGGTATTCAAGAAATCTATGTTCTTGGTCCTAAAAGTTATATTCCAGAAGTAGTAAGTAAAATCAAGGGTCTTACGACTCTACCTGTTATTGAGGAAGGTATTTAATTATGCGCCATTATGTTATCAAGAATACTGCTGAGTATCGCGTTGAAACGATTGAAGACGTGGTAGCTTTTCGTGAAGAACTACAGAAGCAGGCCGCGCAGGACGGTTATTCTCTATCTGCGTTCAGCTATTCAGAGAAGCTAGTCAAAGAGCGCGGAGAAGTTGTAGATAATTTTTACGCTGTTAAGGCTGTTTTCACAGTCAATGATATGAAGGAGCCTACAATTCCTATCTTCGATGTAGAACTACCCTATGCGGCAGAGTCTATGATTTCCAACAACAATGATAGCGAGGATGATATTTTTGAGTAATTCAGAGACTATTAAAATCCAGTATTGGCCCGGTATGCCGCGTCTAGAAGTTAATCCCAATGGCTCTTGGATTGACCTTTATACCCGAAAAGATGTTACGCTTCAAGCAGGAGAATTTGCTATTATTCCTCTTGGCGTTGCAATGAAGCTACCAGAAGGGTATGAAGCAAATTTCGTCCCACGCTCTTCTACTTTTAAGCGCTATAAGGTGCTACAGACGAACGCCTATTCCGTGATAGACCCAACTTACTGCGGACCAAACGATGAATGGGGCTATCCCGTATACGCAACTTTTCCAGTAGTAATTCCAAAGGGTACGCGCCTTTGCCAGTTCCGTATTAATAAGGTTCAACCGCACATTATTTTTGATGAAGTGGCTTCTCTGTCAGAGGAAAATCGCGGTGGCTTCGGTACTAGCAATACTGACTAAGGAGTGCATATGGACAAGATAATTGAATCTACTATTAAAAAGCTAGAAACAGTTGCTATTGACCCGCACCCTACACTTAATCCTACTCTTGGTATTATTTATCGAGCAAATGATGCGGCAGCTGGTTCGTATCTCCGTTCCATTGAGCGCAATGCCGAGAAGTATAAATCAACGACAATCTTAGTTAAATGCGATACAATTCAAGATGCAAGTCTACAAATTCGCAGATGGTCACAAGACCCAAATATCAATGGAATAATTCTTATCTCAGATTATGGCGAAGCGACTCAATCATTATATAATATGATTCCAATGCGGCTTGATATTGATGGTCTTTCTAATAAATCTTCGGCACATCTATATGGTAGCAAAGACCCTATTGCATATCGCAAGGCTCCCTGTACTGCTGCGGCATGTCTAAAAATTATTCAAACACTCTATGATAATAATCTTGCGGGTCTTAATGTCGCCGTTGTTGGCAGGTCTATGCGAGTTGGGCGACCGCTTGCAGAGCTGCTTTTACAACAAGATTGCACCGTAACACTTTATCACACCAAGAGTAAAAAAACTAATGATTTTAGAGATAAAGACATACTTGTTTCTGCTATTGGACGGCCTGAGTATTTCTACCATCCTTTAAATCTTGATGCTACCAATCTAAACATTATTGATGTTGGCATTAACTATGATGAACATGGTCGTATTTGTGGTGATGTCAATTATGATAGTATAAAAGACAAGGCCGCATACATTACGCCAGTCCCAAATGGCGTAGGTGCAGTTACGAATACAGTCCTATTTGCTAAACTATATGCAAATAAACTTGATTTTGCTGGGATTGATGTTTAATGCGTCTTTTAGCATTAGACCAAAGCCTGAATACAACAGGCGTTGCTGTTTTTGATAATGATGAAATCTTAAATTGCGGAGCTTTTACTATCCATTCTAACCAAGAGTTAGGAAAGCGTCTGACTGAATTTCTTTATGAATTAGATGATTTATACGAAACCTATCATTTTGATGGTATCGTATATGAAGATATTCAATTGCAGATGGGCAACGTTGAAACATATAAGAAATTAGCATATGTGCAGGCAATGATTTTATTTTGGTGTGAGAAACACGAAAAGAATCTATATTGCTTATCTCCATCACATTGGCGCAAGGTGCTGAAAGATAAATATGGAATGTCATGGGGCAGGAAGAGAGCAGAGCAAAAACAAACCGCCATTGACTTTATCCAAAAGCACTACAAAAAAGAAGTAGATAGTGACACAGCTGATGCAATTTGTATTGGATGTGCGGCAAATATCGAAATCAATAAAACTGAATCGGCTTTCTAAAAAGCTATAAAAAAAAGAGGGGTATTCTCAATTAAGAGAATACCCCTTATTTTGTTTAATTAAAATGGGTTAGCATCAGAAATGCAGACTTGTAGACGATCAAGAGCTTCACCATACATGCCAGCAAAATCATCGCCGCCATATGTAGAACCGTCATCGCATACAGAATTTAGCCAACCTTCACGGTCAACAGTCTGAGAACGATAGTATACTTGCTTATAGCTCTCACCCTTTGGAGTAATATAGAACATACGAACACCATCAATCGCATGACCACCGATGCCAGCACAGCCGTTTACAAGGTCATTCTTATTACCCTGTGATACATAGCCTAGCCAGCCGTCCTGCTGAGTGTGAACCTGATACTTGAGAGTACCATGGTCAACCCAAGCGCACAGATAATCGTGCTTGCCGCAAGGTACGCCCGCGAAACCATTGGAGTCAGAATTATTAAAGTTAGTTACTGTGTCATTCCAGCCACCGTTAAGGTTTCGTAGAGCATAATGGACGTTGACAAGAGTTTTACCCTGCGGAGCCTTATTAGTAGGAGCAGGCGCGGGAGTAGGCTTGTTTGTAGAAGGAGCAGGAGCGGCTTCTGTACCGTTCTTCATTGCATCGTACCAAGCCTGCGCTCGGTTCATGTATTCAGCGTTTTGACTACCCGCAAGTTCACCAGGGCACGCTGTAGCAGACCAATAGCGATGTGGGAAGACGTTGACTAGCCACTGAGGACGGCCAAGATTGTAATAGAGACAAAGAGCAGCGACTAGATGCGCACCAGACTCTAGAGCAGCGGGGAAGACAGTCCAAGGATTGCTGTTGTCGTTAGCGTGTTCAATAGAGATAGTATGCGTATTGGCATACCAATTGCCGCAAGACCAAGCGGTATCCCAGTCGTTGACCATTTGACCGATTTTACCATCAGACTGAACAGCATAGTGAGCAGAAGTCTGTGAACGGCTCCACAGATTATAACACTGGTCGATAGAAAGATTACCAGCCATATGGTGAATGGTAATACCAGTAATGTTGGCACCTTCACGACCTGCGGTATAGTCGCAAGGTAGAATCTTTGTTACATCAGCTTGAATATTTTTCCAATCCATAATTTTCCTTTCTATTGGAAATAAAAAAGAGCCGCAAATGCGGCTCTTTTATTTAACTATTTAGTCTTGCCGCACATAAGATTCTTAAACTGTTCGTAGACAGCAACGCTCGATAAACCACTAACCAACGAGCCAACGATAAGCTCAAGGGTAACTGGAGTGCCAGTAGTAATAGCAGAAACAACACCTGCGACAAGACCAACAACACCCACGATTAGAGGAATAAAGCGGTTAACAGAATCATTAGGAACAAGATTCTTGACGATATAGCCGACACAAAGACCAAGAACAAGAATAGTCGGCATAATCATTGTAGAAATAGATGATAAATCAAACATAATTTAAAATCTCCTATTCGGTTTTATAATTCTTGAATTCTTCAAGAATTTCATCGGCTTGAGCCTGAGATAGCTTAGGATAACTATTTAGAATATCATCAAGAGCTTCACCACGGTCTAGACGAATCTTAACGGCCTTCTTAACGATTTTAAAAGCGAGTGCGGAAACACCTTTAGTTGGACGTGCCATTATTCATCACTTCCTGATACAATTTCAGAAACAAGTTCATTTAAGTCGTTAATATCAGATTCCATCTGAATAAAACGATTAACTACAAATTTCTTAACAGTGCCGATAATGGTAATTAGCAATGCACAAGCAATTGCACCTAATATAAAATCCATAGTTACTCACTTTCTTTTGGAGTATAGAATTCACGAAGTTCAGTAGTCTGTTCCGCAGACAGTTTAGGATAGCTGGCAAGAATGTCTTCTAATTCTTCGCCGCGTTCAAGACGGATACGAACTGCGCTTTTGACAATTTTAAAGGCCATAGCTGATACTGCCATTATTCATCACTTCCTGCAACGATTTCAGATAACATAATAGTTAAATCACCAATAGATGTAGTATTAGACTCAAGCTGGTCTGGGCCATTTTCCATAAACGCAGCCTGTTTTGCCTGCTTTTCTTCCATTTCCTTACGCTCTTTAAGTTCGGCTTCGGTATATAGAATGTAACGCTGAATATCCTCATATTCATCATATGCGTCCTTATGCTCTACATGTTCATGGTCAATTACAGATTTAATTTCCGCGCCGTAATAGACATTACCTTCGCCTCGGTCTACATATTCAAAGATACCAGCTTGGTCATCAACAACCTTTACATGCGGGTCTTCGTTGCTTTCAATAAGCATTTGCGAGCCATCATCGAATATAAAACGTTCAACCTCATAATGCTTTTTCTCTGGAATTTCAATTTGTTCATCGTGATGTGCAACAAATTTTTTATCAAGCGTTAAATAGCCTTTTGTTGTGTCAACGTCAGATTCTTTAATCTCAACGTCTTCTTCGTTTAAAATTTTCATATATACTCCTTTTATTTCTTAAAAAAATTAACCTTTATTAATATAAACGACTTTAATTTTAGCTCCGGCAGGAATATTAATATATGCTATCGGTTGCGCATACGTAGAAATAGCGGCAGCTGTTGACCAAGTAGAAGTTCTTGAATTATCTGCATTATAAGTCCTTGCTCTTACACGAGCGTTACTGTTGTGTTTTAATCCCGTAATAAAAGAATTAAGAGATTGGTTAGAAGAACTTTGATTAACAGAAGTTCCTTCATTTGTCTGTACAGCAGACCAAGACGAACCTTTATCTGTAGAATATTGCCATTCATTCTTTTTTGAAGGATAATTTGTACTACTGTTATCAATTGTAAAACTAATATTACCGACTGTTGGTAGTATTGTAGCATTTGCGTTAACAATAGACGGTGCAGATGGCTCAGTATAAATAATATTGGTAGTTTGATGTGCTGATTGACCGGCATCATTATATGAATTAACCCTAAATTGGTATCTATGATTAGGTGAGACAGAGTATGTTACACTTGTCGCTTTTTTATTTAAAATATTTTTCCAATCATTATTATCAATTTTTACATCAACATAATTACTAATTGGTGTACTGGTACCAGAACCATTATTTGTCCAAGAAATTGTAATAGTCGAGCCAGACAGTACAGCTTTTTGATTTGTAACTACAGGAGGGGTTGTAACAGATGGAGGTGTTTTAGGAATATGAACAGTTGTACTTGCAGAACTATTGTCAAAATTGCTCCAGCTTGGTCCACCAGCACTAACAGAATATGTACGGTCACTTGTGCTATTTCCTACATTATACGAGTGAGTCCAAGAAAAGCTAGCTCCAGAAGGAATGGTGCGATACATATATTGTTTTTGGCCATTACATTCAGTCCAAAAGGTTTCAGTTTCATTGCTCCATGTAGCACCATTGTTCGTAAACGTACCTGTTACATTTACGGTATTTTGATTTGCATTAGCAGAAACAGAATATTTACACCCCATTCAATTCCTCCTTTCATTTTAAATTGTCTTTTTACTAATATACATAAAAAATGGGCAGAACTATTTACATAATTCTGCCCAAAATTTTAAGCTACTTGTACATATCAATTAATGTCTTGACATGTGCCGCACCGTCAATTAGTTTCTTGTTTTGCCAATCAAATAGACTCTGCACTATATCAGTTTGTTCTCCAAAAGATTCGTAAACTTTGAGTAAATGTGAATGTAATATCTGTATGTGAGAATACTCTTGCTTAGACAAATCATTATACATACTAGACAGTTGCGGCGATTCGTCTTTTAACGACAGCGCTAGCTCCGCGTACTCCTTTGCGCCACATATTTCATCATCGACTTGGTCAAGTAGCGTTTTAAAAATTTCCATTACGCAATCTTTACCACAATAATGTTGGCAATACGGACACTCGTAGCACTTAACGCCTTAACGTTAATTGTTGCTTGCGGAGCATTGCAAGGAACCGTGACAAGTGCGGAAAACGCTTGAGACACAAGATTACTTGCTGCGGCGCCTGTGTCGATAGCATGCGCCGCTGGAAGAGCGTTGCCGTTGCGATACATTTGTGTTTGCTGCAATGTTTGAAATAATTGATTCATACTGCTCCTTCCATTTGTTGAATTCATCTTTTGTTATATAGTTATCCGCAGTTTGCGGCTCAACTTTTTTGAAGGAGTATTCTGAAATAGTAGATATACCATTCATATCAGTTTCTTTCAAATAAAAAATATCCTTATTTGAATCCATAAGCAACGCTTTCGTTCCACGAGGAACGGCACAGCTTTCCGCTTCTTGACGATTAGACACAAATCTAACGCCTTGAATTTGGTTTGATGGTGGATACGCGCTATTCTGCATAGGCATATATGGCGCATATGGATTGAAATAAGGATATTCGTTCATGGTGTTTCTCCTTAGTGATATGCAGTGATACATATATATATAAAAGAAGATATGGTAAGAGTTAATCTATTTTATTATATGGAATCTGATTTAACTTCATTACCATATCTTCGTAGTGTCTTTAAGATTTTTCTCTCTATTGTACCTAAAAATTAGAGGGTAAAAATTATAATACTTTGCCCAAAATTATTTAATTATTTTCTGGAATCCCAGAAGCATTAGACCAAACAACATAATTGGCTGTGCCGCATGAATTAGCATAGTTTGTGCTATTGGCATAATTCACAGATTGAGAACTGATATTGTTATTTGTAATCATATTATTCCAGCCACAATAAGCATTATCGGCTCCCCAGCGTTGCCTATACCACATATTATTAATTTGATGGGCAATATATAGCTGTGTTACATTTTCACCATTTGAAAACACAATTAAAATACCATAGGTATAAGCGCCTTTTGGTTGGTTCAAATCTTCTGAAAACGCATCTGATTGAGCAACATAATAGACTCCAGATTCAGTATATGTATCCCAGTCTTTAGCACTGTCGTAACTTTTGTATGACATACCTGAAAAGTCTGCACCCAAAGCTCCAACTAGGTCTGGTGTCCAAGGTTTAAAATCACTGCCTACAGGGTAGTACGCTCTTGCCATTTATCTCCTTCCTCTAAACATAAGAGAAGGGAGAGAGCTGATGCCCCCCCCATAAACGTTATATTTAAATCTTAATCCATAGCTTACAAGTACTTGCACTAGGCTGAGTGGAAGAAATAATAACCTCTTCTGGACGCCAAGTGTTAGTATCAGAAGTAGGAGGTGTATATCCAAGAGCCGCAGTTACATTTGCTTTGGTAAGAGAAATTGTGCCACTACTATTAGTAATGTTAGAACCAACCTTAACACCACCAAGAGTAGAAGAAGTAGCAGCAGGCAAACTATATACCGTATTATTATCCGTAAGCGCAATAGTCGCATTACCAGATTGATTCAGAGTAAATGTACCCTTTGTCGCACCGTTCTGTGTAATGGTAACAGTACCATTACCAACAGAAGGAATTGTCGGTCTGCCCGTAACGTTGCTCCACGCGACAGAACCAGCTGTATTAGCATGGCTTACAGATTGTGAACCAATGGTAGCAGAAGTGATAATTTCCTGTGAATTGCCACCAACAGGTAGATAAGTTGTATTACTAGAATTTTTACCTGCATTAAAATTCGTATCGGTGTCATAAGAAAATACTAGACGTTCATCGCTAGCTAAGTTACCAATAGTCCAAGCACCCTTAGTTGTCTTTTGACCAACAACTGGATTATATGAGCCACTATTGGCAGTTGTGCCAAAAGCAATAGCGTTATTACGCGCGGAAATCCAAGAACCACCAGCGCCACGAAGAATGCGGCCACTCATTGTACCACCAGAAAGAGGTAGATAGGAGTGAGAGTGACTTGCGGGAGCTGCGCCAACTTCGCTTGCTGTATATGAAGGTTTATGTGGCTGCTTCGCCCAAGAATATACATCAGAAGCGGGCATAGAAGATGGTTTTCCTGATACATTAGACCAAGCAACTGAACCAGCGCTAGTTGCATATTTAACCGATTTAGCTGAATCTGCTGTATTATCAACGCTACCAAGGCCTACGTCAGCTTTTGTGACATGGTGCGGATTACCACTTGTCTTAGTCGAGTGATTATACGCAGCACGAGATTCGTCACCATAGCCAGCACTAGAATGAGTTGTACCTAGGGCAATAGTTTCAGAAATTACGACATATGCACTACCACTCCAACGATAGATTTTATTTGTATCTAAAGCTGTGTAAATTTTGCCAGATTCGCCTGTTGTGGGAAACTTAGATATAGACGCGTATTCTAGAACATCATCAACGTAGCTAGGAAGATTTGCAGCAGCAATTGTACCACTAATGCGCGAAGCAGGAAGATTACCACTAACCTCACTGATAGTATAGCTAGGCTTGCTTGACTGCTTAGCCCATGAATATACATCGCTTGCGGGCATACTAGTTGGAAAGTCTGTAATTTGAGCTTTCGTATGAGTGTGCGAAGAAGCGGCTGCACCAACACTAGAAGCAGTAATATTGATATTTTTAACTGCGCTACCGTCATATGCACCTTGAGAAGTACCATTTAAAGAAATGGTAAGGGCATTAGGATTCTTTAGAGAACCAGGAGTCGTAGGAATGGTAGGCTTATTAGAAAGGTCATTATATGAACCGCTTGTTGCAACAGTAGCAAAAGAAGGTTTGCCAGATACCTGTGACCAAGTAGGAGCATGATTGGAATCAAAATAGTGCGCCCATGCACTCCAAGCACTAGCGTTAAACTGGCGAATCCAAGTCTTCATAGGATTTATATTACCCTCAGTTAAAACTTGGACTAAATAGCCTCCCGCTGTTTTTTTGACTTCAAGACCAAAAGCGTCTACACCCGTTGGCTTATTTTTGACACTGTTCGCACCGCCAGCAAAATAAAGGCCGACTGTTTTAGTATCATCAAGATTTTGTGTAGTAAGTTCTGTTACCTTTAGTGCGTTTGCAGTTGCAGCAGTGGTTGCACTGCTAGCACTACCTGCGCTAGCCGCATACTTTACGCTCTTGGCAGAGTCAGCGGTATTATCAACATTACCAAGGCCTACTTCTGCTTTAGAGTACGAAGGTTTGGTAGCTGCTTTTGCCCACGCAGAGACATCTGATGCTGGCATTGAAGTTGGAAAATCAGTAATGTCCGCTTTAACGTGCTTATGACCTGTATTAGACTTGCCGTCAAGTGCAGATTTAATTACCTTGTTCTGTACAGGATTTGTTGAAGTAGTAGAAAATTCTGCATCAACGGTAACGTGATTTGAACCTGCGGCAACACCGTCAAGTTTAGCCTTATCTGCGGCAGACATAAGACCTGCGGCACTGGCAGTAGCATTACCGTATACAGTATTTGAATCTGTAACATTAAATGTGCTACCATCGCTACCTCTGAGAGTGATTGTACTACCGCTCTTGGTTAAGTTATAAGTTGTATTTGTATTGATATTATCTTTAATCTGAATCAGAGAGGATGAAGAAATACCCATCCACAAAGTGCCGGTATCGGTGGCAACATACAATGCGCCATCCAATACTTTATTTTTGGCAGTAAGTGCTTTGATATTAGGTTCTTTATCTCTGATAAATTTTACTCTTGCTATCTTGCTCACATCCTTTCTGATATATTATTCAATAGAAGACCAAGTTAAATCGTCTGGCGTGGCAAAATCAGATACATCATGATATGCGGCAGATTTTAGACCATACACGGCAACAGATTTATCTTTAACTTTGATTGTACCATTTGTAGTGCCAGTAGTAATAGATGGAACTGTCAAAACATCAGATGGTAAAATGCCGCTTGCAACGGTGTCGACATATGCTTTAGTGGCAATGTCATTATTATCACTAATAACCTGACCAGCCGCATATTTAATTTTACCAGATAAAGTGCCACCAGTGAGAGGAAGATACTTCGCTTTCTCTTGGTCTGTATATGCTTTTGCATCTTTAAGTGCTTTATCTGCCTTGGCTTGCGCGTCTGTCGAAGATGTACCAGATGCGGTCTTGATTGCTGAGTTCATCTCGCTCTTGGTTGGATAGTTCGATAAATCGGTCTTAGACCCACCGAGTTTTTCAAATTTGCCATTAACCCAAAAGTATTCAGTATATTCATTATTAGACTCGGTTAAATCTGGCAGCATATAAATTGTATTTTCTTCGCCAGTAGAAGGAAGAGTTGACCCTTTTGCCAAAACAACACGTTTAAGGTGCGGCGCACCTGCTACTGCATTTGCAATAGCCGTGTTCATAGCATCTTTTTTAACATATTCTGCTGGAACTTTATCACTCGGAATGTTAACATCCCAGTTAATATCAGAAGCATCTACGAGTTTGAAAGTGCCGTTATTCTTTTGTTTGATTTTATCAATAAGTTGAACAGGCATTATTTCACCTCCACCGTAGTTGCACCTAATCCTGCATTAGTTGACCTATAAATATTATAAGAAGCGGTATAGCCACTTGCATTTGTGAAATCAAAAGTCTTTACTTTGTTAAAACCCCCCTCGAAACCTCCGACATAAAATGCGGGAGTTCCAAAAGAAGCAGGAATAGCAAAGTAAATATATTGCCCAGCATTAGCTGTGACGCTCCATGAACCCGTGCGACCAGACACTAAATTTCTAGTAAGCCCTTTGACAAACGCCGCATCTATCTTAGAAGTATCTGTTATATTGCTCACACCATAGTATTTACCATTTAAAAAGTAAATTGTAGTCTGCTTAGTAGATGTGGCTTTGCGAGCGTCAGTAGCAGTCAAAGTAAATGCGGTCGTTGTGGTAAGAGGTGCCGCAAATGTAATTGCCGCAGCTCCAGATTGCGTCTTGTTGATTTCAAATGATTGGCCACCTGCTGTAATTGTCAGTTTAGAAGGTTGTTTGTTCAAATTCCAAGAGAAGTTGGAAGATGGAAGACGAGAACCTATTTCAAGTGTGCCGCTATTGTTAGAAAAACTATTAACGGACATCGCTTTATAAATTGAAAGTGTGCCGTCAGAGGTAATATCAAAATCTCCGCTTGGCTTGATAATACCTGCGGCAGAGCCAGTGGCAATTTTAATATCGCCACAGCTATATTTGATATTATTTTTCATGATACTTGTGGTATCTGAAAGAAAATAGATGCCATTGGGGTCTATTTTAGTAGACCCCAACGCATCATACTCTGATTGCACGCCTGTGTAAAATCTAATATCAGCAGACATACAATCTCCTTAATCTAATTTAAATTAGAGCGTACCCCACTCAATTAAACCATCAGCATATTTTTTAGCAGCAGTCAGAGCATTATCAGCTTTGGTAGTAGCATCCTTAGCGGCAGCGTCAACGGCTTCGGTCTTCTTTGTGTCAGCGTAGGCCTTAGCTTCAGTAAGAGCACCAGCAGCAGCACCAGAAGCGTCAAAGACATCGCTGTTTTGGTAAGCAGCAGAGCCTAGACCCTTAACAGCAACGTCTGAACCCTTAACAGAGATTGTACCATTAGCAGTGCCAGAAACAACATCTGCGGCCTGTAGAGCAGAATCAGCTTTAGCGCCTTGGGCGGCAGTAGCATAATTCTTGGCTAGACCATCGGAATAAGCCTTGGCATCTTCAAGAGCCTTATCAGCTTTTTTACCAGCTTCGGTGATAGCAGCAGCTTGAGCAGCGTTAGCCTTTGTGGTGGCATCGGTAGCAGCAGCAGCAATGGCAGCATCCTTAGCGGCATCTGCCTTGGTCTGAGCGTCAGTAGCAGCTTCACTCTTAGCGGTAGTAATAGCACCAGTTACTTGGTCTTTGGTGAAGTAGTTGCTAAGGTCTACGTCAGAAGTACCAATACGCTCAAATGCACCATTGACAAGCATGTATTCAGTATAAACAGACTTGTTGGAGCCTGCGGCATCGGTGCTACCAGCATCGGGAACCATATAGATAGTATCTTCGTTGGCTTCGGAAACCTCGGGAAGAACGCTAACGATTTCACGCTTGAGGTGGTGCGCATTAGCTACGGCAGTAGCAATAGCGGTATTGGCTTCATCCTTTGTATAGGCATCGGCGATACCGTAACCAGCAAGAGTAGTAGCTTTGTCAGCTTTCTTGTCGATGTTGGCCTGTAGCTCGGTTTTAGCAGCACCAACTTGCTTAGTAGTTTCAGCAGTCGCAGCTTCAATGGCTTCTGTTTTCTTGGTAGCAGAATCAGCTTTAGCGTCTTCTAGAGCTTTGTCGGCTTTAGAGGTAGCGTCTGTGGCAGCAGCGTCAATAGCAGCTTGCTTAGCATCAGCAGCAGCTTTCTTGATAGAGCCTTCGCCTTCACCTTGAATAACTGTTAATTTTTCATCTGCGGCAGAAATATTACCTTCTGCTGTAGTAACGCGCTTGGTAAGGGCAGAAAGGTCTTCGGAAACAGTTGTTGGCTTAACAACTGTGATGTACTTAGTACCATCCCAATAGGCAACATTATCTCCTTTGTCACCTACAATATATAGAGTATTAATTTTACCTTGTTCTGGAAGTGCATTTACTTTCTCATAAATACCACCAGAGTATGGGGTATCACCTTTGTAAATACGCTGTTCTTCTTCTACAAAATAAAGAGTATTAGCATCTTTATCTGCAAGACCTTGATAGCCGGCAAGAGTAGCAGCTACAAATTTAACTTGACTCATTCATGCCTCCTTTAAATAGTTGTCCATTCTGTATTATTAGCAACACACATATATGTATGAAGGGCCGCATTCCATTTATAAATTGCTTTATCGGCAATATATATCATAGTTTCTTTTCCTTCTTTTGGAAAATCTTCAACAGAAGTACCAAAAGTTATGGTTTGTAAATTAGAAGGAGTAAGCTGTTTCCAACCGTCTTTATAACGCCACATCACGCCAGTTTCTTCTACATAATAATAGCCTTCAACTGGTGCTAATTTATCAATTCTATCTTTGTCTGTAGGAAATTCTTGGATACAATTATATTTAATTCGTAGACCGTTATAATCTAAATAGAGGTGACGGGTATCGGAAACAAAAACTAAATTTCCATCGCTAACTGGTAATTTATTTAATTTTGCGGCCACAGTTGTATATACACGAACTACAGCCATTTTAACTCCTAAAATCCTACAATTGTTAAAGCGTTATCCGTGTAAGTTTTAGAAGTTTCAATGGCTTCTTTCTTTGCTGCTGCAATTGCTTCTGCACTAGCGGTTCCACCGGAACCTACGCTTGTATCAATATACTGCTTAATAGTAGTACCTTCGGCAATGTCACCGACTTTTTCAGAAAGAATAGTCTTTACTTGAG